GGTTCTGCTCCTACGGTTAAGACTGATGCTCAGGCTCAGCAAGACCAGCAGACTGTCCAGAAGAATGATGCCGCGAATGCTAATAAGGCCGACAATCAACAGAATGGTCAGCAAAACAATCAGAATATGAATGGTACCAAGGAGTCCGTTGGACTCATTGAGAAGTTCAAGAAGTGGGTTGCTGATATTCTGCAGAAGTTCTCTGACAATAGTCTGCGGCTGATTGGTAAGAATAAGAAATTCTTAGAGGGTTGTAAAGAGACCATCGAGAATCTCGATACTACCAATACGTCCATCACTATGGCTCCTTATAGAGGATTGACTTCTGCTACTCTTACCACGGAGATTGAGGGTGCGATTACTAGAGTTAAGTCTATTGATTCTAAGAATCCCCCGGCTTCCATTAAGAGTAAGCAAACTACTCAAGTCGGTCAGTATCTGTTCAAGAACGTCCCCGCTAGTATCAATGGTACTAAGGGATTCGATGAGCGGGTTCGTCATTTCTATGTGTTCGGTACTGCTCCTGCTAATACCCTGACCACCTATACGGGTGACGATGCAAAAAAGAAACTTCAGGATATTTATGCATTTGTGACAGGCTATGAGCAGATGGTAGACAGCGTGAAAAAGAAATTCACTGAGTTGGAAGAAGCTGCCGCTGCTAAGCAGCAGGAGATTTCTGCCAACAAGTCTACCCAGGATACCAATGCTCCTCAGAATAACAACAGTGGTGAGGAAAAGACTTCTGAGTCTAGCGTTCTGTTGACTCCTTGCCGTCAGTGGATGGCCGGTATTCTCACTTCTCTTGAGAAGGAATATCTGGACAGTATCCGTATTCTGAAAGCTCTGACTCCCCGTACCAATCAGAAGAACGAGGAAGAGAATAAGAATAACGAGAATGCCAACAACGAGCAGAATACGAATGAGGCAACGCTTGAAGAGTTAGTTGATTCTTTGTGGGAAGAGAGTGTGTTTGATAAGCCAGAGATTAAGTTCAAACATGCAGATTTGAAGAAAGCTTATGTGGGTGAATACTATTGTTGGCTTGCCGATAAAACTACTGTCGATGGTAGAGCTAATAGTATTTCTAAGGCTATGAGTGGAATCTTTAAGAAAGGGCCGACGGAGTTTTTAACTCTGACCACAGATGAATTCAATCGTGAACTTTCCCTGACTTCCGATGGTGGGGCATATGATTCTGGAGATATCTTCATTCTGTATCCTACGAGTGGGAGTAAAGATACGATTGTGAAGACTAAGGAGAAGACCGGTGCTCGTTACTTCTATGATGTTGTGGATAATTGCGTTCGTCATGAGATGCGCAGTAACCGCAACTATAGCCCCAAAGATTACATTGATTTGAAGAGAATCAATGAAGTGAAAAAATCTATGGGATTGAAGAAATGAGTGCCCCAAAACTGAACATCGTATTAAAGCAGATTGAAAAATCTGTTGGCCCGCAAGCCAAACCACCAACATACGCGTCTACTTCCGAAGAGATAGTTTCAATCGAGACCGTCCCTACTTCGGGAGAGGATATAAAAGAAGAGAGTAAGCGAAAACTTACTCTCTTCTTTTAGCCCACTTTTTTAAAGGTGAGCGTTGCAGTTACTTTGTATTCTGCTGGACTACCAGTGAAGTAGTATAGAGCAGTACCGAGACGGTAACTTCCTTTGTATTTGGAGTTAAGGTCGGCATTCTCGAATACGAATGTGAAATTCTTATTCGGATTGAATGCTTCCAATTTCACATTATCCAAATTCAATGTGACAGTGGTTGCATTTGCAGACATTTGGGTAGCATAGACGTCACCCATATACTGGTTGGAGTAGTTGTTAAAGACGATATTCTTATTGGCATCTCCAACCGTCTTTGCATTCTTAGCAGTGGCAGTGGAAGTGGAGCTTCCCGCCATATCAATTACAGTAGCATTGACACCGGTCAACACATTAGTTGATACAGTGTTACTTGCAATAGTCAAACCTTCTGTAGTAGCATTATAGTAATACTTTTCTTCATCAGGCTTCTGGATTGCTGCAGATAAAAAAGAAAGATGATTACTCTTTTCGAGAATCATAATGATTGTGTCTTTCCACTCTTTCTTATACCATGCAGTACATCCTGCTTTGTAATTGATAAAATATGAGTGAAGTAATCCGAAATAAACGATAGTTCCATTCTTATGAAAACCGAAGTTATTATTCAGATACCGAATCTGCTTATCAATTGACTGAGGAGGAAGAACCAATGTACCATAGTTCTTTGTATTCTCAAAGGGAGACATAAGAACCTTGTTAATTCCTGCCTTATATAGAAGATACGTGACAGCCGTCGTCAGATTCACACTGGTAAGAACCGTATTGAACGACTGACGGAGGCCAGTCACATAAGATTCCTTAAATAGGAATAATTCTACACCATTTAGAAGCTGGTCGAGTTCGTTTTCATCGTTCTCAGTACCGGCTTCTTTTTTCTGGTCAATGTCATAGTCATCGTTGTCATCATCAGGAAAGAAAACGAATGTGTCATTGATGACATCCGTAAGCATGGATGCTTTCTGAAGAGGGTCATCATTTTGAATATAGAAAGATTGCAATCTCAGTTTAAACTTCACTTTTGATTTGTTCTTAATCAGTTTATAGTAGCGAGACGCTTCCATAATACAAGTGAGTTTAAAGATTGGGAAAGTCGCTTCCTCAAAGTAATGCTCAATCTTGAAATCAGAAACTTGCTCAATGGGAAATTCTTCACTCTCTCCATCTATGATGACATAAAGTTCAGAGAGAACGTACTTATACGTCAAAAACTTATCTTTCTCAAGATCAATTAGTTTTGTCTCTGCCATTAAAGTCACCTTCTTAACAGGTTAATTCTTCTAGCATTAAGGGATAATCCCTATAATCCTTACGGTTGAGTTCCAGTAAGGAATTGTAATCGAATCTATCAACACACTGATTCTTGATATCAAACAATGCTTTTGAATCTAGTGCATTAAACTGTTTTTCAATACTCACACAGTTGAAATTCGTAATAATGTCATGAGCATCAACTGGGAGACTCTGCTCAATCATTTCAATTGAGCTAGTTCCTTCTGTGAGTTTTCCTTCTTCGATTGCACTCTGAAGACTTTTCGCAATGGTTTTGCAACCAACTCCCTTGATAGGTTCGATGCTTCTGGTCTTATCACCCAATGCAGACATCAGGGTAGTGTAATAAGAAGGATTTTTGAAGATACTGTAATCCTGAACCTCGGCATTTGTCTCTTTAAATAAGTCCGCAAGATACTTATCGAAAGAGCAAAAAATCGCGCTCCCTAGTGGAGAGCGTTTAATATAATGCGTGCAGAAGTTTTTAGGACAGGCCTGGTATTGAGTCTCATATCTATCAGAAGTAATTACAAAATTCTTTCTGGTAGGGTCATTCGATGCAATAATCCAAGGGATCAGAGAACCCTCGATATTAGTTGCTTTAATGAAATACACATTTGGAATGAATTCCATGATAGTCTGAACTCTAGGGATGATTCTATCTACCAGTGTATCTCCAAGCAATTGGAATCTTGGGTTGTTCATGTACTTATTTGTGTAGAAACTACGATATTCATCGTTGAATCTATAGTTTGCAAATTCAGAAGAAGATAAATCCGTATAGTATAGATATACCTTCGTGTCTAAACCATTTCCACGGAAAAACTTCTTATAATGAGCGCAGAGATTTACCATCTCTGCCTCTAGGATAATCGGAAAAGCTCGCTCTAAGAGCAATTTGTTTCCTATATCTTTTACCATACTCAAATTATTGAGCACAGATTCAAAGTTGATAAAGACATTTACCTTGTCAGTCGGGGTAAGGAATTGGAGTCCTTCGATGCTTCGGTCATAGTCCATATACCTAATTTTCATCATTGTGAAACACACGGTAAATGGATTGCTCATTCCGTATTTGTCATACGCTGCCATGTGATCCCTTCTTTCAGCCCATATGATGTTTTAACGAATAGTTGGCAAAAAAGAAAAAATATGGATGGGGAACCTAAATAGGAACCCCATCCATATCTCATGGATTTTTAATCCTTGACATTCGTACGACCAGAAATCATTCCGGTGATCTGCTTGTACAGATCGTTCTCATCAGGATCGAACTTCTTGGTAGTCCGAACCCGATTGATGCTGTACTTGTAGTTACCAGTCCGGTCGATTTCAGTCCAACCCTGAATGTCGACAGTGAAACGTTCACGATCGAAGCTGGGATCGATGAGCATGTCATGGAACAGAGCGATAGGATCAATGGCCATGATCACCTGGCTGTTCCGATTCTTGTTATACTTCTGCAGACGGGGAGACGCAAACATCTTCAGGGTGTGAATGGAAGAAGTCTTCAACTTCAGAGCATTCCGGAACTGTGCACGGAACATGGAGTTGATATCCTCTTTCGTATAGCCATACGACTTCAGCAGGTCATACAGAGGCTTGTGGAGCTGAGGTGTTCCATCGGTCTTAGTGGGGCTGAAGATGGAAGGTTCATCATTGTTACCCCGATGACTGTTGATCAGAACGCTGGTCGGCATCATCAGAATCATCGGAGCAAACTTCTCCGACATCTTTGCAGACCGCAGACGAATAGTGATGTCCGGAATATTGTTGTTACCGGACTTCTGACGAGCAACTTTCAGCTGATGATTGATACGCTGCTGCAGGAATTGCTCAGCCTGCTCAGTGGTGATCTCGTAGAACACCTGATTTTGTGCGGGAACCAGGCCCGCTCTTGTCTTAAACTCTTCCATGAGTAAGACCTCCTTCAATGATAGAAAAATAGATTTATAAAAAGGGCACGGTTCATAACCATTTACCCAATTTACCTTATTGTGCTCTTGAATATGATATATAATGCTGTTTGGAAATCCAAGAGCTTAAATTTATGTATGGAGTATATTCTTTTTTAATATAGGTCATTGGCTTTCGTCACATACTCATTCATGAGCGTCACAACTTTTCCTGCCCACGTGTCGGTTTCACAATATGTAGGATTAATGCCTTCCGGAGTCATAGTAACTCCATAAGTATCCCTATATTTAATCATCAGTTTCCCGAAGTATTGAATACAACTCTCTTTACTCTTAAACGTGCAGTTGATTAGACCGAAGAGATTATTCTTCGTCGTTGCTAATGTAGATGTTCCACGTCCACTTTCTAATGCAGCTACCGCTAAAGTATAAAACGCATTTACACCATAGGTTTCTTCGATTTCATCTATAGCACTTCCCAATCCTTCCAATCCACTGCCAGATACTAGACCATTAATTTGGTCTGCATCTAATCCTGAGTCACTGATTATGATAGATGAGGTAGAGAACGCCTCATGATAATAGTCATACTGGGCATCTTCAACAACCTCGGTCGGATCCTCTTCGATTACTTCTGGTTCTGGGTCGGATTCGACGGCCATCTCATATTCATCATCGGTGGGAGTTTCGATTCCATTGTCTTCTACTACCTCAGGTTCTGAACTCATTTCTGGTAAGCTGTCAAAGAAGTCAACATCAAGAGGTTGCCTTGAAACCAAATAATCAAAGCTAATAGAATCATTTGAAGATGATTCCACACCACGTGTCGTGTTTGTTGTTGCCGCTCTCGCGGCGTCCACAGTCGAACTCATTGATTTTGTAATGCTAGGGATAGTAATTAGAATTGCCAAAATGAAAAACATGCAAATCCACATGACGGTGAAGGCCATGTCAATCGCGCTCGGTCGTTTTGTACTCTGGCGGTTGCCATTGCTTAAGTGCTTAGGCTGATACTTCATTATCTTTGTCCTTCCTTCCTGGATACTGTTTTGCTTGCGGTGTTAAGAATATGGCAAATAGGTATTCTAAACACACAGCTTTCACCTAGGATATAATATATATCCTAAAGAAACGGGATAAAGCTAACTGGGCCCTTGCCTATATATAAAAAATAGAGACCTCATGGGAAACATCCATAAGGTCTCTATGATTAGATTGTGGAATTATATTTGTAGTAGTGGGCAGTCGTTTCGTCTAACTGAATAATCTTACGGTTTCCACCGGAATCTTCAGTAGTCGTACAAATCCCATATACACTATTGCGGAGCATGAAGAACTTGAATAGCACATAGACATCATTTTTGTAAGTGCAGATATATTTGATTGTCTTTGTCATCTCATCACAGGCAGTCCCAATTTGGATATCTGGATTGTGTACTAGATGACCGTAGTCATTGTCTGTGATAGCAAATGTGAATCCAATGTCAGCGAGATTATCATCAAGATACTCTCGAATCGTATCCTTATTCAAGAGACGAATACCTCTAGTGACTTCATCTATATTATCCAGGAAGGGGGTCCCCTTCTTAAATACATAGATGGTACCATCGTGCTCATATACAGTCTTGGAAATCTCAATTCCAATATTGGGAGAAGTGGTATCTTTTGCAAGACTTTCCAATCTCTCAGGATATACAAATCTTCCCATGACATCTGTGGATTTCTCCCCGTCATGGATAAATTTCTCCACGTTAGACTTTACAGTCTCGATGAGCTCATCATCCACTTTGTGATATTGGAGGTCCCACTCATAACGGGATAAGAGATCATACTTGTAGAATCCATCAATGATTCCGATCTCATTCATATAGGTATAGATAAGAACTGCCAAATCATGGGCATCTGCATAACTCCTGCAGTGCTCAATTGCTTGACAGATGGCAGTATTCAAAATCCAGATTTGGCTGTATTTCTCATCGGTCAGACCGAGCAAATCAACCAATTGCATATAGGTATAGAAATCGTATACCTTTGCTTTGTAATCCATAATTACTGTATTGATGATATGAGCGACTGCTTCTCGTTCCTCATAGCTATCGCAGTAGCTAATCAGTTTTATAATTCCAAGCTCTACCTGAATCATCGTATCATAATCGTATGCCTCTGAATCCAGGAGAGAGACCAAATAGCGTCTCATCAATGTGAGAACCATCGGCATCCGTTCAATTTCCTCTCTTGCAATGCAATATTCAGATTGAATAGATGCTGTGTGTGGGTTATCGTTGGTAGGTACTTTGGGCAGATACTTTGTGAAAGTAGAATATGGATGTAACTGTGATACATTCTGGTTGAATGCCTCAGGACGACCGATATTCATTTTCACATACTTATTCAAGACAGATGGCATTCCTTCAACGTAGTCGATGACAAAATGCCTAGATTCTTGTGGAATCTTTTCAATCAATTTTTGAATGTCCATATTTCCTATCCCCTCTCCTTAATTCATAAAGATGGGTTTCTCAACCCCTTTAGCAAAGTATTCTTTTGCCAGAGCCAGATAAGTGAAGAATTTTCTATGTTCCTTATTGATGATTTTCAGGTAATTGAAGTTTTTGTTGTTAGACTTCATCACTTCGTCTTTCAGTTGCTCCTTCACTTTATCCACTGCTTGAATCTTCGGATGCATATTTGCATTATCTCCTCCATCCTTAATCTCAATTTCAAGATTGAGAGATGGGATGAAAAAGTCGGGGATATAAAACTTCTTCTCGCCTTCATACTCATAATAATAGGTATGGGGAGAAGGAGCCATGACATCCTCAGGATCGAAATCCATGATTAAATCTAAAAATTCCAGGAAAGCGTGCTCATAAGACCCAGTATACGTGGTTTTATGAACTCTATCTGACCATGTATACTCTCCGCTAATATGTCGATTAGCAAGCATTTTCTTTTGCTGCTCAGGGTCATCTAGAAGATTAATCTTCCCGTATTTACCAATCATACGGTTCTTAAACGTCTCTCTGTACTTCTCCTTGCATTTAGGATTCGTGCAGAAACGATTGTATTTCAGAGTCTTATTATTCCAAGTAGTGGGTTTCTTGCAGATAACGCAATGGCCCTCTTTTTTTCCTGTCTTTAGGAAATAGTAGAATTCACCAGGACTCATTCCATCAGGAATCATATCCGGGTGCTTGGACTCTAAATGAGAGATGTATTGTGCAGGTTCATCGAACCTTCTCTCACAATACCTACATTTCATAACAACCATAATTGGCCCTCCTATTCTAAGTATAGGATTTCTCTTCATTAAACTAATGTTTTTCGGCCCATGGTATATTAAATTAAAATAAATACACTTGTTTAAAGTTAATACTTAAGGTAGGTGAGGAGTATGGCAGGAATTGAACCTAGTTTTGGGACGAATGCTTTCAATGAGGCAAGTTACAAGAATGAAACCGAAACCGTGGCAAATGCAATTTTGGCACTGTTATTTGGTAAACCCGGATACTTCCCCTCAATGCCAAACCTAGGATTGGATATTCAGAGAACGCTGTATATGTTCTGGGATGAAATTGATGCTGAAGTCATCAAAGCGCAGATTATCGCTCAATGCAAATCGTTCAAGCAATATGTGGATGATGGTTCCTTAGATGTCATTAAGACATACTACAAAAAAGAACCATTATTGCTCATTGTGATTCCAGTACAGATTCAAGATAGTACGGAGTCACTTGCAATTGGCGTTTCCAAGGATGGAAATGGTGGAATAACCTATAACTACGTCTACGCACAGACAACATAAAAAAGAAAGGAATGGTAGAATATGGCTATGAATGAAAATGAGAATGCATCTATTAACCCCGAGTCTTTTGGAGGGAATGTAAGCCGAGATACGGAAATGAATATCACTGACCTGTTGAGAACCAGCAAGCCTTCCGCTGAGACTGACGAGGCCGTCGGTCCTGGCCCTGATTTCAATGCAAATGAAGAGGCTAGTGCTCAGCCCGAAGAGCATAAGAGCGCTCTCCAGAGATTTAAGGAGGAGCGCGAAAAGAATGGTGGTGGTGGCTTAATTGTCAATACTGCCGAAATGGAAGAGAAGAATAAAGAGAAAGAGCTCAAGAATCGTGCCATGGATGACGCTTCTACTGAAGCTGATGAGTACATGGGTGAGATGGATGAGATGATTAAAGCTGCACAGAATGTGAAGCTTGCTCATCCTCCTCAGAACGCCAGTGAGATGGTTGCTGTCATGGAGAATCTGAGCGATGTTTCCAAGGGTCAGGCTATGCGTGTTGATGCTGGCCAGAAACCCATGCTCGTTGCTAAGGACGAGAATGAGAAGCTGGAGACTGCTGAGGATGCTCCTGTAGAATCTGAAGAGGATACCACGGAGCCTACTCCTACGATTAGCCCTGAGAAGCAGCAACTTGTCAATATTCTGATTGATAAGACTGGTATGGGCTATGATTGGAAGTTCAGTGAAGAAGAGCAAGCTAAGATGGTTTCTGCTGCTGAAGTTCGTGTAACTGAGGTTGAGGAAGTTGACTTGGCTACCATCACTGTCAAGAAGGCTGAGAAGTCTTTCATTGACACTGTGACTGAGTTCCAGACTGGCATGTCCAAGGTTCCTGTTATCTTCCCCGCTTCTCGTTTCCGTGCATATATGACCGGTCTCTCCTATGGTGAGATGGGTGATATCGCAAATAACAATGAGAACATCACCTTTGACCAGGTGAAGAAGAAGCTGACCGTCATTTACAACAAGATGGTGAATCCTTCTTGTGGTAAGTTTGAGAACTTTGAGGATTTCCTGCGGAAGTTTGCTTATGTGGATATTGACCTGGCAGTATACGCCCTGGTCGTTGCCACCTTCCCGGAGGTTGACGACATTACTCTTACCTGTAACAATCCTACTTGTAAGAAGTCTTTCAACCATCGGTATTCTCCTCGTTCTCTCATCCGCTTCGAGTCTTCCAGTGAGCATATGCTGAAGAAGATGAATGACGTTATTAACTGCAGTGAGGCCGACTTCGCTAAGTTGATGGAGGAGTCTCCCACGCAGAATCATAAGCGTTATCGTCTCAATCAGTCTGGATACATCATCGAGGTTGGTATTGCTTCTGCGTATGACTGGTTGTATACCATGATGGATAACCTGATTGGTAGCAAGTTTGAGGACGAGCATCCCGACGATGTAAATGGTATCCTGCAGATTAACGCTGCTTTACTTGGCCTGATTCGCACTGTGTTTGTTCCCGATCCGAATGAACCTGGTTCTTATATTCAGTACGATGAGTTTGAGGATATGATTCAGGCTCTCTATAGCATTAAGCCTGAAGAGATTTCTATCCTGTCTTCTATTCTCGAGAAGTACAATTCTGGTTATCGTGTCGTCTTTGAGCTTCAGAATATCAAGTGCCCCCATTGTGGACATCTGACGAAGCGTATTCCCGTTGACATCAATGATCTGATTTTTTTCAAGTATCAGCGTCTGATGAGTACCTCGATCGACGTAAACAACGTTTTCGTTGTATAAATGAAATTCTCCTTCTCTTTAAAGGAGAGCTTTCATATAACGAGTTTATGTATCAGATGCCGTACAGAGATATGATTAGTTTAAGGGATGCCAGAATTGAGCATCTCATCAACGAGAAAAAAGAAGAAGAGGATGCTCGGAAGAAGGCTGAACAAGATGCTATTCGAAACAAGATTCTCGCCAAGTAAAAGGATGATAGCTATCACAGCTCTTTATTCCAATATTAAATATATTGGAGGAAGACTTTCATGATGTCGATGACAGATTGTATTGGTGAACTCTCTGGATCGAACATGGAAACATTAGAGCAAATCGTAACCTTACAATATCGAAAATTTATTCGCTTTTATAAATTGATTTCTAAGCACTTTGATGCATTAGAGGGAATAGATTATCAATTCAAAGATCCTTCATCTTTGGATGTATATCTGCACTTTGATACTTCTAAACTGAAAGCTGTGAAATCGAAGATTAAAGAGGATATGGAGAAGTATGGTTACGAAGGAAATGTTTGCATTCGGAAACAGAGTATTTTGATATCAATTTTTATGGAGGAAGCAACATAAAGGTAATGAGTTTTGAGAAAAGCTCATTTCGTCATATTTTAATAATCTCCTAAACTGTCAGAATAGTCGCTTTGTACATCGAAAAATGAGGTAATTTCGATGTATTTGGTTATTATGGCATACTTATGTAGAAATTAGTGCAATTATCTTCGCGGTTGGTTGCACTGTTTTTATATAAGAAAAAAGAAGAGACCTTTTCGGAGGTCTCTTCTTTTTTACCCGAAACGGGTTAGATTTTTATCCGGATTTTTCCGGATTTAATCATCCTCCGCACTTCGGAATCAAAGTTGGAGTTGATTTCATCCAGATAATCTTGGATATTCTCGACATCGTCGATGGTGAGTAGATGCATATTCTGCTCCAGAACCCGCTTGTTAAACATGCCATATCGGATTCTGTAGTTATGCTCGGATTGGTAGAATTCTACAATTCCCTTCCGAGCAAAGTATGCAACCATCGGGTCTGGAATGAACCAAAGGTCATCCTTGGAGATTTTCTTCGCTCGGATGAATTGAGACATTTCCGGCTCGATGACGTCATGAGTTCTATTGAACTCGGTAACGGTGCAGTCCTGGAAGATGGGGTAGATAAAGTCCGAGCCAGTGCACCGTTCGAGAACTTCGCATTCGCGAATCCATTTATATTTCACGAATACAGTCTCGATGGAGCGGGAATTGTACTTCTCCTCTCCCTCAGGGTCGGTTTCTCCCACCTTCATGGTTTCATTCGGGAGAGTGACCTTGACGAAAAGAATATACCCGTCAGGAGTAGTCTTTCCCCAGAATACCCCATAACGACACCGGATTTTCTCATAGCGGTCATAGTCGGTATCACCCCAATGGTCTCGGTTATACCAATACATCTCTACGTCGGTTGCCGGGGTTAGTTTAGCATCCAGCTTTTTAAGGTAAACCTCATTGAACTCGTTTGGTTCACCATAGCTGCAATAAGCCAACCCACCACGGAAATTTTTCCATGAGGGGTCATTGGTGGTGTATGCTTGGATGTAAGCGTACTCTCTCCACCACCAGAATAAGCTAGCGCGTTTCTCGACTTGGCACTGCCAGCGAGGAAAGTCGATGGCTTCCTTATCACGGAGGAGCCAAACGAGCAGAGTTGCACGGACTTTCTGGGCGGCCGCTTTCGCCTTAGCGGTATCAACCCAGGTATACTCGCGGGTCATCTGATTTGTGAAATACTCATCGAACTGATGGTTGATTTCTTTCATAATTTCCGTGGCATTTGGGTCCTTGCAAATATCGGGATGGTACTTCTTCGCGAGTTTCTTGTACTCTTTGCGAAGCTCCTCATTGTCCAGCCCGTCTCTAAAATATTGCATTGTGCATCTCCCTTCTTTTGTTAGTCATCGTTTACGTGATTTCCTACAGGAGAATCCCCTGGGCCGAAGATAGTACGAAGTGGCTCTTTAGTTGGGATTTCCCAGTTGGCGGCTAGGGTATGAATGGACCGGTACGGACATTTACCCCAACCGCGAGCATTCTTCACCCAGATGTAATTATCATCTGTGCAGATTTTAATGCTGTACACGCGATCGCTAATAAATCCGCACGATGTATTCCCGATAAATTTCCCAAGAATCATGATGTTTTCTCACCTCCAGTTATATCTGCTTGACAGACCTCTCTCATAACCTCCAGAATCTTCTTATTGGAGGTTATGTCACTGACCATAGAGAGGATGTTTGTATATTCGCTTTTAGGCCCGTCAGGATTAACGGCTTTGCCACAGTCGATGATATATGCGAGATCAATCAGCTCATCCCAATCAATCTCATATTCATTCCAGTCCTGGGCTAGCTGCTCTTTTGTCGGCTCTGGGAATGCTTTGGTCAACTCATCGAAGTAGTCATCTGGGAATGGCCGGTGGTCACAAGCCATACCGATTCCCTCTTTGGCCCTGTACTCTGGATGAATCATGCATCCGGTTGTCTCGCTGAGAAGGATGCAGGTTCCAAAGAAAGACGGATCTACGATGGATGAGAACGTATTCCGCATCCGTAAATAGTAGAGAGGAATCTCGTCGTCATTCACCGGGTCCCACCAGTCGATTGCGACGATGCCAGTCTCCAATACCTTCTTGAGAACTTCATTATTCTCAATTTCGGTATTGTCTTTCGAGAGGCCCTTGATTTGGGTAGGATGAAAAATACATCCCATCCGTTTACAACACACTCCTTTGCAGAATGAGCAGACGGCTTCCGTGTACCTGGTTCCAATCTTTACTTGCTCATCAGACCAAGGAACCAGTTGGGATTGAAGCCGGTCGACCAAATCCGGAAGACTGACTTCTTCTGTGATAGAATTATAGTGTTTTATTAGCATCTATAATCAACCTCCTAATTTATATACCAGTATATTATATCACGATTTTTTAGTAATTTGCCTAGGAATATAGCTCGAAAACATACTTTTAATACTGAATGATAGAAGGAGGTATATATCCAAATGCGTATCGATTTATTTGATATGGACGAGTTCATTGAAATCAACCATCTGCAAGAGATTACGTCTCCTGTACTATTTGAGCGTGGAGGAATCCCTAACCCGAATGGGCTTGTTTCCAATGATATCTTTGGAGTTAGTGTGAAGTCTCGTAAAGAGACATTCGCATACATCAATCTTCATGGACATTTCTTCCATCCTCACATCTATAAGATTATCAAGCGTGTATTCCGCAATATTGACAAGATTGTCAATGGTGAAGAGTACTACAGTATTGACGCCAAGGGGAATCTTGTGAAAGATAATGAGCTTGGTTATACCGGTATTGATTTTCTTTACAACAACTGGGAGAAGATTAAGTGGGAAGGCAATGCCGGAATGTCCACGGAACGTACAAATTTGATCAAGAAGAGCAAAAAGAACGAGGTATTTATCACGAAAATGATAGTCATTCCGCCATTTTATCGAGATATTAGCTCCTCTCGAGGAGGTGGTGGAGAGACTCTCCCGATTAATGATCTTTATACGAGATTGATTCGTATGGGTCAGTTAATCAATGACCGTGATATGTTTGACTTCTCTTTCCATGGCACTAATTTTAATATCCAGAATACTCTGGTAGATATCTATGACTACTTCAAGGATAAGTTGGATAAGAAGAATGGTCTTCTGAGAAAGTATTTACTTGGTAAGAATGTAGACTATTGTGTTCGTACGGTCATCTCTGCCCCTACATTTGTGGAAGACCATCCTGAAAATAATATGGTAGATTTTACCCATGCCGCTGTCCCCATTTCTCAGGTCTGTGTATTGTGTTATCCTTTTATGGTTGCATGGCTCAGGAACTTCTTTGAGAGGGAAGTTATTGAGAATAAAGCCATTAAGTATTACACAAATACTAATGATGAAGGAAATGAATTTCCTTCTCTAAAGAATCCTGAATCGTATTTCAACGACACCTATATCAAGAAAGCGATTGATAGATTTGTGAAAGACCCGTCTTCTCGTTATGATAAGATTATGGTTCCCACTTATAGTGATAAACCGAAATATCTTTGGTTTAACGGAAGATATGCTGATCAGAGAAATGAGAAAGCTACCATTGCAAATCGTCCTATGACTTGGACAGATTTGTTATTCATCGCTTCCTGTGATATCACGAAGGATAAGCATGTCATGATTACCCGATACCCTATCTTGGATAGCTTTGGCATCTTCTTATCCAGAATCAGAGTAGCATCTACTCTGAAAACCACTCCGGTGGAAATCAATAGTCAGGTCTATAGATGGTATCCATATATTGACCTCTCTATGACAAAGAGCCAAGTTAGTAACAACTTTATTGATACTACTCGATTCTCTAATTCCTATCTGGAAGGTCTAGACGGTGACTATGACGGCGATCAGATCACTGCGAAGATTCTCTGGACTCAGGAGGCAAATGCTGAATGCGAGAAAGCTATCAATTCTAAGTCCTTTATTCTTAGCCCGAATGGCAAGAATATGAGAACTTGTGATATCGAAGCGATTCAGACATTCTATGTACTTACGAAAGACCCTATTAAGAGCTAATTCGTATTTCATCTCTATCGGCTTAGATAATATAGATATGTACCATGAAAAGAAGTTCGTGGTATAAATCTATAGAAAGGAAAGCGCTCTACCTAGAGTAGATAGAGACAAGATGACTACACATGAGAGACCGCCAAATAGAAAAAGAGATTGTTTGGTGAAATTACTTGGGTGGGGTATATCATCTTTCCTGCTTTGCGTGAGAGCGCGAAGTAGGTTAATATGGATGAAGATACCATTTTGGGTGACGATGAAGAAAATTTATTGCTACTCCCAAAGAAAAGTAATTAACAAATAATCTTACAGAACGGCAAATGAGAACCTACCCAAATTTCCTTGGGTAGGTTCTCAATGTGCCTTCGGGCACTTATTTTTTTGTGAAATCACCTGTACTGGACTTAGCAGAAGCAGCCTCGGCCTCTTCTCTAACCTCAGTAGGAGTCTTCGTGACCGTCTTTGTGCTAGTCTTAGTAGACTTAGCAGTGGTAGTCGTTGTCTCGACAGCGGGGAAATTGACAGTCTTTACATTCCGAAGATTCAGACGAATCCGCTCATCAAAGTTGTTGGGGTTCAGCTCATAGACAACCCGATGGTTACGAACCATGGTTTCCAGAGTCGTAATCTTCTGAATGCAGGGATGCAGGATAGGACCAGAGATACCACCGAGCTCCTTAATGGTACCAGCGGACTCAATCACTACCAGCTTACTTTTCTCATTTAAGTTAGTCATTGGAATAATCCTCCTTTCATTTTTTTATTTGCAGCATTCCGACTCATCGTCAATGCCACCCTCAGGAATCTCAGGATTGACACCCAGAATGGCGTCAATATCCAGATCCTCATCGGAATCGGCAACGCGATCGATCTCACTATCTTCAGAGTCGGATTCGGGGATGCGTTCAATCAGCTCTTCCAGCTCATCTTCAGAAACGTCCTCAAACATGACATCGCCAACCAGCATATCGGAGACCATAGCGCTCTCCAGCATAGAACCGATTAAAACGCGCTCTCTCTCCAGAGAAGCCCGCTCACGGCGAATAGACTTCAGGCCATTAATCATGTGGAGCACACCACCTTTCTTTTTACTGAATTTATAGTATTGTTTTTCATTGCAAATTAAAACCCTGTAATTTCCTTGGAAAAGGCCGTTTTTGCTGATATAATATAATTTTAAAATAAGTAAAGAGTTTGCCTTGAAAGGAGACAAATTAATATGAGTCGGGAAGAAGAAGTTCGATTACTGAGACGATTGTTTGTGTCTCCAGACGCAGGCATGAGAGATCCGTATAAAGAATGCCTAATTAATCCACTGTATATTCTAACGAATCTATTAGAGTTGGAATTCCCTGTAGATAATTGCTGGTATCTGAATCAGTTCTATGATTTCATGCATGATATCTGCGAGGGCGCATTGGATTATACGACAGGAATGAAACGGATAAACCACATACTTCACGATCATGAGATTCCGGAGCACATGCTTCATACATCTTTTGATGATGAACCGGAAGAAGGGCTCCCAGTTCTCTATAATGATATTTATGAAGATTTAGTATATTATTATGAGGATAGGATTCTTGATATGATTCCTGGTGGGCCACTTCATTCAGTTCTCATGGTAATGATGACTAGAGAACCACAGGAAGACCCGATGGATTTCACGATCAATGTGGAAGCGATTAGAGCTGAACTTGGATCTGCGCTTCCACATAAGAACCCTGAGCTGTTGGATGTCTGTACGAAGTATGTGACGGAATTTTGTGGTATCGTATTAGATACCTTATGCGGAAGGAGAAGAGCTATGGACAAACGGTCACCAGCGATGATGAAACGCTGGCATCCTGACACAGACGGAGACCTCATTAGTGATATTGAGGTCCGAATTGTGAAGGATACTCTGAAGGGTAATAATGCCCGGAAGAAAGAAGATGCACGGCAACTTCGAGAGAACGTGAATGAACTTGACAAACAGCACGGGTTGAGACTTCGTCACCCGGAAAAAACAACAATCGACGACAGGTGGGATATGAGAAATGCTTTTGCGTATATTGGACGTTATATCATTAGGCTTATCGCTGTTATCAATTCTCTCGACAGCGAAGCACTTATTGGAGACGATGGGACTATTAAGGAGAAAACCCTGCTGAAATTTATCCATACAATCCAGTTCGAGAAATACGATGAACCGAAGAACGATAATTCTACAGATTATCAGATTCGGTATCTGAGTCGACTGGGATGTTGGATTTTTGCACAACTGGAAGTGATGGCCGAAGTCATGTATGTGTGCAAACAGGGTTCTGTTCTGGAGGCATACGAAGTCAAGGTTGATTATGCCAAGGAAATCCTCAAGAACTATAGTCTCCTCATTCAAAAGATGTTGAGTGGAAAAGATTGCACCAGCAACATCATGTTCTTTGAGGAGCTTGCTATCTATATTGATAGTTGCCCTCTGGAACTGAAGAAACAGCAGGAGAAAGAGGAGAAGATTGAATTGCAGACTGCAAGTTTGCATTTCATGCTGAAACCTTATCGTAGACACGACGACGAAGTCGCCTTTGACACAATCCTGAAACTCGCATATTATACTGCGACAAATGAAACCAATCTGAAGAAATCTGGAATAGAATTTCCAGAGAAGTACAGATGGTGGAAACGAAAATATGCGAGAGAATGTATCAGAGATCTGGGCAAGCATATTAGGATGTCTTGGAAGCGACGGGAACAGTGTCCACAGATGTATCTGGAATATATGAGAGCAGAACCAGATATCAGATGTGCTGTCATCAACGACAACAAAGATAATGATCTCCTAATCGGAGTATCTGCTATCCAATTCTATGGATTTATCTCTGGAGCAACCAGAGTTCAAAGATATATCAGAAAAATCTTGAGATGTTAAATTTCGGGTGATAGGATAGTGGCCGACAGGCCACTATCCATCTTTCTTGTATTCTCACTCATCGAGAATTTCAATATACATTGTGCCGGCTGCCATAGTTGCCATATTTTCAGCAGTAGCATCGGCAACACTGACCACGAATGTATTCTCATTCACCGACGGGTCAATGATTTCGCTATTTCCCGGATAAATGTTGAAATCATCATAGTTACTCTTCGTAAGAATGACGTATTTCAAAGGATCCGTAATCGCGTGCTCGCAGACAGTCCTACGGTTATAGACTAGCGTCTTAACTGTGTCGATATCCATCCATGTAGGATTCAGGATTGGTCCTTGAATTCCACCGAGTTCATATAGAATACTGGAATCACGGACGGTTACGTACTTCATTCTAGTTGTGGACATTATATACTCCCTCGCTTTCTTTCAGTTTTAGCGATAAAATTCAAGCCGTATTAACTATTTGTTTTTCAATTCCTCATTCTGTCAACATCAAAGGGCTCGAATTGTAGGATGGGAGAGATTGCTTCGTCATCTTTATTCTCTCTCGTAATTGCATTCTTCTTACCCCGCTTAGCGTCTTCCAGAGAAACAAACTGAGTTGCAAGACTATAAAGAGAGATGCTCTTCGGCAAATCAACGTCGTCAATAAGCTTGATTGTATTGCCAGGTTCATACGGATGGTTAAAGTATTCGAGTCTCTTAAGTGTGTCATCGGTTTCAGAAGAACGATAACGTCGCTTGAGCAATTTGAATGTCAGATAAACTTCGCCAGTATCTGCTTTCACCTCTTGGTTAATGATAATGCACACGTCGGAGTTCTCAATGATTTCCCATGCACCAGCAATACCATCTCTACCAACAAGACGAGTAACGTCTTCTTTTTTTGCCTGAATGGCTGCGTCAACGACACTGGATGCAGTTCTGTTAAGCTGTTGAGCAGAGATAACCGGAATATCCAGAGACTTTGCGAGAGTCTTCAATTCATTGGTAATATTCTTGAGTTCCTCTTTCTCAGTAGGTGCTTTTTCAGCAGGACGAATACGCTTCAGATAGTCGAGAATCAGAGCAACTACTTCAGTGCCAGAATCATACAGGTCTCTGATAATACCATAGAGGTCATTCGTATCAATGCTTCTATTCGGATAGTACTGGATGACAATGTCGATATTATTCTTATCGCTCAGAGTCATCTCGCCATCTTCTTTAAGCTTACGGATAACTTGTTTCGGAGTATAGTTACGGATATCATCAGAACAGACTTTCATATTGAAGATGCGCTCAATGGTCTCATCAATATCATTCTCCATGGTAATCAAGAGAACTGCAGGAGTCTTACTTGGGTCTTTAGCTTTGATATCCGGATTATACTTCTTGATGTCGAGTGCGGCCTTCAGAAGAATCTGAGATTTTCCGCCACCAGGAAACGCTAAATAAGTATAGAGTCTCTTTGAGTGATAACCAGGAGAAAGAATTGTGTTTAATCTACGGATACCAGTCAAAAATACTCTATTTCTATCCTTTAGTTTTTCCACCGCATCTGTGACCACATCCTCAAAGGTGTCATCCTTCAAAGAGAATGTGTTATCGGCACCCAAACTATTGGTGTTTCGCTTCATGTTGATGACAGAAGTTGCAATGTCATACAAGTCTTCACTTACGGATTTATAACTCTTAAAGTTACCATCCTCGATATTATCAAGAATATCTTGGTAGGTATCTTTCAGAGTCAGGGTATAACCAAACTCCAATCTGTCATCAATGCACTTAATGAGGTATTTTGTTTCCTCATAGGATAATTTCAACTTATCGATTCCATCCACAATGGAATTCGTAGCCTCAGTGGCATCTGTCTGTTCCTTGCAGTATTGCTTGATGAGTTCATTATTCACGAACCCCTTCTTCAGGATGGCCTTTAGACTATTTAAAATCACCCATATTCTAGATTGTAACTCCTCGTTTCCTTCGTAGATACTCATGTCCAGGATATTGAAGAGCTTATATGTGTTGCTCAGGCATTTACGGGTTCTGAGCACACTGTCTTTATAAATAAATGCTATGATACTGTCAAGCATCAGCACATCCATCTTGAGTTTTATCTTTTTTAATTTGATATTAGAGATATTTGGAATTTCCTTGGATATGATGTCTTTACTCATCAACAGTCTCCTCCTTCCTCATATCAAATTGTTTCCAGTGTGCTAAAAAGTGATTTTTCTTATTTTCCCATTAGCTCTTTTTCTATAGTTAAAAAGACCATATGTATAAAAATGCTATGTGAATCATGTTCACAGTAGTAGTTCATTTATTTATACTGAAATTTGTCATAAATACCTAAGTATAGGTAAACTCTTAACTGTGGGAGAATTACGTCTATTTTTATTTCTATTAGAAAAAGAGATGATGACAGAAGATAAGAAAATTCCTGATGAGAAAGCGAGCGCTTTTCTCATTTTAACCACAAGAAGACATTAGATTAAATCTCTCTATGGCTAAAGAGTAATTTTTATTTTCGAGGAGGAGATTTCTTTGTTTGAAATTGTGAATTGGAATTATACGAATGAATCGTATAAGCAAGTTATTAAACGGGATGGTCGCAGTGTAGACTTCAATCCCGATAAAATTCGTATGGCTATCATTAAGGCTTTTAATGAGGTAGACCATACGGAAACTCCTTCTACGCGAGCAGCGAAGACCGCCTTCAATATCTCTAAGAAGATTTCTAAGAAGGCCAATAAGCGTTCTTATAGCGTGGAAGAAATCCAGGATATGGTTATCTATGCGCTGATGGCAACAACTCGTAAGGATGTCGCATTGGCGTATTCTAATTATAGACTTGGGCGTAAAGTAATCCGTGAAGTCCATGGTAACACCACGGACAAAAGTATCATGGAGATCGTAGAAGGAAAGAGTGATTACTGGAATGGTGAAAATTCTAATAAGAATCCAAGACTAAATTCTACTATTCGTGATTACATTGCGGGAGAGACTTCTAAAGATATCAGTCGACGTATCTTACTTCCACACGATATTATGGAAGGTCATGATGAAGGAATTCTTCACTTTCATGACTCCGACTATTATATCCAGAAGATAGCCAATTGTTCATTGATTAATCTCGAAGATATGCTGCAAAATGGCACAGTAATTAGTGAGGTTATGATTGAGAAACCACATTCGTTCTCCACCGCTTGTAATATTGCAACCCAAATCATCGCACAGGTTGCAAGCTCTCAATATGGTGGACAGTCAATCTCTCTTGCGCATCTTGCTCCATTTGTCGATGTTTCAAGACAGTCGATTAGGAAAGATGTGATTTCTGAGAGAGAAAGAAATGGTGACGACCTTGATGAGTCAAAGATTGAAGCGACTGTACAAAGTAGACTTCAAAAAGAAGTTAGGAAGGGTATTCAATGTATTCAGTATCAGGTTACGACCCTAATGACAACTAATGGTCAGGCACCTTTCTTAACTGTGTTCATGTACCTTGGGGAGGCTAAGAATGAACAAGAAAAGGAAGACCTTGCGATGCTTATTCGGGAGGTACTTGAGCAACGATACCAGGGTGTAAAGAATGATCAAGGCATATTCGTCAGTCCCTCTTTCCCGAAGTTGATTTATGTCACTGAGCCGGATAATATTTATGCTGGCTCCAAATATTTTGATTTGACTCTTTTGGCTCTGAAGTGCTCTGCTAAGAGAATAACTCCTGACTATATCTCTGAGAAGAAGATGAAGGAGAATAAAGAAGGAAACTGCTTCCCTGTGATGGGTTGTGTCACCGGTACTTCTGCGATTACTTATAAATATCGCGGGGTTATGTATATCGAAAACATGGAAGAAATGTGGGATAGACTCAGCCGTGATTTTGGAAAGATTGAGCAAGTTCCCGATAGTGGAAACTACTATATTGATATCGACCATACTCAGATTTACGATTCTGTGAAAGGTTTCGTAAATGTGAGCCGAATGGTTTGCAATCGTATGGAGTCTCCGAATACTTGGTACAATATCCGGTTGAAGAATGGTAAGATGATTACATGTACACATGACCATCCTCTCCCTGTAACTGGTAAGGGTCGGACGTATGCAGAGAATTTAGAGCTTGGAGATAAAATCCCGACTGCAAATATCCAGCCCGTAGAAGTCACTGAGAGTGTATCTGAGGAAGATGCATATCAGTGGGGTTATTATATTGCAGAGAATGCCTGCAAGCTTGAGTATGATATTTCTCACATGAATCAGGTCTTTGACTTCTATGAGAAATATATGAGAAACGACATCCGTAAGAATGTCTATCACATCCCGTCCATCATTTTCAAGACTGATGTAAATACCAGACTTGCGTTCTTGGCTGGCATGATTGATGCATTCGGTACTATTGAGATTGACGAAGAGAATAATGTGAAGTTCTCTATCGACGTCTACAACCATACCACTTCGGATGAACTCATGATGCTTCTAACTTCTGTTGGAATTCCTTCCGGTCTCTCTGATGATAAGAATAAGTATCGGATTGATGGTACTCCGAAGTACTATTCTATCAATGCAGAAGTAACCAAGGAGCTCTATGAGAAGCTGGTAGTATCCAACACTCTTGGCGGAGAGTATAACTTTTATAAGGCTAATGCGTCTGAACTCACCACAGATAGTGAAATCATCTCCATTAAGACCAGCACAGTTGGTGGATATTGGAGCTATGATGTTACCACAGAGTCTGATCATTTCGATGTTTCTGGCATTTATTCTCATAACTGCCGCTCTGCTCTGGCGCCCTGGAAGGATGAGAATGGAAACTACAAATTCTATGGCAGATTCAATCAGGGTGTGGTTACAATCAATCTTCCTGATATCGCTCTGTCTTCCGGGGGAGATTTCAAGAAGTTCTGGGAAATCTTTGATGAGCGTACTGAGCTTTGTCACAAGGCGCTTCAGTATCGACACAAGAGACTGAAAGGAACATCTGTCGACGTCGCCCCTATCATGTGGAAATACGGAGCTCTTGCTAGACTAAAAGATGGTGATACCATTGATAGTTTACTCTATGGTGGCTATTCTTCCATTTCTCTTGGCTATGCAGGACTCTATGAATGTGTAAAATATATGACTGGCCATAGTCATGCTGACGAAGGACCTGGTACTGAATTTGGCTTGGAGGTTATGAAAGCTCTCAATGCCAAATGTAATCAATGGAAAGAAGCCGAGAATATCGGTTACAGTTTATATGGAACTCCTATTGAATCTACGACTGAGAAATTTGCACTTGCCCTTCGTAGAAGATTTGGAGTAATCCCGGGAATTACTGATAAGGACTACATCACAAACTCTTATCACGTTCCGGTATTTGAGGAAGTTGACGCTTTCACAAAATTAAAGATTGAGTCAATCTTCCAAGACCTCAGCACTGGCGGTGCCGTTTCTTATATTGAAACTCCCGACATGCAAAACAACATTGATTCCATGTTGGAAGTCTTGCAGTACATGTACGAAAACATCATGTATGCAGAATTCAATACTAAAAGCGACTATTGCAAATGCTGTGGTTATGACGGTGAAATTCAACTGGTTACGGATCCGGACACTGGAAAGTATATCTGGAAGTGTCCTAAGTGTGGAAACACAGATCCGAAACAGATGAACGTCACACGCCGCACTTGTGGTGAAGCCCTGTACCTATAGCCACAATGCAAAACGATAGAAATTCAAGGAAACCCCGTTCCTGTGCCCAGGCACAAGACAGGCAATCTTGAGCTAAGTTCTCGTATTTATTCAATTTGCAAAAAATGAGGTAAAATTGTATGAGTAAAGATTGGAAATGTGATTTTTGTGGAAGACCGTTAACACGACAGATAAAAGCTTATGGACATATATATTGTCCAAAGCACTATAGGCAATTCAAAAAATATGGAAAAGTGCTAGATAATAATCCACGTACTATATATGACAAAAATGAGATTCATGTGAAAGGAAAAATCGCTTTTGTAGATTTATACAATAAGAATTGTGAAGTCATAGCACAAGCGATAATTGATACAGAGGATATCCCTAAGATCAAATATACAAAGTGGAAACTTTCTGGAAGTGGATATGCAATGAATACGCCAAAATTCAAGGGTGGTTCTAAACACATGTCCAGAGTCATTCTGGGAGTCGACACGTTTGTAGATCATATTAACCATAATACATTGGATAATAGGAAAAAGAATCTTAGAGTTGTATCAAAATCCCAGAATCAAATGAATGTCAACTATAGAGGCGTGGATAATAGAGGAGACGGTAGATGGATTGCTCGAATAAAGAAAAATGGAAAAATGGTCTATCTTGGAACTTATGTATTTGAGGAAGAAGCTTATTTTGCTAGATGGTATGCAGAGAAGCTTGTCTTTAAACAATACAGATTTCCGAAACCAAAACCTGTCATTCTTCCAGATAGAGAAAAAATGATAAAGAAATACGTACGAGAAAAAGTGCAACGACTATAATTATCGGCGATGCTCAACCAAATTAATGGAGAGATCGTAAGGAATAGTCTACTCCCCGAGGGAAACCTCAACTGACCTAGAAATATCTCGAAAGAGAGGGTAATAAGGTACATTGGTACGGCGTCCAATGGATGGAACCAAGGAAGACTTGGTGATATTCATGATAGAGTCCTTCACATTTGTGATAAGGATTCGGACATCTATAATAACGGAGAAGAGATTATCGACCCCGTCGTAAAAACTACTATGTTTGATTATACTCCTGATGACTATAAAATGCTTTCTACTACTAAGAAGAAAAATGCTATGCGGTATTCTTCTTTACGCGGTATGGATGTATCTAATGGTACTGGAGTTGGAGTCGCTCTGTTTACTCAGGGTTGTCGGTTCCATTGTCCTAAGTGCTTCAATCAGAATCTTTGGGACTTTGAGGGCGGGCATTCCTGGGAAGCTCGGAATGATGTTCAGGTTCTGAATATGTTAGCAGACTCTCATGTGCAACGATTCTCTATCCTGGGTGGTGAGCCTCTGGAGCCTGAGAATCTGGAGAATCTGTATACTTTGATTCAGAAAATCAAATCTGTACATCCTCATATTAAGATTTGGCTGTATACTGGAAATACAACGGAGAAGATTTTCGATCCTAAGAATGAAGTGAGTCGTGAGAATACACTTCGTAAGTGGATCTGGAGAACTGTCGATATCGTTGTGGATGGACAGTATATTGATGCACAGCGCGATCCTAGTTTGGATTATCGTGGAAGTGCAAATCAACGCATCATTGATGTAAAGAAATCTATCGAGAGTGGTCATATTATCACGATTGATTCTTTTCGTATGTAAATAACGGAAAGGCGGTAAACTACAAATGCCCATCGTAGACTTTTGTTGTCATGCAACACTGTATGATGATTTGAATACCGGAAAATTCTATGCAAGACTTGGGAATTTCTCCAGAGCGACCACACAGTATGACACTCTAGACGAATTGAAATCTGCACTGAGAAGTGGAAAGTTTGAATACGATCCAAAATCACGTGGAGTTTCACTTTCACAATCTAGATTGCGTTACACAGATTAATTTCTGTATAAGAGAAGAGAGAACTCTATTCTGAGTTCTCTCTTCTTTTTAATTAGAATACAAGATACAAAGTAATAATCTTTTATAAGGAGGATTATCTTATGGAATTGCAAAAAATCGCAAAATTTGAACGGGTGAGCGAGAAGCTGTATAACCAGTTTGTGAAAGAGGCTGAGAACTCCACTGCACTGGTGAAGTACGGTGAGATTCAGCTTCCCCAGAGAGCTACCGAGGGGTCTGCTGGGTATGACTTTATCTGCACCGATTTCGTGGCTCTGAAGCCCAATGAGAGCGCTATCATTAATACCTTCGTAAAGGTATATATGGAACCCGGTTGGGCTCTGACTATCATTCCTCGCTCTGGCCTTGGTTTCAAGTATTTCGTGCGTCTGGCCAATACGATTGGTCTCATTGATACGGACTACTATAACAATGAGAGCAACGAAGGTTGCATCATGGTTAAGATTCGTAATGAGGGTGAGAAGACTATGGTGCTGGAACCCGGTGATCGTTTCTGCCAGGGTATGCTGGTTCCGTATGGAATTACCTATGACGACGACGCCCATCAGAAGATGATTCGGGAAGGCGGCACTGGTTCTACTGGTACGACTACTGAAATCCATGATAATAGCAAGGAGGATAGCAAAATGAGTGATACCGCTGCTAGTGGTGGGGTAAAGTCTCCTAACATAAAAAAGGTGAAAGTCTTTATCTCCCAGCCGATGAATGGCAAGGAAAATGTGGAGATTAAGAAGGAGCGTCGGAATATTTTGGACAAGGCTGTCATTCCGAATCTGTATAGTTTCGTGACTGACCACCACGACTACGATGCCATCGCTCTGGATGCTGCCGATACCATTTTTGATTTGGAAGATGGGACTCATGCCTTGGTCTATCTGGGTAAGTCTCTGGTGGAGATGGCTGACTGTGTCATGTGCTTCTTCCCGAAGAATTATGCAGACTATCGCGGTTGCAATATTGAGCACACCTGTGCTATTGCATATGATATGCCCATTATGTACTACGAGCCCGAGCTTCTGGGCTAAAGAAAAGAGAGTATCTGGAATTTCCAGATACTCTCTTTATTAACCGATTAATCTTCGGCAGGAGTCTCAGGCTCCTCAGCCTTTTTACTCTTCCGCACTTCACCAATTGCACGGACGATAGTATTCAGCTTATTGCTGATAGAGTTTTTCAAAACTCGCATAGCAGGAGTGAGGCGGTTATTCAGATTGCTGACAGAGGAACGGATACCGCTCAACATATTTGACGCCGCTTGAGACGGATTGTCTTTAATCTGTTCGCACACCTCTTCGGCCTGTTTTTGACACGCCTCAACAGCATCCTGCCAAGCTTTTACATAAAGCTCGTTGATGGCATCGACATTAGCAAGTTCTTTCTGAGTCATGGTATACGCAGCGTTCAAAGAAATATCAATGTCGTATTGTGTGACGTCGTCCAACTTCAGATCCTTCCATGCTTTGTCATTTGCCTCAAAATACTTCTGCTGATACAGATCGAACTCCTCAGCACTGGTATACTTTTTTGTATACAGAGCTCTAGTGTTCTTCAGAACAGTTGAAATGTACTTATCGTACGCTTTCATGTATTTAATGGTGTCCAGAATCTTCACGGTTTTACCATTAAACTCAGCATGGGATTTGGCCAGAGTCTTCTCAACTTCCTTCAGAGCCTTCTTCACAGTCGCATCTCTCTTATAAGCAGCGATAGACTCCTTAACGGAAGCCGCCAGAGATTTAATCTTCTCGATAATCTTGGCGAAGAATTTCTTGATTTTATCCAGCATATCAGAAACAGCCTCAGTATAGATACTGGAGCTCTCCATGACATGGCCGGCAGCATTTAAACCATCCAGTTTGGCACTAATGATACCAAACATGGAATTGGCATATTCGAACATGTTCTCAGCTTCAGCGCAGCCAAGTTCGAACTGCCGAAAAGCAATTTCATTCATGGTCTTAACCAACCTTTCTTGTTTTTCACATCGCAATTAAGAGTACAATCAATGCGGTAATACACTCAAATGGATGTCTAGTGATAATTCGGACAACGGTCTTAATTGCTTGAGCAATCTTATTGCAAACCATAGCAAGGAAAGAGTTTTGCATCTTGAAGATTCTAAACCCATCCTTAGAGATATTTACCTGAGAGTGCTCAAGGTCAATTTGCTTGTAATGTCTCTCTAAATCCTTTAGAGCACGAGTTCCATCTTCTTCAACCATCTTGAGATTCTTCTCTCGATTCATAGCTTCCTTTTCAGTCAGCTCAACTGCTCCATTGATGGTAATAGATAATTTCCACTGCTCTTCATCAGAAAGCTTAAAGTTGAAATCGGATAGCTTGTTTAGCATACTAACACGCCATCTCTCATACTCATCGACATTCTTAAAGTTCTTATTCAATCCCTTCTTGAGTTCAGCAGTATAGCGATTGATAAAATCCGTATAATACGCTTTATACTTCTGAATATCAAAATAAGAATACTTGGTGCCGAGAATCTTGGCTTTTTTCTTAGCCATTAAATCCTTCAGTTCCTCAAGTTTCTTATTCAGCTTAAACTGCTCAACCTTGATAGAGAGTTGAACTCGAATCTTCTGGAAGAACTCCTTCAGAGACTCCAGAATCTTCTTGATAACTCCAGATATTTTTTCTTTGAAGTCATCCAATGTCATTTCGTAAAATAAAGAGTTTGCATCTGGGTGAGACGCAAATTCAATAATGGCCGTGTCGATAGCTTTACAAAAACTATTCTCACACTCTAAAAGATTAATATCAAGAGTCTTTTCTTCAATTAGAAAATCCATCCAGATATCACTCCTTAATCATGCTCTGTAGCAGTAGCAATCATGTCTCCGATGGCAGCAATCTTTTCGTCGATAGATCTCTTTGTCTTGCGCAGAGCACCTCTACACAAGAAGCACAGAGCATTTGCACGGACACGCATGTCTCCGATGATGGTCTGATTGTCTGTATGAGAAGCAAGATTCGCCATCTCCTTCACGGAATTCTCCCATTCATTCTGGTAAGCTTTCACGATGGAGTTGATGGAATTGACCTCATTCTCAGTATAGACTAAAAGAACCTCGACGTTATCATCTAGAGTCCATCTTTCATCATTGGCTAAGCCCAGTTCCTTTGCTTTGGCTTCGCAGCGAGCATCAGACGCAGCCAGAGCAGACTTATAATCCGCAGAGGTCTTATACTCCTTGGAATACAGCTTACGGTGGTCTTCAATAAAGAAATTGATGTACTTGTTATACGCACGGATATATCCGATGGTATCGAAGTAACTAATCTTTCCCTTTCTCGCAAGACTCTTGTTGTCCGCCATAGCTTTCTTGTAATTCTTCAGCTTCGCATGAACCTCACGGTTCTTGATGTTCTCAGAAATAGAATCCATGGTCTCACTAATCAGTTTCCTGATGTTCTCCATCAGATTCGCAAAGAACTTCTTAACAGCAGCAGCAAAATCGGATACCGCCTCGCCATAAATATCCTCCTCAGACTCAGACTCGGTAAAATATCCACGATTATGCAGCGTGGTTAATTCTGCAATATTGATTTCAAGTTTGCGTTGTGCAGACTCAAACATGAGATTATTTTCATCACATGCGAGGTCAAATTGCGAAATTAAAATATCTTCCATGAAATTTCACAACCTCTCTTTCATTTTAAGTTTTGAAAAAATCGTCTCGATTTATAATAATGTCATTTAATTAAACCTGTAAACACAGGCAATAATAAGGCTAGTCAAAAACAATCCTTTAATGATCTATATATTGAAAGGGGAAATCGCTATGGATTTTTTCAATTATATTGATAAAACCTGTGAACTTCAGATTAGCGAAGCGACGCATGAAGCGACTATCTGCTACGATAAAGCGATGATTGACTTAAAGACTCTTTGTATCAATCGCACATTCATGGAATCCGTTGATGAATATACGGTGGATGCTGTATATGAGACAACCGTGAAAGACCTGGCCGAGAAAGTCAAGAAAACCATTAATGACATCATCAAGTCTATTAAGGGTTTGATCGATAAAGCGAAGCAGAAACTCTTTGGTAAGACTGAGGATAAAAATGCTGTTGCTGCCAGTGCTGAACTTGTCAAGAATATCAAGTCTGTTCCGAATGCAGATTTGAAAGTTGATGTGTACAGCTCTGAGGAGTACAAAAAAATTCTTAATGACTATCTGAGAGAGATGCTTGCTCTGGAGAGAAAGCTCCAGAGAGTAAAGCAGGTTGAGAGATTCGGCGGTAAAAAAGGAAACGTTGGTACTATCGAGTGTCAGGAGATTTTCAGAGAGATGGATAAGCTGAATGAGAAATTCGATAAAGAATTCCTTGACGCCAATGAGAAAACCATCCAGATGGCAAAGCGAGATGCCATTCGATTCAATGATAAGCAGTTGAAAACTGTGAAAGTTGATTTCGATGCTCTGCAAGCTGACTCTGAGAAAATCCTTGAGGCATTTAAGAAAGATGCTGATGGATGTGAAGTTCCTGAGAAATTGAATCTCTTCCAGAAGATGAGTTCTAGTGTTGCCACTGCTACCCGGAAAGTAACTACCAAGATGAGTCAGAATTATTCCAAGACTCTGTCTTCTGTTCTTATCTTTGCAGCAGCTGGTGCAGCCATTCATAATCCTATTCTTCGCGAAAAGGGTAAAGAGTTTGGTAAGAAAGCCGTTACTAAGATTCAATCTGCGAATGCTGATTTGCGGGCTGAGAATGAACGTCTGATGAATGACCTGAAAAACGGTTAAAAAAGAAGGAATACCTTTCATAAGGTATTCCTTCTTTCTTTCCCTACTTGAGAGGGAATAATGCGTGATTCTGTGAGATAGATGTCAAAATTGTTATAATGAATTTAATGCCAAACAAAATTGCCTTTCCCACAATATATAAAAACCATGCATAGAATGTGACGAAGATGGATACCACAATTGTCGTGATAATGGTAACCAATCGAATTTCGAATTCATTGTACTTATTACCATATTCGTTCATCACACTCTTACTGATACGTTTAAACGTCAGTATCATAGAGCCTAAAAATATGCATAGATAAACCATGGATATATCTCCTCCAGCTGAAATAAAACTCGTAAATACAAATCCAGTATTTTTAAGAGCTGTTCGTATCCAGAGTTCAACTACTTGTATCAGTAGTAGTGAATTTAATAACCACATCTCACAATTTCTCTCTCCTCAAACTTATTTGGTCTTTCGGAACCCCACAGTCCTTGCTCTTTGTGTTGTAGTAGACATTGATTTCTTTCATCAGACAAGTAAATCTTGACAGAGTTCTTCTATAGAAATCTATGGAGGTATCGTCCGTCTTATCATTGTCTGAGAAGATATTGACTGCCACATTATCCCCAAAAATCCCTAGTCCAACTAGGTGTCTCAATACTCCAGCATAAAATTTCCCACATACTGCAATATTGAGTGTATTCTCGTTGGAGTCATTTACATTGTATGCAATAGAGATTGCGTCTATGACTCCTTCTGATAGATTAATTGTAATCTTCTCCTCTGTGAATAAATCAACTTCAGATGTCATGGAATAGAATATCTTCTGTCCTCTAGCATCCTCTACGATTGGGTATTTATACCATCTCATCTTTTCTCTATCGGTGATATCTCGAAAGAGGATATACGCATTGTTGTTAGAGAGAAACCCAACATATTTATCTTCTAGTAATCTAGCAAACTGTGGTTTGCATGTGATTGTAGTAAGATTATTTGCTATCAGAAATTCTCTAAGAGATGTGATGATTTTAATATCTTTGAGTTCCTGGTCAGAAAAATACTTACCGATTCGATTCTCCACATATCGAATTTTTGGTAAGTCATAATGGTCAGGAAGCTTAAAGTCAAATGTCAGTTCCTTTACATTTGAATTTGCAGAAGAGAATTTGTCACTTGTCTTATTGAACGTCTTGATGTATTCTAAAGAGTCCATATCAAGATTCAAATCAAGCATCTCTGCAGTTTCTTTATCAAAGATACCTTCTGCAGGGCACTTGAAACAGTGGTAAACGATTGGCAAGTTATCGTTTGGATTGATGCGAATATAGAAATGACCAGTATGAATATTCTTTCTGGAATCTCCGCAGTATGGACATCTCGTATAGTACTGGATATCTGATGCTTTCTTTAGGAAGACATTTCTACTTTTTAGTGCTTCGATCACTTTCAATTTAAAATCACGATTAGTCAAAATATTCACCTCCTCTCTTATGAGTTATGATATTCTCACACGATTTCCTCAGCAAGGCCAGCTTCAAGAAGTTGTTTACGTTTTCTCTTAGCTTCATCCGTATAGAGGAATCTTCTATTCCAAATCCAGTTAAAGATTTCAAATATAACAGGACGGCATCGTGCCAACCACCACACTGCTAATGGTTTATCTGTGATGTGGGAATTCATGATATGTGCAATGACCTCTCCTTTATCAGTGCGCTCCATATAATGAATCAATCTGAGCCCTGTGAAAAACTGACATAGTGCTATCTGGTTATCCGTAAATGCAATCATTTGAAAATAACAATCTTTCATTCTATCAACTCCATTCATAGTATATTTGGCACTTAAAGAAAAGTAAGGTGGAATTTACAAGCGTATTCAGAGAAAAAAGAAAGTGATACAGATATTTCACTGTATCACTTTCTTCTATGCTTATTTCTTGTCTCTCTTTGCAAACTTAACTTTCTTCTCAGTCATGTCTGCATTATCGACGAACCACTGATGACAATCAAACTCACCTTTCAATTTCTTATAAGAGCCATCATCATCCATGCGGAAGGAATTTGCTCTATCCTCTTTAAAGACCTTGATGATATTTGCAAGCTTTCGAGTACACTCCTGCGTATTGATATTCAGGAGAATCTCAATTCGTCTATCCAAATTTCTAGTCAGAAGATCTGCCGATGCAATATAATACTCCGGTTTATCATCATTCCTGAAATAATAGATTCTGGAATGTTCCAAGAACCTACCAACAATGGACTTGACATACAGATTCTTCTTAGCCACAAGAGAACAGATTCCTCTACAGATGATATAGACTTCAACGCCTTTATCTGCAGCCTCATAGAGCTTGTTGATAATCTCTGGGTCATTGATGGAATTCAGCTTCAGGAATACTTCAGCTTTCTTTCCTTTCTTTGCATACCCAATCTCGCGGTCGATATTCTTGATGATCTTCTTACGAAGATTTGTAGGAGCATAGAAAACTTTCTGTAACTTCTCATCCGGAGAAGATACACCAGAGAGAATATTGAAGATATTGATTAAATCTCCACCGACCTTTTGCCTAGAAGTGAAATACGAAATATCGGTATAGATTTTCGAGGTCTTCTCATTATAATTCCCAGTACCAACATGGGAATACACAATGGAGCCTTTCTTCTCTGCTCTCACAACCAGACAGAGTTTACAATGAGTTTTCAACCACTCCTTTCCAAATACGAAATTCACTCCAGCCCGTTTCAGCTTATCCAGGATTTCAATATTCTGTGCTTCATCATTTCTCGCTTTCAGCTCAATCAGAAGACAGACATTCTTTCCTTTCCTAGCTGCGATACAAAGAGCATCAATAATTGGAGAATCCTCAGACGATACCCTATAAAGAGTTTGCTTAATCGCAATCACCTTCGGGTCCACTGCTGCATGTTCAATGAACTTGACTACCATGTCATAGGAGTCATACGGATGCTGAAGAATGATATCCTTCTCCTGAAGAGTTTGGAAGATATTACTCTTCTCCTCAATCGCATTATACGGCACAGGAGTGAAATCAGGATAAGAATATCTCTCACTAAGATATCGTTGCTTACTGAATCTGCTATAATCAAGAACCTCCCCGCCCTCAAAAGAATGACGGTTCTCGATATTCAAGACGTTGCAGATGATGTGACGCAGACGTTTCGGGAAATCTTTCTGGAACTCAAGGAAGAGTGGTTCAGATGTTGTTCTCTTATCCACTGTGTCTCTCATCCGGTCTAAGAAATACGTTGTCTCGTTACCGTTGAAGAAGACACTTTCATCTTTGATGATTCTGAAATGGCCACAGCAGGAAATTTCTTTATTCACAAAGAACTTCCCAATGCAATGCATGACGATATCTTCAATCATCACAAGTTTATTCCCGATTTTATACGCTGCGGTCAGATGTTTATCAATCGGTACAAAAGTCAAGTTCTCAACCTGACCTTGTTTTACGATTGCGGCTACCACCGCTTGCCCATTCTTAAAAGTTGGGATTTCATTCGTGGAGCCTAAGCTGATGGGTGTGAGAACTGGAAAGATGATATTTGCAAATATCTTCTTAACGGTGGCTCTCTCCTTCTTATCCAAATCTCTGATTTTGGATACTTTCAGATTTGCAGCCTCCATCTCTTTTTTGATATCTTTAAAGATATCCACCTGGGCTTCCAAAGAATTCTTAATTTCATTCAAAATCTTCTTTGCCTCAGGATTTTCTTCTGCGATTGCTCGAGGATATCGGATAGAGATAAACTCATCAAGATTGGACGACGTGATTCCTAAGAAATTCAGTCGTTCGTTCAAATAGAGTCCTTTATCACTTGCGCAATAAAGGACTCTATTGTTGAATGCCAACCAAGATAACTCTCTATCCACATACTTACCCTCGATTTTCACAGGTTCTTTCTTAGGTACTTCAGTACGGGATTCGGATTTCATTATGGTCAGTCCTCTCCATTGGATAATTTGTTATTCCTACTTGTATATACTACATCTTTGAAGAGAGGGTTGATTGGATCATTTCCGTTGTCATTCACGGAAACCGTGAAATCAATTCCAAGCAACTCACACCAGATGCAGAAATTCTGGATAGACATCTTCGTGGTGCCAATTAAAGCACTCTTGATATTGGTCAATCCATACTTCTTAGGCATCCGATGCTTCAGACGGTTGATGTCGATTTGCTTAGAGATGATGACTTGCTTGATGATCTTCTTCAGAGGGTCATCGTCATCATTGATGATTGGGACAAAAACGCTGGTTGCAGCATTCATATCCCGAATAGCCTCGTCGTTGTAGAGAACCTCATCTCCCCGCGTACGGTCAACGATGCTATTGATACTCAGGTCATACATCTTCTCTACAGTGAATGCCTCCATAGTGAGAGGATTCAGAGAAGGGTGTAACTCAAGAGTCTCCTCCGAGATAGTATAAGAACCATTCTCGTCACTCTTACTGCTCTTATGAACATATAAAATCGGAACGTCATTGTGGGCAGGAGTCAAATCCTTCGAGCAGATGTAAATCTGCATATCTTTAGGGTTAATGTAACCCTTATTATCCAAGTAATTTCCTACCTGTCCAATGTATCCTTGGACAGAGTAGGTGCGATCTTTAAATTGAAGATAGCATGGAAATTGAATTTCCTCATTCATCTTTCTATCACTCCTCACTTTTCATCGGTAATGATCAGAGTTATATCCACAGGGATAACATCAATCATGTCGAGGTCGACAATCTTATCTTCGTCACCCTCTTCCTCGATGCCCATGTCGATGTCTTTTCCATCGGCATCAATGAAACGCTTGATGACGGTGGTGAAGCCAAAGATTTCTCTAAACATCGCGCAGAACGCAGACTTTTCTCTCTTGGACGCAAATTCATTGGAACCGATAACAAAAACGATTCCGTCCTTGGTGAAAAGCTTATCGTACGTATCGTACAGATACGACTGTCCCGCAAGCTGATTCAGATTCAGGATAGCGAGACGCATGACTTCACGAATGGTTTTTCCATTGGAGTCCTTAACGCAGAGAGCGATTCTCCCTGGTTTAGTTTCGGACTGGATGACGTTCCCCTCCTCAAACTCTTCAGCGATGCTCGGAGAAAGGTTTTCTTTACCAACGGTAAAGAGCTGTGCGAAGCGACCCTTGGTCACCGCACCACGCTTAATCAGATCTTCGAGAGACCCACTGGTCTCCAGGATTTTAACAAACTCAGGCTGAAACATAATAATTTACCTCCTATGTATCAAAGCAACTTTAAGAGTTGCAATGTGAATTAACTTGGTGTATAGTATTTTATTCATTCCTATTCATCGGGAATTTCTCTTGGTTTAGGAAAAAATGTATTTCGGAATTTGGTATGAAATACAGCCAGTAAATTGATAGTGGATAGATGGTCTAATGCACCATACTCACATCTTTTAAAATATGAGATTCTGGTTAAATACTCAATTGATTCCATATACTTATCCTTCAATTGGTGCTCAGACATTCTCTTCTTCAATTCACCCACTTCGTTATCAATGTCATCACACATTGACATCATACCAGAATCCTCGTCTATGGTTGCGACTATCGTCACATTCTCGTCTTTCACATCTGTGGTGAGTGGAATATTGGAAAGCGCTTTCCTCATATTTAGAGTAGCAAACACTCCAAACTCCAACTCATCCATTTTTTCCTTCTTGACATAGAAGCATTCACGATTCCTCTGTCTCAGGAAATCATCCCTGAGCTCTTTGTTAATCGTGAATGCATACAAGTCTTTTCGAGTCTTCAGGTATATGAGATAGACCGTGATCATATCAAGCTCAATCACCTAATAAGTCACCAAACTTTCCAGACTCAACCATCTCGATATATTTTTCCTTATCGAAGACTTTATCGCCATCGCCTGCACGTAGATGTTTGACGAGTTTCTTCACTTTCTTGACTGCATGTTCATACTCCTCTTTTGTCAGTCCTTCAATAATCACATAGGACTCGATGACGTTCAGATACGCTTCCAGATTGTCTGCCATCGCATCCATGAGTTTACGATTGTACTCCATATGAATTACTCTCCTCTGCAAAAAATAAGCTAAATCTTTATTTTTAAAGCTCTAAATTATAATATATTACTACGAATAAAAATTGGCTCATGGTAAACTGTCTTACCATGAGCCAACTTGTTACCGACTCATGCAGACGATTTCGCAAGCATGATCGGACAGATAATCACTATTGCATCTCGGGTCCAAATTGATGATTTCGAACTTCCCTTTGTATTCACGGGCTAACTGGGTATAGGAACGATAGAAAGTATCGAAGTTGTCACGCATAGCGATGTACGCTCTGACTTGAGGATACTTCTTCGCAGCCTCCTGAAGTTTCGTCTCATTGTAGACGTCGACTTCTTCAGGGCAGCGAGCAGCTAACTTTTGAAGATACACTTTCTTAGACTGCCAGACAGGACGATACATCAGAACGGTTACTCCTTTATCCAGGAACCCACGAATGAGAGCTTCGTGAGAAGGAATCAGGAATACGAGCTTTCCGTTGTTTCCATTCTTTCCGGCTTCTTTCTTGAGTCCCAGAATCTTCTTCTGATATAACTCAACCCAGTTCTCTCTGTTTTTATCAGTTGAAAGAATCTCCTGTCTAAAGATACTGCTCTCGCAGTCAATGAACCGATTCATTGTCGGGTTAGGGACGCAGCCATACTGCTGCACATCTGCAAGATAAGATTTACCAAGGCAAGGCCACACGGAAACGATTTTTGTGTTCATAAATAATTCATTCCTTTCATATAGTATCTCAGAGATTATTTTTATGTGAGAATTCATATACTTTTTTATTACATATAAATCTCCAAAATGGGGGTAAAAATGACTTGTGTAGAAACACAAGTCATTTTACCAAATGAGGAGGAATACCATATAAAAGGAAAGGAGAAAAGAAAGGAAATGAAAAAAGAACGCTTACTTCTTATGGAACACGCCCATAACTTTGCTGGCAATCTTGGACAGAACGCCGGACTTACTCTTCTTGGCGCGAGCTAAATACTCTTTCACCTTCCGAGTGGCAGGACCATTGTACTTCTTACGAAGCTTGGCCTTAAGAATACGTTCCATTTTATAGACGGTTTCCAGTTTACGCCACAGAGGATCCTTGTGCTCACGAGCGCAAGCAGCAACGGCAACCTCATACAGCTGAGCCTTCTTCGCATGTTTATCGAACTTGATAATCGTGCGCTCAGTCAGCAGACCCTCGGCTTCGAGAATCATGGCATCGGTGGACTCGGCAAACTCTTTAATCTCTTCGTCATCCATCTCATCTGCAATCAGCAGAGGAGTGGCAATCGCATTCATCGCGTCATCAACGCGCTGGTCTTCCTCAGGAGGCAGTTCATCGACAACCTCAGGCGCAGGAGTCACAGGAGGGACAGCGGGAGCAGGCTCATCACCACCGGCGGGAACTTCAGGATTGTCAATGTCACCACACTCTTCAGCGGGGGTGTTGGTATCCTTAGGAAGATCGGTATCTTCAATCCCATCGTCGGTAGCTTCAAATTTACTATTGACAGTGGAGGGCAGAGGCTCCCCAAGCAGTTTCTCAAACATAGACATAGTTGATAAACCATCCTTTCTTAATATGAATTGCATGATTTAAATCTCATATCAATTAACTTAATGTTTTATTAGGAAAAACTAATATCTATATTGATTTTTACTTTTTGATAAGAAAATTATGAAAGGAGAGAGTCTTTTTTATGGCTGGAGTGAAAATAGACAAAGATTACGCTGTGGAGCACAGCCTATTTTTATCAGAGTGGAAAGCTCAAATGACAGAAACTCTCTTACGCATGCATCCTGATTGGGATGAAGGACTTATTGAAGAAACTCTCAATGAAGAGATTCGAAATAAAATAATGGTTCCGATGGTGGAACTTGATAACAACTTTACAGGAGAGAGAAGACAATCCAATCTTCTGTCCGTATTCGACTGGTCACTAAAGAGAAAGCCAATCGTAGCGGGAAATGGTACTTTCTACAAGAATCAGCATGAAGCGGTTAATCCTATCGCAGACATGCTTGATGGATTTTTGTCAGAACGTAAAGCGATTAAAAGACGCATGTTCGACGTTGATGATCCAAATTCAGACCTCTACAAAGATCTGGATCGTGGTTAATTTTGCTGGCCACGTAACCTCTTTAATTGCGGGGACTTATCATAATACACAATTACTAAGCTATCATAGCGATATGATAGTGGCGACGGGTAACTCCGAAGGTATAGTAACAAGATTGCGTATGGTATAATCCGCAGCCAAGACTCTCTACGAGAGTAAGGTTCAACGACTAGGGAAAGGCTATCTATAGATAGAACCGAGTAGGTCCAATCATAGGACGAAATGTAGGTGAGATAATATCAAGAATCCGAAGTGGGGGGCACTTTACAAGTGAAGATATAGTCTACAAGTATTAGGTTTTTTGCAGCAAAACCAAAAAATCCTTGCTAACTCCTATTATGGAGCTAGCGGAATGCCACTGTCGGCATTCTATTCTCGATGGTCTGGACCTGCAGTTACAGGTACTGCTCAGAGCATCATTTCTACAACTAAAACCTTCTTTGAAGGTTTTCTGATGAATAACTACAAGTTCATAGATACAAATGAATGCTTTCATTTTATGAATCTTGTGCTAGAGCAGGACTATGAATTACCTTCGTGGATAGTTCCTGTGAGTGAGGATGAACTCTATGACCATATCGTCGATTTGTTCATGGATGAAGACCTCAAAGAAAAGAGTCGGAAATTCGTTCGTAAGTATGTTAGGAATCTGAATGAGGAAGAGAGAACAAGAATCTTCTATAAGAATCAGATGATGGAATTTACACGGAGGCATCCTCATATCATACGTCTGTATGAAGACTTGTTTGCGGCAGTTAAAAATTACCCACTTGCGGATAAGGAAGAAGATATTCCTATATCCATGGCTGGTGATTTTACGGGAGAGCCAAAAGAACGAGTTAAGGCGTACAATGCGTTTGTGAATAAGGAAGGGTTCATCAATCCAAACGATCCTCCTGACTCCATTATCAATATTCTAAAAGAATTGAATGGATACTATTCTACCTGTGTCTATATGCCATTCATGGCACTTGACAGAATTTATAGATTGAAGTATTTTTATAGAAAGACCGTTTGTATTGTGGATACTGACTCTAATATTCTGGCGCTCGATCCATGGGTAGAGTTCTTTGAGGATGAAGTTCTACAAGGAAAGACGTATGGGAGAACCGATGAAGAAAACCACTTCATCATGGTCAATAGTCTTGCGTATTTCATCACCTCTGCAGTGTCTGATACATTGGATCAATATGGTAGACACTCCAATATACCTGACGAGTTTAGACCCCGTTTTAATATGAAGAATGAGTTTGAAGTAAAGCTCATTAAAAACTTTTCTAATTGCGGGAAACTCTTGATAGACTATATATACCAAACTATAGTAGCAATATTATGGTGGCAATGGGTAATTCCAAAGGTATGGTAAAAAGTATATAGGTAAAGACAATCCGCAGCCAAGACTCAAAAATTGATTTAAATTCCTACAATATGAAAAATGAATACAGGAGGAATTTAAATGAAATTCAAAATTATACTTACTGAAAATGGCGAAAAAACTCACTATAAGATTAGTGACACAGGTATCGTTATTGATACAAATACGGATACTATTGTGGAGCCATATGTATCACAAACCCGAAAATATAAAGGGGAAACTCTAAAAACGAAATCCCGATATTATGTCATAATTGAATATCCCGATGGAGAGAAGCATAGAAAGCAGCTAGCGAGATGGATGATGTTATCATTTCACTTTAGGAAAAAATCGGCCAAATACCAAGTTAATCATAAAGATGGTGACCCATCCAATAATAATTTATATAATCTTGAGTGGGTAACCAGACAAGAAAATATGAAACATGCTGCAGATAGCGATCTTCTTCCATATGGAGAGAATCATCATAACTCAAAATACTCTGATGATTTGATTCACTCTATTTGTAAAGATATATCTGCAAAGAAGAGTAGGAAGTCAATAATAAAGAAGTACGGGGTGAATGGGCAGCTTATTGATGACATTAGATCTGGGAGATCTCATAAGAAAATCAGTAAGCAGTATATAGATAAAGGGTTTGTGTATAAAAGTTTTGATAAGACAGAGTCTATCAAGACTGCTAAAAAAATTTGTAAGCTAATTGAGAAAGGCCTTACTAATAATGAAATTGTGCTACGTTTGGGATTGGAAAACGTGTGTCTTCCAAATGATATACGAAAGCATAGAGTGTATAAGTATATTAGTAAGGACTATAATTTTTGAGTAAGGTTCAACGACTAGGGAAAGGCTGTCTAGAAATAGATAGAACTGAGTAGACCCAATTATAGGGTGAAATGTAGGTGAGATAATATCAATAATCCGAAATGGAAAGTATTGCATTTTTTGCAATAAAGATATAGTCTGTCCTCTATGGAGACATAGAGGTTTTAAAATACGTTTATTTCGACAAACTGGTTATTGGTAAGAAAAAGAAGCGTTACATTTCTCGTATTAAGCTTCGTGAAGGTAACCGAATGAAACCGTATAAGCCAGACGTAAAGGGCTTCGATTTTATGAAAGCTACTACTTCTCAGGCGGCAAAAGATTACTTCGATGTAATCGTAAAGAATAGAATTCTTGAGACCGACCTCCCTGATGTTGCTGGAATTGTCCATGATGTCAGAGAATTTGAGGGAATTCTATACGATAGTATCGACAAAGGTGAGACCAAGTATCTTCCTTTGGGAAATGCAAAAGAATTGGAAGCATATAAAAATCCGTATTCACAGCAAGGCGTTCGCGGTGCTATGGCATGGAATCTTATTTATCCCGATAGAGCTATCCAATTTCCCTCTAAGGTAAGTATGCTGAAGCTGAATATCTTCACTCCTGAAGATGCACTCCCTCTACGTGATGAATATCCCGAGGTATATGAAACTATCATGACAGGAATCTTCGGTTCTTATATCAAAGAGGTTGCTGAAAAAGGAGTTCAGATTATCTCGATTCCCAGTGGGTATGATATTCCGATGTGGTGTCGTCCGTTCATTGACAGACAGACCGTTGTGAATAATATCCTGGGCCAGTTCAAAGGTGTTCTGGATACTTTTGGAATCCAATCTCCTGAGATTGGCAAGAGTATGAAAACTGTCAATCGCAAGACTAAGAAGTTTACAAATGTGGTGCGGTTCTAAGCCGCACCACCACTCTTAAATAAACTTATGGAAGGAGCACGTAAATAATGGACGAGAATATTCCTATGCAGCTTCATCTTATAAGAGAAAATGATGAGGTTGACGTTTTATTATTGCCCTATAAGGATGGACGTGGGTGGTCTTATGTGAATTTGACCAATCCCCATATTTGTAGCTGTGTATTTCCTGACAAGATTTCGGCGCTGAATGACTTGAATAATCATGAAATTCACGGTTATAGCACGAAGAATCTAATCTAATGGGAGGAAAACTCTATGGAGGTACGACCCGTTAAAATTGTGACATCGTTTTATCCGGCTATGATTATGCAAAGCGGACGATACATCGACCTTTGTACATACACCGATATGATGGATGAATGTAACCAATGTCTCGCAACAACAAAAGAAGTTCCTCTTCTATTAGACATTGGAGATGGAAAGGCTGATGAACTTTTAAAAGCAAATGATATGAGTGAAATCAAAAAATTTGCTATCGGAAGAGTCACTAAGATTGATTTAGGATTTATAGAAGCCATTCTCTCAGTAGACCCAGAGAATTTCAAAGGGAATACAAGAGAATATATCAGAATAGCTTCTAGGGCACTGAAGTTAATCTCCAGCAACAAGTATTTTGCAAATATCAAGTTTCCTGGAGAATATGACTGGGATTGTATGATTGAGAATGTCGATCCTAAGTTTTTCTATCTGACGGACATTAAAATGTGGTGAAGAAAGGATGATTCAACATGGATGATTTTGAGTTGGACTACGGCTACCAGCCGAATGATATTGACTCCGATATTTTTTTGTCTGAAGCTCCTGCTTCCTTGATGAAAGAGAATATCAAGGCACAGTTCCAGGATCCCCTGGAACATAGAAAAAAAGACCATATGACGACATTCCTTAGGATGTATCAGTACTCTAAGGAAAATGTCGATGCGTATGAAGATGAAGACTTGGATAGTCTGCATGAATTACGGGATGATTTCTATGTATTCATGCAGAGGATGTTTATGGACTATCTGCAACTGGGCTTCGTTAATTTCGATGACATGGGTGAAGACGAGCAAGATTCTCTGATGCACTATACGTATCGTTTCTTTTTGATTAATATTAAGAGAAACTTCGTCCAGTTTGTGCTTGGCTACATCAATAAGCATCGTGAGCTATTCGAGAATGAGGATAACAAGCGGAAAGACGTTACAACGATGTCTTTCAAGAAAGAAATTACAGACCCAACAGACGTTTACGTCCTCTCGAATCTGTACAGAATCATTGACGATATTCTCGGAAATGATGATTTGGATATTGATGAGTTCTTTGAGCTGTGTGATGAAGACAACTCTTTAGAGACCCGTCTCGTACAAGAAGCCTTTAACAACGATACCATTACTGGTAACTTCCTGCCTCATTATATTGAGATGCTGGATGAGGACTTCAAATCTGAAATTGAATCTAAGGTTAGAAATAAGATTTTGAAGAAATATAGAAAGAAATAAAGTCGAAGACACTCTGTTTAATTATTTCTTAAGGAGGAATATTTTATGTTCGGAAACAATTATGGCAATAGTAGCTATGGGAGCAATAGCTCTACTTTTGGGAGCTTTGATCGCATTAACGTGAATACTCGTATTAAATCTTTTTACAATGACAAGGCGTGCTTGGCCTTGAGCTTTTGGAATGACAATCTTTCTATCAAGATTAACCCGATTCTGACCATCGGTTTTGATGGGAAGCGCCAGTACGACTATAATCGTCGTGGAAATACCACCATTACTGCTGAGAAATGTGTGGCTCTCCGTCAGAAGATTGACGAGCTTATCATGCCTCATCTGAGTGAGATCGCTCGTGGTGAATATGACGGAACTGTCGCAATTTCTACCATTGCTGGTGGTCCAAGTTCTTGCGCAGTTGGTGTTGGTGTGAAGAAGGATGAGAATGGCATTTCCAACATCTCTGTCACCATTTACGGCGGAGTAGATTCTAATGGTCGGGCATTGAAGGATGCTACCTATACGTATATCTTCAGTAAGACTGAGATCATTGAGGATTACGATCCTGACACTGGCGCTGGTACCAAGACCAACGTCGAGGCTGAGTTCCAGTTCTTCTATGATAAGTTGAAGACTATCGCTGACATGTTTGGTACTGCTGCTCATTCTGATAAGAGCGATAGTGCTGGCTCTGCCAAGTTCGGCGGAAGAAATTTCGGCACTGATAATGGCGGTTTCCAGAACTCTTTTGGTTCTACCACTCAGCCTCAGCAGACTCAGGGTACTCCGTCCACCTATTCTGCTCCTGTGAGCGATTTCAATTCTGGCCTTCCTTTCTAAGGAATGAGTCGGTTAAAAGACTCTATGGTTAGTTTTAGCCATAGAGTCTTTTATTTTATGAAAGGAGGCATTCTGAATGGATAATGTAGGAACGATATTTTACAATGCAGATTATGTCGTGATAGAATACATGGATTTGATTAAGAGCCCATATCTGGTTCTTCTTGGAGTCTTGAAAGAGAATCCAAGGATTCGAGAGATTCTGAAGATTGAAGATATCCAGTACTATGATGATGCTGCATTGTGTGAATGGTATATCCAGAGAAAGCATAAAAACTTTCTAATGGATTTATATCGTTTTCCGGAGAATCTGGATAAGGACGCAACAAGATTGGATGAGTTACTCAATGACCAAATTTGTTTGACCCCTAAATTCTATGAATACGCCACTCCATTGAGAATGGTAGATAGTCTAATATCTATACATACACAGAATATTGCAAAAGGTATTATCATCTATCATCCTCATGATAACGATTTTGCTAAGAAAGACCTGAAGCAATTGACTGGAATTGATTTTACTTTCATGAGTGATTTCAAGGAAGTCATGAAGAAAGCAGGTCATAACAGCACCTATTTCTTATCAGATATTGACCATCTGATGGAAATGAAGGAATATGGAGTTCTGAAGTTTTCTTCAGTAACTCTTCCCATTGAATACCGATACAACAAGAAAAACATGGAAGATATGAAGTATGACTTAGTAGAATTGGCACATGAGTGCCCATTCAAATTTTCATACTATCTTGCATGCTCGTATGCAAATACAGGAGGTAGTAAAAAATGAAGTTTCAAGATGAAAAAGACGGTCTGACTTTCATTGAAAGCCAATTGGCGACCCCGCCGTGTATCAATGTCATTGATAAAGAGACTTTCGATGAGAGAGTTCATACTGTGTTTAATATTCTCTGGGAGAAACTCTCCAAGTCTTTCGGACCTGGTGGAGCTGGTACATTCATCTCCATCTATCCGAATTATTACAATACGAAAGATGGTTTTACCATCATGAAGAATATTGCCTGGGATAAAAAGCTTGACCAGGTAATTTCTGATATGGTAATGACTGTGTGTAGTCGTCTGAATTTCACTGTCGGTGACGGTACGACCACTGCGACCATTGCCACTAAGAGCACTTATGATGCTTATATGGAGCATGCTGAATTCTTTAAGAAGAATCACATTCTTCCTAGAGAAGTCCTCAAGGGGTTTGAGAATATCAAAGAAAAGCTTCTGAAGAAGATTGAGGAGCATGCTATCAATATTCGTAGCGATGACCCGAAGGTATTGCGCCAGAATATTGAAAAAGTCGTTTATATTTCCAGTAATGGCAATACTGAACTGACTGAGATGATTGGGAAGCTTTATGAGGAGCTGATGTTCCCTGCAATTTCTTCTGTCATTGCTCAGGATGGTGTCATGAAGGCCAACATCGTAGACGGCTATAAGATTGACATCAATCTGACCGATAAGCTCTACATCAATAACGACAGTAACACCATGCGTCTGAATGGCGCTGATGTGATTCTCTTTGACCATCGGGTTGGCCGTGATACCTATGAGAAGCTGTTGAAGCCTCTGTCTGAAGCATCTCGTATTCGTGGTCGGCATCTCATCTGCGTCGCACCTTTCTATGATGAGACTGCATTGCAGGGTGTCATTCGTACAGATTTGCTTGCTGAGTATAATAAGAATAAAGATGTGAATCTGGTTCTTATGGTATGTGCTCGTCCGAGTGGATATGCTCGTACTCAGCTGGATGACTTTGCCATGCTTCTCAACACTACCATGGTTTCTACTGCTATGGAAGCAGAGTTGATGGAGATGGTTGAGACTGGTTCTGATGGAATTTACAGTGCTTTCGATCTTGATGCTAGACATATTCCTGGTGTCACGGTTGCATATCATGCAAATGGTGATGTGAACTCCGAGAGCCTTGGTCTTGCTACATGGAAGCCCGAGATGATTCCTATGGAGTTCAAGCAGTGTGGAGAGAAGGGTCTTCGGGTTGGATATTGTGATAGTCTCGAGATGGGACTGAAGATGTCCACTTTTGCTGGTTTTTATTATAACGACGATATGTACAAGAAGTACATGGATGTCGCAAAAGAGGAACTGGCTGAGATTCAGAAGAAGTGCGAGAACGTTGGGTCTTATTCCTTTGACCTGCTCCAGAAGCAGCAAAGAGTTTATTCTCTTGGTCTGAAGACTGGTGTCATCGAAGTTGGTTCTACCAGTGAGATTTCTCAGAACTATCTGAAGGATACTGTCGATGATGCCATCAAGGCTGCCGCATCGGCATACAATAACGGAGTTGTTCTTGGTTGTAATGTGACGATGCTTCAGTGTATTCAGGAATTGAGTGATTCTGAAGATTTCAACACTCCTCTTGCTTCTGAGCTTCTGAAGATTCTCTACACTGGATTCTCTGCAACCTACAAAACTGTGCTGAGCAATGTCTTTGAAGATATGCCAGTGAGCCAGTTCGGCAAGGAGTATGGTGTTGAGATTCACTCCTCTGGTGCTGAAACTGAGAATATTCACGATAATATCGTTCAAGCGTCTGTGAATCTCAGTGAGGTATTCGACCTTGACAGTTTCAAATTTAGTGATGGAATCATCAATAGTGCAGAGACTGACAAGGAGATTCTCAAAGCCACCATTGATTTACTCAGCCTTCTGATTACAGGCAATCAGTTAGTTCTGTGCTAATAAGGAGGTGGCATTATGGATCCCCTAAGTGTATCAAACCAAACTTTGGCTGATTTCTTAAGTCAGCCATTCGGGAAACCGCATGATTTGAAGTATCTTGAGTATGATGGAAGATACCAGAAATACAAAAAAGAGAACCGAATTAAAATTGAATCCGCTATCGACATAAAGGATAATTACTTTATCCATGTGACGGTTCCCTCTGAATCTCAGAAGGGAGCTAGTTACTACGATGTCGTGATTCAATTCATGCCTCCTGATGATGCTGCCAAAAGAGCTCTAAACGTGGAAAATTACTATGTGCAATTTTTCTCAAATAGCCCTGGCTTTTATTACAAGTATGCTGCTTTGTATAAGCTAGAGGGTTATTTGATTGAAGCTCTCTATGATAAGTATCCTCAGGGAGCATTAGACACTTTACCGGAGAAAGCAAATAAAAGCTTTGAGCTTTATTTTGATTCTTCCATTTACTATGCATCTCGTTATCTTCTGGATCATAAGATGTTTACTTTAGGTAAATTCAATCTTCGTCTTTTTAAGAAGAAGAGTCCAGAGCGTTTTTTCTCTGATATCCAGGATATTGAAACCGTGGGTATTATGAGACAGACAGCAGATTTGCATAAAGCGGTAGAGAAGGAAATTGAGAAAGATACGAAGATGTCTGTCCAACAAGAGGGCAAATTGTCTAAGAACTCCGTTCTCAAAGACCAAATCTTGCATAGGAAATCCGGTAAAACTTATACTGATAAAGATCCTTCCAATGTCTCTGTAAAGCGAATTACGTCTTCTAAGAGCACTGTGAAATCGAAAGACATAAAAGGACTTAAACGCGTCTCGGCTACTACGAATACATCTAAGACTAAGTCTTCAGTTGTAAGAAAGAAGTCATCCAAATCCACTACGAAAAAACCATAATGTGAGTAGAAATATATTCATTTTATGCTCGGAAGAGCCAAAGTTTATATATTATACTCACAAGGTCTCATGAATGAGAACAAAGGAGGGTACTGTGTATGGCAGCTAAAAACGGAATACCTGGCTGGAAACTAATCACCGAGTGGAAACCTAAGAAAGAGGATATTCTCGCCACCAATGACGGGAAAATCTTCCTGATGCTTTTTGAAAAAGCAATTCCTACTGAGGGCGGAAAAGTTAGAATCTATGACCAATTCTATATCAAGAAGGGGTCATATGAGAAACAACTGGAAGTGATCTGTAAGTATATCAACTATTTTCTCAGATACTATGACACTGACAGGGAACTTGTCTTGGCTTACTTGAAGATCAAGTTTGCTATGGACAAGGAAAAGAGGTTCAATGCAGACAATTATAACCAGTTAATTGATCTGATATATGAAGTTCTTTTTTCTGACAGTATCATTGAAAAGATCTGTAAGATGGTCGATGACAATTATACTGATGATATCGAGTCATCAGATAATAGGAAGAGTGGTGGAAAAGAAAAGAAGCATCTGGAGAGCCTTGAATTTACCAATGCACAAATCAAGGTTCTTCTTAGGATTTCGTTCGGAATGAAGTGCATCAGTCCGATTCTATTCCATTTCGCTGCCATCAATGTCATTAAGATTGACAAGGATAGCGACATGATTTACAACTTCTATCAGAAGCTGTTCAAAGTCTTGTCTCCTCCTGATATCAATATCTACAATAAGCTCTTTGTGTATGTGAAGGCGAAGGTGCTGGAGAGTAAATCTCACAATGCACCTATCTTCGAACAGAGAGACATTATGGGTAGTGATGAATACTCAGTCATTAGTCAATTTCTTCGGAAGGTACTCATTAGTGAGAACATAGTCAAATACAGATTTGGGGAGAACATCGTAGGCTTCAATAAAACTGTGATCAAATATCAACTCATGTTTTTCTTGAAGGAGCAGTATAACAAAAACCTCATTGAGGTTACGGCTGCAAAGAATGTCGATGGGCTCTCTGGCATGGATAAACTTGAAATGAACCTTCAGAAGATTGATGAGGGTTCTGTACTTCTTGCAGAGATTGGTATCAAAACCACTCTTGAGAGAATCTATCGAGATAATGACTTTGATATTACCGATGACGAAGTCGAGTATTACAAGAAGAACCTTGTTCTGTCCCCTCTCCAGGTAAATCTTATCTGGAATTACTGGGCCAGTGAATTTGGTTCATTTAGAGACACTTCGCAAATTGGACGTATGGATTACATCAAGTTACTCTTGATTCTGAAGTACCGTCTGATGATGTCTTTTGGTGTTTCTAACAAGGATGGGTTTAACGATGCTATCGTTCTTCCCTATCTGATTACTGGAAATATCCAGGATAAAATCAGTACAAGACTTATTAGAAATAGTAAGTTTACTGGTAAAGTTGAAGAGTCTGCACTCTACAAGAAGCTCAATGAGAAGAAGTATAGTGCATTGTCTCAGATTCGACCGGACTACATCATGTCTCTTTTGTCTACGTTCAATAACACAGTATTCACATATTGTGTCTATGAGAACCAAGACCTCTTTGGTCAAGTCATTGAATACAATGAGGACAAGGTGTCTGACGAGATGTTGTTCCTGATCGACCAAATCTAAACTTTTAGGTTGGTGAGTGCTTTTCTAGGCACTCACCAACCTTTTTCTAATCTCAATATGAAAGGAAGCCAACACCATGAGAAACGATTTAGAAATGTTTTCCGCAAATCAAGTATACCTGCTGAAAGATGGTACCTTTATCCTGGTCAGTGATGTTGACCCCGTTACGAAGTTCGCAAACAATGACAAGTCACGCAAGGTACACTATAAGATTGGTCAGAAGTATGACAAGAAGAAAGTGTTCAGCATGACCTATGGAGTAGAGATTGAAGATGCTTCTACAAATTCTCAAATGATGTTCGATTGTGCCCAGAGTGGAAATATGTCCATCCATGACCTGAAGAAGGTGGTTGGATGTTATCTGGGCACACTGAATGGTGCCAGTGCAAAACGCTTCGGCACTACAAATAGTGAATACGTAAATGATTTATAAATTATACATATAGCGCATATATGTAAGTAACAACACATGCACTTAATTTGAAAGGAGTTCTCAAGAATGTCAGCTACAATTATCTTAGCAATCGCGGTACTCATCGTTGGATGTATCGGGTGTGCCGCCTATATCTGGTACAAGACTTACCAGTACAGGATGCACCCGACGGACGGAACGAATCTGTTCGGAGTTCATGTTCCTATGAATGATTTCTTCTCTATCATCAATACGCTTGCCATGTATGTGTATTGTGATAAGCAAGTAGATTTAAAGAATTTCTTCGACGCAAGCCTGTTGCAAAATGCAGAGTTGAAGGATTTCAAATTCGTGGAGACTATGATTAATAGCTACCCGCTCATTAAATGCGACTACTACCAGAACGGTATCTTTGTGTTGGATGAAGTTGGAACGGCTGAAAAACTCGCTAAGTTCCAAGCTGAGACAGGGACGGATAACTACATACTTCCGCTCTTTGATATCAGCATCATCCAGAGAAATGCCGATATCTTCAATATCAGCACGAAGTATCAGCAGGCCAAGGTCATTGATAATATCTTGGAGAATAAGGTCAAGAAAAGATATTTCGAGAACCCTGAAAAATTAAAGAGATTCATCACAGAAAAGATGGAGGACGAGATTCTGGTTGAAAAGAAGGAAACCACGAAAGCCATTACCAAATTGGTGACAAAGTTCATTCCTTCTGTCGAGACAAAAGAATCCGTTTCTGCCGAATAAAAAACGGCAGATAAAGAGAGACACTAGAAATTCTAGTGTCTCTCTTTTTTGTCATTTTACCATGATTCTGATATAGTTGGCTAGCCTATTATCTGCATCCGTATTATTTTTTGTATCAATAATATCTACTGGGTACATATTAAACATGTTATTGTGACTGATGACGAAGATTTGTTCTCCGTCTATCATATTCATCTGTTTCTCGAGTATCTGTAAGAACTTCTCTCGATTAGATGTATCCAAAGTAGAATCAATCTCATCTAACAACATGATGTTGTACTTGGAGATGGATTGATATATGAGGGCAAAAGAAAATGCTAAGGATATAAAACTTCTTTCTCCCTGGGATGCATAACAGACATCTCCAATTTCTGTTCCTTTCGTAGTATAAGGAATCTTGAACTCATCAGCAGTGATATTGAAATTCTCTATATAGAGTTCATCATCATAGACAATTTCCAGCAACTCATTTGTGATTTCCTGGATACTTTTTAGATATATCTGAATATAGAGAAGAGGAATTCCTTCCTTAGCAGATAAAGCATTCTTGACAAGTTCCATCTCATCATATTTTGTATTATATGCTGAGAGGTCTTCATTAAACGATAAGTAAGACTTGATTCTATACTCAGTATCATTAAACTCTTTCAACGCTTTTTCATACTCATATTTCAATCGGTCGTACTGCTGGAGGAGGTCTTTCTTTTTTCGAAAAAAATCGGTTAATTCATCATAACTATCCTGGAGTTTCTCTACCTCCAGAACAAGTTTTTCTCTAGATTCTAATGCTTCAATAAATTCCTTATGGAATTCAATATCTTCAATGGTATCCTTTCTATCGGATTCCAGAGTCTCTATCTCTTCGTTGATCTTTGTGAGAGAATCGGCAGTTTTCTCTAATTCATCAGAGATATCTCCAATCTTATTAGAAAGATACTCAGAATTTCCAATAGATAGTTTCGTAAGTTTCAACTTCTCTTTCAGTCTATCCAATTCTGCTAAATCCGTTTGCTGCAAATCATATTCTGTGGCAATCGTTAATAGAGAATAGATAGCTTGCTTATTGTAGATGGGTTTCATATCCACAATATTATCCATGAAAGTCTGAAGAATGAAATCTTTCTGAATATCTGTGGGAAGCTTCTCTAAAGTAGATTTGCAATCTCTCAGATTCTTCAGAAGCCCCATGATAGTCTGATGAGACATTTTCACATAGGTGACGAATGCTTCATCCTCAATGACGACATCCGGTTCCTCTGTGACCAAATCAAATAGAGTATTATAGAAATCCTTGATATCACAAGCATCAGTGCATTTTGTTTTAACAGGCCCGATTTTCTTAAGGATATACTGATACACAACTTCGGCAGCATTCTGAAATTTGCTTTTTTCAGACTTCTGCTTATTACTGGTCACATACTCAGAAATATCCGTATTGCTCAGAATATAACTAGCAGCTTTCTTGATGGGTTCTTTTCCAAATTCATACATGGTAAGAACCATCTCAGAGCACTTATCCAGCATGACGATTAAGTCTTCCAATTCTTCCTTGGATACTTTGTTATCATACTTAGATAAAGAGCACTCTGTATCACGCTTCTGAATCTTTGCACGAAGCTCAGAAATCATATATTCAAGATTCTTAACGTCAGCAGATTCAGCTATCTTGTCAAGTTCATCTTTAATCTCATTAGAATCACAGATGAGCTTATCGTATACATCAAGAAGTTCTTTTCTTTTCTCTCTACTATGAGCGATATCAGATTCAATCTGTACTAGATTCTTCTCCAGTTCAGTAGATTCTTCTCTCATTTCTTCCAGAGATTTAGAATCTAGCTTTCCTTTCTGGACAAGTTTCTCCGCTTTCACACATTCTTTTTTCTTGATATCCAGGTTTTCCTTTACCTCAAGAATAGAATCGTACTTGGAAATCTCATACTCAATCACATCAAGTTGACTCTTCATAGAGTCTAGAGCAGACTTCAATGTCTCAATCTGTTTCTGTCTCTCTTTTTGAGATTTCTTAGCCTCATCTATGTCTCCAATAGAAAGCTTTGTAATCTTATCTACAGTATGAGAGATGACAGATTTGACTTCTCTCATATCTGCAACGATTTTCTTATAGTATTTCAGATAGATATCTACTTCATCAAGAATCTTTCCCATGAAGGATTTTCTGTCCGTAGTCTTGAGGTCAATGAAGTTTGTTACATTACTCCCAAGCCTAGTAAGCTTCAGATAATCCATCTCAATTCCAAGTTCTTCATGGATAATATCCTTGAAGGACTTCACATTTCCATTCACATTCAACTCATTCCCGTTTTTCTCTATATAGGATTTTACGGTATGACTGTCCTTAGATGCAGTATAGAAATGCTTGATGACGTATTCGTCTCCATCATCTTCGATACGGATTTCTTTATATCCATCCTCCCCGCTTACGATAAGAGGATTTTCGCTTCTTACATCCAGATTACCATTTGTAGCAAACGGATGCATACAACTAAGAATACTGGTTTTTCCACTTCCATTTGGCCCAGTAATCAGTATAATCTTATTTTTACATTTCGTGAGATCAATACTAATCTCATCGCTATGATACGCAGTTTTGATATTTGCGAAGTTTCTTAATAGGATATATGTAATTTTCATTCAAATACCTACTTTCTTCTCATATAAGAAACGGTCATCTGAAATATGAAAAAGGTGAGTTTGAATAATTTTCTACAACATAAGTTTAATCATTCATCTATGATTTCCCAGGTGGGAGCACTATGTTTATGCTATCAGCATGCCTGTCATGCATAAACTGAGCAGGCTTCTTCGGTGTTGTAGAGCTTTTTTGCATTTGTTTCCTTCACAGAGATAGATTGCATCTCGTTCACGCGTCTATGGATAACTCCTCCTATATGATATGTTTGGGTGCACGTTACAATTTCTGCGGGGCATGCTGATCCGCTAGGGTAGCGGGGCCCTGGCAACCTGCTCAGTTTGACAGGAATCGCATCGAAAGATGCGTGTTAAATAAAGAAGTGGATACAGTTGATTCTGTATCCACTTCTTAAGACCCATTTTACTTGAGTTTGTAAATATCCTTAACGAGATTATTGACGTAATCGACATTAATCATGATAAGGATTTTATAAGTGTAGTACACATCACAATTGTGGAACTGCAATGTGTAATCATCAAAGTTGATGGTATAGTCCTTCCCATATTCAAGAAGTTTTCCTTGTTTCCTTACTCTAATTCTAAAGAAGTCCATCAAGGTGATTCCTCTATCTGTATGGAATTTGATTGCAGCTTTGATGCTATTACTCAGTAAGCTATCAATAGATACTGAGTCATTTTTTGTCTCCAATCTGCAAGATGGAGAAGCATAAAGTTGCCAGCCCATGGGAAGGTCAATATCATCCTTAGTCAATACGTCTGTGAAGATAGGAATGATATTGGAATCGTTAGAGTTATCAATTGTGATAACCGTTGGATTCACTAAAGCGTCGGAGAACAGATAATAGAAACCAGTAGAGTAGAACTCACATCTCACATTGAAAGAAATACTATACCGCTCAGAAATCTGTCCAACCTGAGACCCTTCATCAGGACTAAAGTTCGTGATGATAGTGTCGATATTCACAGGATAGTACCGATAGTATTCATCGGAATTTGTGCTACCTTGAAGCTTATAAGTGATAGGGAAAGCAGAGTTAGAGTTCAGGTATTTCAGAAATTCCCTGTTGCTTCCATTCTCATCATACATAGGAATCCCTACGATTTTAGAAAGTTGCTCAAGGAGTTTCGGGGAAATGTAACTCTCCAGACATGTCTGAAGGAAGAATGGAATCTCCTGTCTGACGGCATTCCTGAAATAGTTGGCCCAGTTAATCTGCTGAATCATAGTCTGGAAAATCAATACAACATCGAAATTCATGACATGTCGATTCATCTGATACTTGATGGCTACCTTTCTTCCTCTGTCCATAAAAAAATCTTGCAGATTCGTTCCTGCATATTTTGAATACAGGTCTCCCTGTCTTTCAATCAGCATCGTTCCATTTAAGAACTTAGATGTATCCGTCCAGTCGATTTTAGGACGGATGATAAACATAGGAGGAGCTTTCTTCAGAAACTCCTTTGGTGTACTCCGCATTTGAGAATGTGAAATCTTAGAATTCACATGGATGGTACGGAATAAATCTTTCGGAAATAGATTCAGTAACCAGTTCTGAATGAATGCCGTCACATTTCCAAATGTATGAGCCGTAGAGCACTGGCACTGTATATAATGTACAGGGTGACCCTCAAAGAATTCTTTTTTAAAATCCTCCATGATTTTCACTCCTTTCTTTATTGCTTAATACAATGTTTTCTAGGCAATTTCTTGATTCCGTTCTATAAGTGAAGCATATATTATAATACTAAGACATAGAAAGATATTCGAATAGATTTTCTAAAAGGAGATGATGACTATGTGGATGCGTGGGCCGTAGGTCTCTCCGCACATAAATACATACGGGGTGTACGTATGTATGTTTTTTGTTTTGGATATGAACAAATACGGGAGAGTTGCAATTTGCTATGAGGGACATCACTTTAAATGACGTACAGCTTGCCATGAATAACGGTGGCAAGAGCGCAAAATTTCTTTTGGAAGCCCTGACAACTTTGGACGCATGGGATCTGCCTATTATGGCGGGAGAAAAGAGTAATGAAACGGAAAAAATATGTGAAATATCGACAATGAATTCCCCACTTGTGGATGCAAGTGAGAACTTAAGGCGGGCTCTCGAAATGTTAGTCGAAGATGGGTTTGGAGATGAAGTCGTTTTCTTTACGGATGAAGACTTGACATTGAGTGAACCAATTCCATTCAAACAGCCGACAGTTCATACGTATAAGACGTATGATGGAAATCATATAATTTCTATGTCTTATTTGTCCATTTAGTGTAAGAGAGGGTAAGAAGAACGAGATACCAGCCAGTTGGTATCTCGTTCTTTTTTGTATTGATTAAATCAACATGTCATCCACGTCGATTTGTTTAGACGAAATATTAGAGGTGTGGAATTTCTTCATACCCAGTCTCAGAAGAGTAGTAGCAATCTTACTACAACCGAGACCAATATTCTGACGGTCAGTCATGTAATTCATTTCTCCAGCACAGATATTGCAAATCTTGTCTGTAGTGCAGTACATGGGAGATCTCAAATTTACATGCTTTCCAACGTATCTATCAATTACATCAGGGGTGAGAAGTTTGGGCTTCCCACCTTCCATAATATAACGATAGAAATAGGATCTCTTATTTTTTTCAGTGATTAAGATATCCAGAGTCTTCTTGCATTGGCAATCCGTCCCATGGTCATCAATCACTTCAGTCTGCATAGCAGCCAATAGCTGCTTTGCAAGATATCCTGATTCTTGAGTTCCGCATTACTTGTATTCATAATAGGTCGTTACTCTATTATCGCTTTATTCAAGCTGCTCTATATTACTATAGAGAGTAGACTATATCATCACTATACATCCTGTTACCAGACATATAATGCCATGCGCTTCGATTTAATGGATTTACTATAGACTAATCTCATCTATACACCAACCCAATCACTTGGCTCTACTCTACTTACTTCCTCATATAGGTGTTTCTCCTATACTATGCTTTCGATAGTCGTTGAACGTCGATTAGAAATCATAATCTTTTGAGATATCCTTTCTTCTTCTATGAGTACGGATATCCTTAACCAATTCTCGTTTAACCCCAAACAATGCAGCAATCTCTGGGTCTTTATACTTCTTTAACTCAAGCATCTTACAAATCCCATGAATAGTGGATAATGGAATGGTATTAGGAATTGAATTTCCAAGCTTCGGAAATTTGTATCTGGATGTAATGTGCTTCCAGCACTCACCAGAACGAATGTGTTGTATCGTCTTTTTTCCAATACCAAGTTTTTTGGAAATCTCTCCATTATTCATTTTCTTCATAATGCATTCGCAGATTTCAATAGCTTCCTTCTCACTAATTTTAGCAAGATGCGCATTCTCTCCACGAATACCATCACAAAGACCTTCTCTCCAGGCGTGCTCTGTATTTTCTTTTCCTGTCACCCACTCAAGATTGAAAGCCGCGTTATGATGTTTATTCCCATCTTTATGATTAGGAACTAAATCATCGAAGCGCTTTCCATCTTTTTTATGTCGTTTCGGAATCTCACAGAAGTACATAGCAACTAACCTATGAATACTGAATTCTTTCTTCTCACCATTTATCTTCACATACCCTCTATAGTATATGAGATTTTGGCCAGAGAAATCATTTATTGTTTTCTTCTTGGTATTTTTAAGACGACCATGATTCGATATCTGATACTGAGTTCTACTTCCATCATCATTTAGGATCCATTTCCAAACCTCTTTGTACTGACTAAGCATTGTATTATAGATAGCGTCAGGTTGCTTTGAATTGAAGATAATTTCAAGGTTAAAAGATGTTTTAGGCATTTTGCAATACACTCCCTAATATAAGATTTAGTATAATGTACTGCAAACATTATTTTAATAATTTCTAATCTTTCGCTGCTGATTGTCGACACTTGTCGATGTTCCAGCAATTCACATGGTTTAAAGGCTGCCACAACTCAAAACAGCCTTCGGGTAAGCGCCTGATACCACAGCAGTACCGAAACTTGGGATGTCTTCTTTACGAATACCATCCATAAAGGAAGACCTCACGATTTCGTACTCACCGCGGTTATTCATGGTAGCACCCTTAAATAAATTCATATTCTTGTAGTTACCGAAGTTACCACGAGCTTCTGAATTATATAGATCCATACCAGGATCGCCCTTAAGAATCTCTTTTGCATCTGCAACAAGCTTCTTCTCAATCTTTTCAGAAGTAACAATGTCACCTGCATTGAGTTCTTTATCATACTTCTTAAATAGCTCTTCCTTTTCTTTCTGTACAGATGGAGGAGTTTTAATTGTATTCATGGTGAAAGAAGTGGTTATGACAGAATTGAGCTGCATTCCCAGATTATCACGGTAGTCGATATATCTGAAGAACTGGTCAATCGTCATTTTATCTTCAATCAGTGCTTGTGTAAGTTTTCCTTCCAACTTACCATTTACACTCTTCGTAATGGGTTCATTGACATAGCCCAAGACTTTCTGCAAGCCAACTCTTTCTACAATGTACTTATTATAGATGAATCTTCCTACAGTAGTTTCAGTCTCTTTATCAACGAAGTATTCTTTTGGAGTTAATACCATAGTATCAGTGGTGTTGAATCTACTTTTCTTAGTAGATTTCATATCTGCACCAATCTGAGTAGTATCTCCAAAGAGTCCAACTAAAGTGGAGAAAGATAAGTCTTCCGGTTTCAGAGAAAGCAAGTACTTCTTTTCAGAATCACTAATCATAATTACGCCTCCTCATCCAATGTCTTCTTCAACATCAGACCTCTCGTAACGAGGTCTGAATTTAACCCCATACCAAGTAGATAAGTATCTACTGTATTAAGAGTCGTTTTGTTAGAAGGATCGGATTCCATATCATCGAGAGAAACGAATCCCTTATTAGAAATCGCAGTATACATCTGCTGCTTCATAACAGGGTCATCGGCACGGGGACCATTCAACTCCTTCAGCACATTCTCCATACCAAGAGAAATCAGCATAGAATTCTCCAGGTCAGATTCACGGCCATTCTTATCTGCACCAGTAACCTGACCAGTAAGAGAAGCTCGACTATTAATAGAAGTAGAAAGTCCATTCTTCTTCGCTAGAGTCTGTTGCGTTCTCTTCACATGACAATAACCAACAGGAATCGGTTCCTTAGATACCACAACGTGGTCTTTGTCCATTGTATAGTGCGGGAATGCGACTTTCTCCATGAGAGGAATTTTTAGTACCTTGGCTGCTCTCTCGATATCTTCAATTTTCAAATCAATCTCATAATCACAGATATTGAGAGGAAGATATGAGGTTTCGCTCTTAAATAACTGAGAGAAGAATCTGTCAAATTGACTATCTGTCATGCTATCGAACATGGCTTTGTAATGCTCTGTATTCCTATGGGTAGGATCGAGAGCATCGAAAGTCTTATAGACAAGATCCTCCATTTTTTGCCGTTTTTGCGGTGTAATCGCCATAAACAGTGTTCCTCCTTTCTCAGTATAGAACTTAATATTTTGTTTCCTATAGGGATTTCTATGAAATCCGTAAATTGGCTCAAAAATGGTGATATAATATACGGATAGAAATGAGAGAAATAAAACTACAATACTCTCGTTTCTATGTTCCTGGAAATTCTGGGTTAGCAGGTATCCTTAAAACAAAAACTGCATATGAAAGGAGTTCACATGAAAGCCACTTTTACCGAGCTGAAGAACATGGCCGTGAATGGATGCGAGAATGAGTTCTTGAATACAGACGGCATCGTCGGAGGCGTCAAGCAGGGCGTCGCCGCCGGCACCGGCATCATTGCTGGATGTGCTGTCTGGAAAGAGACTAAGTTCTCGGATGCCGGCTTGATCGCAGCCACCGGTGTTGGCGTGGGCACCTATCGTGCCACCTCCATCGGTATCGACCTGGTAGGCAACCTCGCCAAGAACCTGGCTCTTAAAGCCAAGCTCAATGGGGTTACGCCGAGCGCCGCCTTTGAAGCGGTAAAATCGAAGATTCCCCATAAAGAATCTTCCGAAACGGTTGCCGCTGAGCCCGTGGCCACTGAGCCGGCCTCGACCTTTGATCCCAATGTGGCTGAAGATGCCACGTTCATCATTAGCGACGACCCGGTACCTGAAACTGACGCCGATGACGGCGACAACATCTGAGAGGAGGAGAAAGCCATGTTAATCAGAATGGGAAGCTATCAGAAGAGCGGGGGCTTGAATAAGCTCCTGGGCAGGTCTTCCAAAAAAATTAAGAAAGCCGCCAATAAGCGGCGTAAGGCTGGTGGATTTGTATTCACCGGCCTGAAGGGAGGTAAGTGATATGGGAGTCAAGAAAGGCCTCGTAGGGATCGGCAATATTATCAACGGCACTGCCGTGTTGGCGGCGTCCGGAGCGACCGGCATCGTAACCGCCGCGTACGTCATCGACAATCCGGTGCTCGATGACTTTAACTCCAATACCGGATTGGCCATCGGTGCTGGCGCTGTTGCTGGCGCCGGCACCAGTACTATGATTCTCGGAGTTGAGAATCTGGTGTTGAAAGGCATGAAAAAGATTAAGGAGGTGGCGGAAGGATGAACGCCCAAGCCAGTTTCGAAAACGGGATTGCGACCGGTTCCGCTCTTGCGGTTGGCGTTGGTGGAGCCCTAATGTTGGCCCCTGCAACTGCCTGTCTGGCCGCCGCAGGCATCACGCTAATCGGCGTGAAGACTTTCTGCCGGATGTCCAACGTTACGGCAGAAGTCAGACACCTTCAGAAGAAGGTGAAGACCAAGAAGATATTAAAAACCGTCGAAGAGCTCACCGGCGAGGCTGAGGCTCAGATGACGGCTGAGAATATGGCCGCGACTGCTGCGGCTACAATGGGATCCGTGTTACCGAATATTCCGGATCCCGAATGACGCCCGTACGGGCTGGGATGCAGTAAGCCTGCATGTGAAGGCCGAGCTGCTCATTAACTCACTCTTAATGAGACACCATCAGACGGCTGAGGCACAAACTAATAACTTGGTTGGCCGACCGAGGACTTAGCTGAGCTGGGTATACTCTACATCCCAGATTTCACATACCCCTCACTTATCTCTGTATAAGTGAGGGGTTCTTTTTTTGTATTCTGACAATGTATTAAACTATTGAAAAGGAAGTGAATGCTATGAGCGTGCCTATTAAACTTTTGCTTTTGAATAAAGGGGAGACTCTTGGTTACGGCTTAAGAGCTATCCGTGAGTATGCTGATAGAATGATTGATGTGTCTGATTGGGAACTCGGTATTTCTGACTCTACCATGTCTTCTGCCAAGCAGTATGTCATCAAAGACAATGTCATGTACATGTGCATGAAGTCTTTTTTTGATCTGGATAATAACGAGAGAATTTTCGTTTGTGTGGAGAATACTGAGCCATATGATGTTCTCCCTGAAGAGGAGACCGTCACGACTGCAGTACCCAATCCGGATAATAATCCTGTAGTTGCCGTGGATACCTCTGAGAAGACTTTAAGTGCAACTCTGACTGAGCTTGAAGAGAGCGACGAGCCCACGATTCTTGTTATGCCGGACGAATCCATTGATGAAGAGGTCACGGTTAAGACCTCCACCACGTTCGCTGGTTCTAATGCCGAGAAGGCACAGAATCGTAATCAGAGTATCTAATTTTTTCTTTGGAACACAGAAAATAGAGAGTAGGATTTTTATCCTACTCTCTATTTTTTAGCAGTATTTCTGAATACACATGACAAAATACAAGAAGATTCCCTTGGTATAATCAATCCGGGTTGCCAATCTTCCATATTTTCCGTATATGCCTGTATCTGTACCCCACTTATCCAATTTCTTCTTGATATTGGAAATATTGGTGTTTTTGCTATTGGATTTCTTGAATAACGCCAGAGCAAAAGCAATGAATGCTTTACTATTGATTTCCTCAAAAGTGTGCTTCTCATCATACAAATAGATGAAAAGAATGGATTCCACGAAAGACTTCATATCATCACTATTCTTCTCTACGGTAATCTGAGTAATAGCATTTCTCAATTCAATCTTGGATACTCCCGATGCATTGGAAGCAAAGTCACAGATTTTCAAATCTACTCCATTGATGAGTATATTCAAGACAATCTTATTTGTGACTGACTCCACTCTATTGGTATCATTCTCTGTATCTACTACGATTGCATCGTCGTAAGCATCTACAGAAGTATTGACACGGAGATTCAACTTCTTGTTTTCCATATAGGCATTTTTGATTTTTTTCATTAGAGAGTTCTGGTCATTCCGAATTCTCTGAATGAAAGCAATCACGTTCGAGTCTGCACCATTGATGATGTTCTTCTCATGGAATCTCCAAGAGTTTTGAATAGACGTCGTAAGGGTATTGAAAATCGTACCGGCTTTCTTGATGATAAATCTCTGGGAGAGATTATCAATCGTGTATTTCATGACCGCAGGGTCTGGTTGGAAACCAGAATAATACTTATCCCAAATGGAAGGATAGTAAGCCATAGCAGTAATAGCCAGAGCAGAATTCAAACCCTTATTATCTTTCTTAATGGTATAGAAACGAATGATGAAAAAAAGAAGCGTATATACTGGGTTATTCTTAATGAAAAGCCAATTGGCTTTCTCATTGACTTTCTTAAGAACTCCAGAGATTATCTCAATGGTATCCTTTTCAGTCATTCCAAATAATCCAAATAACTTACCTTTGTCATCATAGGTGAACGGAATCATATATAGAGGACCAATTGCTGCTAGTTTACTACTATTTCGATTGAAGTAATCTTCAACGATTCTCATAAACTTACGATTTCCCTCCGGTGTCTTCAAAACTTCCTCGATCTTTGGATATAAAGCATCCCGCAATTCATATGTATTAGCGGGAGCAGCTTCGAAAAAAATATCAAAAGGATCGTTGTCTATATTTGCATTTTCGTAAAAAATATACATCCGAATCCCTCCTATTCCTTAATTATGCTTAATACACTGTTTTTAAGGGTGCTAAAAAATGAATTTTGAGTTGTATGATATATTTGTGTAATCATAATAATGCTGGATTAGGCATTGGTGGTTACGTGTGTTGTCTACCCAAAATGTGCATGTGGAAAGGAGATTGATGAATGAATGTGCACCATAATTCAGCAAACTGAGGGGCGGCAAAAGTATTGCAGAGGTCAGGTCTGGTTCATGAGAGAACCGGTAGATATGACCAATGCGAAGATGGTAAGCGGTGATGGAACAACTGCTTATAATCGTCCAGTTCTCATTCTCAGCGTGAATGAGGACAATAGGGATTGCCGTACCGTAACGGTAGTTCCTCTGAGCACTTCCCTGTCGCATGTCGATGGTGGCGATGTCCTGTTCATGACGAATGGGAAAACTATCAAAGCCATGTCCTGGCAGATTACTGCTAAGGACAAGAAGTTCCTTACGGAGTACATGTATTCGGTGGATGCCGAAGTTATGGATTCCGTGGAGGCCAAGGTCGCTGCTCATCTAGGATTTGGTCGGAACTATGACTCCGAACTCGTGCAGAAAATAAACGCTTTGCACGAAAAGGTTGATTATCTTCTCAGTGAGGATAAATCGACTGGTGAGAAATATCACTCAAAGAGTATCGTAGACAATCCGAATGTCTCGGTGTCTGTGGATACCAGTACTCCTGAGCCTTATAAGGAAGCCCACGAGGAGGACAGGATCACCAAGTCCGAAGCTCTTGAAAAGATTACCAGAAGGAGGATGACGAAAGAGGAAGGAAAAGCATTCGTAGATGACTATACTTCCATGTCTATGGCTGATATGAAAGCCAAGTATGGGAGTAGTGAGGGAGCTATCCGTCAGAAGTATCGCTACTGGTCGGAAAAGCTCGACCTCAAACCCCAACACAGTGCCCCCCCCCCCCTTCAGAGGGAACGTCCAGCTCTAGTAGGAGCAAGGATTCCATTACCGCTTTCATAGATAGCGTGTGTATTTTCGGGGAGAAAGAAGTTTCTTTCTTCGCAGATGTATATAGAGAATACTATAAATTCTGCACGAAGGAAAATATGGTTCCTCGGTCCCGCCAAGCATTGGAACATCGTCTATCTAAAAAATCCAATGTGTCGACAAATCGAATTTGTAGGTCAGGAGGTCACCCTGAACTGAAAATTACAGGATTGGGCATGAAGCCTTAATCAAAAAATACAAATAAGAAGAGACGGAGAGAAATCTCCGTCTCTTCTTCATAATCGCCATATCTGAATGGCTTTACATTTTTTCTTCAAGTGGCTGACTCTAGTCTTATATTGTCTTTCACAAGTAGAGAAAGCGATATCCACTAAATCAAAGAAGTAGGTATCTTTGTCTTTTGCATACTCTCTCAGTCTTCCGGGTAGCTGATTGCATACGATTGGAGAACTGAAAGGCTCCAAATTTATGATACAACGAAGACCTGGTATATCTACTCCAGTACCACAGGATCTTATGGTACTACAGATAATATCCGCACTCTTCGCCTCTTCGTTTACCTCTTTGGTATTAGAAGAATTGATAGTAACGATTTTTTTACCTTGTCCTCTGCAATGCTCAGATATGAGACTCTGAATAAATTCAGTATCTGCAATCTTTGGCACTGTGACAAGAATCTTTCCCTCTAGCTCAGAAGCCTTATCAAAGACAATGAAGAAATTCTCTATCTGAGTTTGGTCACGGTCATCGTGTAATGCATACCTTGAAAAATTCAAGACAGAGAAACCATAAGAATTCATTGTGGAAGCAATCTGGGTGTCAGTCGGATTGCTTCTATACAGCACTGGAACATAGATAATATGCTTTCTTTTTTCTTCTGTCTCCGTAGGTTCATTCCCATATTTAACAACAGATGAGAAGCACTTCTTGAAAAGTTTCGCTTCTTTACTGTCGCTTCTTTCAAAGTTTGCAGTCAGATAGAATGTCTTTTTCGTATTGGCAAACATGTCTACCCGTAAGACATTCTTAAATGACAGATGGGCCTCATCGAAAACTTTCACCCCAACATGGAGTTTTTCAAAGAACTTCTTAACTGCTGGCCACCCATGTGTTCTCGCATAGCTAGTGAGAGTCTGATGATTGACAAAGTAAATATGACCAGCGACCTGCTTTCCTTTCATGATACGCTCGACTACGTCAGTGCCAGATATATTGACAATACTCTTAGCTGGGACGTTAGTCATCTTCAGCAACGTATTGATCCACTGCTCTTTAATCTTATCTTGATGTGTGATGATGATAGCTTTCATTCTAAGATTCAGTATCGCGCTGATTGTAGAATATGTCTTCCCATCACCAGTATCAAGAATAAGAGCTTGTTGGTGAGCACTATCTAGAAATTTAAATTTCCCAGTATTGGATAAGAAAGAAATGCTGTCAACTTGAAGCTGATTCCTAGGCGGAGATAACATCTCCCACTTTGGAAGTCGAGAGCTCTTTATCTCACTCTCATATTTTATAAAAGCCCTAGAGTTCATCTGTGTCTCTAAGAGCTTCACGTTATAACCCCTTGGCACATAAAGTCTATCATCACAAATATAGTATCCCATAGGGTCATATCTGTATTCTGCGTCTATCCAGATGGAAAGAGCTTTTTCGAGATTTTTACACTCTCCAAGCTCATATGGATAAACTTCATAATGTGTATTCATTATGCTAACTTCTTTTTCCTCTTTCGGCGGCTCGTAATATAACGAGCTGAAAAATGGCGTATTCGGCATGATTACATTCCTCCTTTCACCACTAAAAAAATGTTTTTTAATGGATAAAGCTTTATTTGGTTAGGAAGGAGACTGGATATAGAATCCAGTCTCCCATTAGTTAGTCTTCAGACGCAACGAAATCTACTAACTTTTCTAGCATAGAATCTGCTGAATTACTTTGGAATACTTTCAGTTTCTCCATAAATTCGGGACTTCCGATTTTAGGATAGTCTGTAAATTCATCTGGCTTGTGAGTAAGAGTGCTATACGGATATATCCGGTTAGACCATGGATGTTCCTTTATGTACCCAAGGTGCTCAATATCTCGATATGTATTGTCGATTGCCCTATCTACAAGCGTCACGAGTTTCTTTTTTCTAAAGAATTTAATATAGAGAGAAATCCCATAATCTTCAAAGAGATGACGTTTCTTAGATACATGGAGCTTCATGAAGTCAACTAAGTACCCCATAATGTAATTCATAAGGAATTCATAAATGGAAATAAACATAGCCAGACATTCATCCCTATCTAAATCTTTGAGCTGGTCTATCTCATCTATCATGGTATCGTCACGTGCAGAGTGAAGACCAATAGCATGGAACTTCTTGTACATCTCATCGTGAATAGTATCATAAAGGTCTTTTCCAATATACTCGGCAAGCCCATCTACTTCTACGCCAAGATCCACAATTGCATTATTCAAAACCCAATTGATTAGAATACGTCTGACAACAGCCAGAGATACGATGACTACTACTGCTATTGCCGCGTAACCTTTAGCATCCATCTTTTTCAAGTTCCTTCTTTCGTATTTCTTTTGCAAAGTCCAGAATCTCAACAAGTCGTTTTCTATCAATGATTTGAATCTGATTCTTCACGGTATCCATCGTCCATCCTTGAAGCATATAGGGATTGAACGTCAGATATTCTTTGCTCTCATTATAATTACCGTTATTCCGACAAATTTCAATATCAGAGAAATTATTCGTGATAGCTCTAACAAGAATCCTATTACGTCTCACACGATTTCTCCACACGAATGCGCTAGAAAATGCATAATCCTCAATGTGCATGATTCGTCTTTCAGAATTTGCAGATGAAAGCATCATTGGTAGTTGAGAAGTCAGATAGAATAGTACGAATTGATAGGTGGAGAGATAGATAGCATCCCATTCTCTTCTATAGAGAGTTTTGTAATCCAAGTCCTTCGGGTCTTTCCATTCGGAATTATCAATACATGCCTCTCGCTCCCCATAGTTACTCTTCATGATGAAATCCAAATCGGTTAAAATATAGCCAGATGCTTCATCCAACATTGCAGAGCAGAACTCGATATTGTCATGGCAGATTTTATTCGTCTCGATGAATCTACCAACAATGGCGGAAATGATATAAAGACCAACCACTGTTGCGATGACCAATATCAATTGACCAAGAGTTAAATTCATAAAATCGCTTCCTTTCCAATATAAATAAAGGGTCGTATACATCTCCGTATACGACCCTTTATTCTTACCAGTTTTTATTCTTCTTTTTCTTCTCGACGCTCTTATGCATCTCAATGAGACGAGAAGTTGGAGTCGTCTTTCTGAAGAAAGAGTCGATATAAGATTGTCCATGTTTCTTCGTAACCAAGTCATCAGACATAAGCTGTTTCTTGATATTCTGAGAAGCAAGACCAATCAGAGGAGATGCGTTAAACTCCAGAGCTTTCAGAATCGTATAAATCTGATAGTCGGGGACTTCATCTTCCGTAAAATCGGGACGACTGAAGTCCTCGTCAGGGTCATTGCGAAGCATACGATTGATAATCAGCTCACCAGAGAGTGCCATAGCTCCAATTCCAGACTCCAGAAGAAGCTCAGTGAAAGTCTGAGCCATCCAGTGATAAGTAACCTTCTCATCACTATCCTTCTTGGAAGTATTGAGAAGGTCCATCAGACGATACAGAGGACGAGTCAACTCATTATTCATGATGACCAGTTCAAACAGCGCAGTATCTTCATCCATGTCCTTGAAACGGATATATCCACGACCCTTTTTCATCAGGTCGATACATTCATCAGTCATAAACATCTCACGCTCGTCCATAGTATGGATCTCAACGAGCTCCTTTGTGACCATATTGTAGACATAGAATTTACCACTGATGTAAGTATTGAACGAAGAATCGTCATCCAGCTCATCAGACTTCTGGATAGTATTCGGGTCAATCCAAACAGCCCAGTTATCGAGGTCTGTCACCTCGTTGTTATTGAGAATCGGATTGATTTCGCCAGCAGTCATAGAGAAGAACCGATAGAAATCAGGATTGAACTCAATTTTTTCAGAAATGGTAGTCAGAAGATGCTTTGTAGAAAGAACCATCTGGTTTACAACCTTAGTGGTTTCTTCAGTTTCGAATCCAGAGACACCATCTGCGATATCCAAGTTCAAAAGAGAAGTAGTACCAAAGCATTTATGACAAACTTCATCTCCGCATGCACAAGTGATAGGAGAACGAAGATAAATCTTCTTTCCTACCAGCTTTCCTTTATCCCTCTTAGCATTGATGAGAGAGAGGTCGTCGTTCAGATTGAGCTTATAGTAACGACCATTGTACTTCTTGAGCATTTTCTCAGACTTGATTTCAATCTCAAGAAGATGCTTAGTATTGCAATCAGATACAGTCTTAGAAAGCCGAAGAGTTCTTGCCAGTAACAGGCAGATTTTTCCGAAATATCCGGCTTTCCCCATCACTTTTTTATTTGTGATTAGACTCTTTCTGGCGCCGAGCGCATCAATATACATGGCACTGGGTTTATTCAAACCATTAACCATGGTGCTGCTATTGATAGGAACTGGAATTGTGACACCATTCAGGTCAGGTTTCAAGCCCTGGTTGATAGTGAACTCACTAAGCTGCTTGTGCTTAATACCAGTCCCGGAACGCAGAATTACACCGACTGCATTGTCCTTGATTCCTTTGAAGATTTCGATTTCTTCATTCATGAGACCATTGAGCTCATGCTCAATCTCGGCCGGTTGCATTTCCAATGGGAAAGTTGTTTGCATGATTTGTTGCATTCTCGGATTTTCCTGATAAACTTTCAAAAAAGTCTCAGACGATACCGTCAGGCCCATAATCAATGCAAAGTCAATAGAGATTCTTCTCATATTGTAGAGGACTTCAGATACAGAGCGGTTTCGTACTGTGTTTCTGATACTATACTCTTCAAGGACCAGAATGACCTTGTCGTTGATATAGTCTGTGAAATTGGGAATATCATTTTCACAATCTACAATAAAAGAAGAATCAAGGATTTTCGTTCCATATAAATTGATGAAGGGATACCATGCAAACACGTTCACTACGAAGTGACGCAGTTGTAAAGTATGGGTTTCTTCATCGGTCGCATAGAACTTGAATCGTACAGGATACTCTCTGCAAGCTTTATGCTCGAAGCATCCTTTAATGAGGGTATAAATTTTCTCCTGAAAATCTACATAGTCTTCTTCGCTCCTCATATAATCATTGATGATATAGAGAGGGCTCACGTACTTGCTCAATTCTTCAGGAGTACTAAATGCTTTTACAACGTAATCTTTCATAACTAGCTCCTCCTCATTGCCCAAACATAGGGTTTGCTTAATTTAGATGTCCACAGGATTATTAATTTTGACTTCTGAGGTTATAATATATAGCTTACCCAAATTTTTAGGCCATCTTTTAAAATGGACAGACAATCTTTTAAAGTATACCTCAGAAAGGCGGTGAGAGAATGAACAGCGAAACCACAACGTGGTTAAACAGCATTGGTGCCGGGACATTCATTTGTATCTGCATCACATTATTCTTATTTGTGTCATTCCTCTATAAGAAGTATAAGAGCTACAAAGATGCACTCAAAGAGAAAATCGCAACTGAGATTAATGACGAGAATAAGATGACAGATCTTATCAAATCGGTAAATGAATTAGTCCCAAAGATAGAAGGATTGGCAACAACAGTTCAAAGAATTTCAGATGATTTTGAATCATACGTTGATCGGAGTGAGAAAAGATTTGAAGAAATTGAGCAGAAAGACGGCTTAATGAAGGATCTATTGGATATCATCACGCATTCAAGTGAAACAGATATCCGTTCTGACATTATTGATGCATACCAAAAGTGGATGCCACTTGGATACATCGACGTGTATACAATGTCAGTACTAGAAGACAAGTATGATATTTACGATAAACACTTGCACGCAAATCATTTTGCACATGATATGATGATTGGTCTTAGGACATTACAAACGAAACCAGTCATTACAACAGACGGGGGAGGCGACCCAATTCCCTATTTCATCTTACATCCAGAGGATCATCCCGCAGTCAGACAGGAAAACTACCAGAACGAATTGGAAAATGGTAAACCTTATCGACTGGGTGCATCTCATGAAAAGATCACAAGCGAGTAAGAAAAAAGAGTTGATAGACGGCTAACCATAGGCGTCTATCAACTTTTAACCCAAAAAACAATAATATAAATCCAAATCCAATGAAAGGAAGTGGTATTCTTATGGATAGACCCGTGACGAAATATCCTACTCGGGTATTGAATATCAACACAAATAATACCTTTAACGAGGATTTGATGAATAGCACTATCAAGGCTGCCGTAGAGACGTCTTTCAAGTACTTGAGAAATCTCCAGCGGTCTTATGTGAATATTCTTCGATTTAATCTGACGAATGATGATATCTACTCGGATATCAATCACAAAGTCTGCGTTAGCTTGGATAAGGACTTCATTGATGCAGTAAAGAGAAAAGAGTATAAGAATAGTGAATATTACGGGAACTATGTAACTCTTGACGAGATTGCAAAGAACCGTGACATATTCACCTGGATTCCTATTGTCTTTATCAACGATGAGTTCAATCCTTTTATCAAGATAAAGTGCTCGTTAGATGGAACTACTGAGATTCAGCTCAGTAATCTCACATATAGCGCTGGATTCACAAAGAGAGAACACAGAATTTCTGTTACTTTCTTGAAGGATTGTGACTATACGAGTTTCACGACTCATAAGTATGCTATCAACGCATACCACAATCTGATTCCTACTTCTAGTACTAAATCTACATTAGAACCTGGAATTGCTTTTGCTGCTCTGGTTTCTGATGATGGGAATCGTGCTACAAACTTCTCTAATGTTACAATCAATGAGGATTTATCTATTTCTCTTGATCTTGAGAATGAGGATGTTTCTTCTTTGGTTCAGAATAGTAGAGAAGTTACTGTGCATGTATTTAGGATGAATCACTTCTATCCGATTGCTCATGTTAGTAATCCTAAGATGAGACTCGATGGAAAGTATTCATCTCTTATTACTGTGATTTCTCCAGATGATAAAGACTCCAACGAGGTACTGAATATGCCGGTTCCTCCGCAGAATCTTTTCATCCTGAAATACGATACTACCACCAAGGAGTATACGTATATCAATGATGCAGAAATCATTCATCACTATCCGAATATTTACGAGGTAAAGGCTGAAGAGGATGAAAATTCCCAGTACTTTGCCTGGTATTTTTACTACACCCCATCCCTAAATTTGAAATACAAGAACGCCTTTGACTATGTACACAAGTATTACATGTATAAAGCCGATACGAGTTATCTGAGTGAAGCAATCTGTAAGTTGCTTTACGAGGGTCTGGATAATGATGCTCTAGAAGAGTACTTCTTTGATACCTTTGATTACGATGAAGCCGATTTCATCTATAATCATGGTGACTTTTTTGCTAGTGAGGAATATCCTTATACCCTGGATTACAAACTGGCAAAATTGAAAGCATTCATTCAGAACGACCCGTCCATCTTGACCGAATACTCTAAGCAGGTTGGGCCTGACTATGACTCTTACTTCTTAGACGTTCGGAATATTGACCTAGAGAATCGGAGACGTTCTGATACTGCTGGAGAAGCCGAAGTCGATTCCGACATCGTTCACTTCAGTGAAGACCACTATGTCCTCATGTTTAAGAATGACAGAATGGAGCCTCTGGACTTCAGAGTATTCATTGATGGCATTCTTTGTACTCATACATATGTGGTTGAGACCGAGGATATGGGATATATCTATATCCCTGTGGCATCTGTGAAAGAAGATTCCTATATCGAAGTAGAGAGATTCTATCAGTACACACAGTTCACTCCTATCACGTTTGACTCTGTCGGACTGGATGAGAAAGAAATCGTATATACTGAGGACGAGAATATCACTCCTACTTTATTTGACCTCTTTGTGACAGACAAGAGTTTCAATCGGATTGACAGAACTAAATTTAAAATCTACTGCTTAGTAGATGAAGAGTATATTGATGTCAGTGACTATCTGGATGAAGATATTGACTATGTGGAGAGTCCTGAAGATGGAAAGGTCTATGTCAATATTGACTATCTTGCATATGTCAACATCAGCGATTCCAGAGTTCCTCTTCGGTATCTGAAACTGAGTAAGGTAAAAGTCATTCTGAATGATTCTTCTCTGATTGGAGAGAAACTCTATTTTGTCGTGAATAAGAATCCTTATTTACGTCATGAGCAGATGGCCACTACTGGTCTTCCGAAGGTGAAACTTTTCAATGGAAAGAATCCCTGGAAAGAGAGTTCCTCTTATATCCGCACATTTGTGAATGGACGTTTGGTTCATATCACTATGGACATCTATGAGGAAGACCCAACTCATACGTATTGCATCCCCCGGTGTTATATCCAAGAGAATGATATTCTCACAATTGATGTATCTCCGTATTCTTATGAACTTGCATATTACACGGAAGAGATTCCTGAATCTTACATGATTGATTTGAGTGGAATCCTCACCAAGCCTGCTGATTTGGCATATTACGATATCTATCTAAATGGTAGACGTATGACTGACCGAAACATCCAGATGATTGGTGAGAATAAGATTTACTTCTATCATGTGGATTCCAGAAAGAATCTTGCTATCTATCGGAAAGATTGGGACTATGACTTCTTTGGTCTGATGTCTCCTGTAGAGACTCCTATTGATAAACTCTTAAATTCCAATATCTCTGATGAGGATAAGAGAGTTATCATGGACTCTATCGTTTATGCAAATCATGAGACAAAAGGTGATAGTACTGATACAGAATCTGATGTGGATGACTACACTTCTGTCGATGACTATGTGTATGAGTTCTATAGATTCTATCTGGATATCATTCAACCCACTGGAGTCTGCAAACCGAATGAGCTGTTTGTCTCTAAGACTGCTGCTGAAACTATCTACACTTCTGTGTATGAAGAGTTCTCTAATAAAGAAGACAGATTGGTGATTCGTCCCAATGTCAATTATGATGCTCCTGTCATTCTTATGATTGGTAAAGAACATAATGCTTATTATGAGACTCAGGTTAAGAAGATGGCTCAGTATGTGGGAGATACTTCTCTTATCAGTGCATTCGGAGATGGTTCTATTGCTGGTGCAGTAGTCGAACTCTTCTCTCGTCTGAAGGTCAAGTTCAAATTTAATGACAATGGTATTCTTACAGCATCTAAAGAAACTGATGATTAAAGAGTACGAGCGACATTAAATTAATCAATAGAAAGGATGGTGGATATGCATGAGTGAAGAAAAAAGCCTCCGCTATGGCATCTCTGCTCTTGATATGAAATATCTGCAGTATGCAGAAAACGATGAGCTGATGGTTGTTGGCGAAACTGGTCGTATTGTCTATAAGCGCTCTGATGGTCAGATTGTCACTTATGAGGATACTATCTATAACGACCGTATTCTTGCTATCTCTATTGCAGATGCTTTGAATAAAGCAAATGCATTTTCTCCCACAGATGAATCTGCAAGCACCATTGTCTATCAGACAGTGTCTCTTGCTCAGAAGTTATCCATCTTGGATGGCGTAAAGTTTAACCTGGAGATGAATAGTAAGTTTATCTCTAATGGTAAAGCTGGTGGATTTTTTTATCGCATTGGTGCGAATTCCAATATTTGCGCTATCATACGGTACCTTGAAACTGTCGGTAAAATGTATGGAGATTCTCCGAGTGCGAAAATCACGTTTGGCATTTATATGAATGAAAATGAGAATACCGAGCAGGAGTTCGACATCACTTATTCCAGTTTCAATAGTCTTGTGTATGTGAATGTGAGTCCTCCTGAGGACGCTGAAACTTACACAATCGTGTTGAAGGGAATCGACTTTACTGCCTATAAAGAGGTCTATGATGCTCTTGATAGTGCAGAAATGAGTCAGATTTCTCAGTTGAACTATGGCAACTCTAGGTTTGAAGTTAATAACTTCGATATTGTCACTTATAATAGTGACATGACGAAAGTCGCTCTCTGTGATGAAACAGATGGGATGAGACTTGTTAATATTCTGCCTGTGGAGTTTGTCGAGGAGTCTACTACTGGTTCTGGTAGTAGCTTTGCGATGTCTGTTGACCAGCCTGATATTACTGGTCTGTGGGCAAAAATTACTGAGTAAAGTCTCACTTGGGGAAGCATCAAACGATGCTTCCCCTTTTTATTACATTATATTAAATGTGCAATGGGTCTATGGATTCAATGCATAAATTTTTACTGAAAGGTATGATAAGATCATGGCTAATGTTAAAAACGCTATTCTGAAGAAGAAGATTGGCGATATTATCTATGACTTGATGGTCAAGACTACCACCAAGATGGTGGACTTCGACGACAATACCACGCTGGCTGCTAAGCTGGAGACCATGCTGTCGGATATCGCCGACTCCAAGGAGAAGCTGGCTACCCTGCTGGGTGATGACGCTGCCGATTCCATCACTTCTCAGATTTCTACCGCTGTTCAGAACGCCGTTGACAGCCTGACCAATGAGGACGATGCTACCTCTCTGGCCGGTAAGATCAAGACTCTGAACGCTGCTGTGACTGCCATCAACGATGCCTCCACTGGTATCCTGGCAACCGCAGAGCAGTACACCGATGACAAAATTGGTCTGAGTGGTACTGCGTATACCACTGTGAAGGCGTATGTCGATGCCGTTAAGAGCGACATCAACTCCGCCACCGCTGGCGCTTTCCACTTCAAGGGCAAGGTTGACTATGTCGACCAGCTGCCCACTGAGGGTAGCACCGAGGGCGACGTGTATCAGGTCCAGTATGCTGGTACTTCTGACAAGCCCTCCAGCACTGTCCTGAACGCTGAGTATGCGTATGATGGCACCAGCTTTATCGAGCTGGGCTCTGTCATCGATCTGAGCAGCTACTACACTGCTGAGCAGACCACTGAGGCTATCAACACCGCTAAGCAGGCTGCGATTGATGCTGCTGCTGCGGATGCTACTAGCAAGGCGGATGCCGCTCAGGCTGCTGCTGAGGCTACCGCTGCTGCGGATGCTACTAGCAAGGCCAATGCCGCTCAGGCTGCTGCTGAGGCTACCGCTGCTGCGGATGCTACCAGCAAGGCCAATGCTGCTCAGGCCGCTGCCGAGAAGACTGCTGCCGATGACGCTACTTCTAAGGCTAACGCCGCTCAGGCTGCTGCCGAGAAGACCGCTGCTTCTGATGCGACTTCCAAGGCAGATGCTGCGAAAGAGGCTGCTATTTCTGCTGCCGCCACCGATGCCACTACCAAGGCTAACGCTGCCCAGGCTGCTGCTGAGGCTACCGCTGCTGCGGATGCTACTTCCAAGGCTAACGCCGCTCAGGCTGCCGCTGAGGCTACCGCTGCCGCGGATGCTACTTCCAAGGCTAACGCTGCCCAGGCTGCTGCGATTGCTGCTGCTTCCGAGGAGTGCGCCACCAAGTGCCGTTTCCTGGTGTCTGCTGAGCAGCCCGAGGATCTGACCGAGGCTGACGTGTGGGCCGAGCTGGTTGACTAACCAGTATCTAATGGGATGCACTTCGGTGCATCCCATTTTTTACACTGGTAAAACCTTTATATAATTAACTATATTATGAAAGGAGATGCTATAAAATGGCTAAGATTATGAGTGACTCGAATCATGTCATTTTGCACTCGGTTGATAAAAAGACTAAGAAAGCGGAGCAGATGTTCCCGACCAATACCACCGATGATGTGATTATCAACGATGATGGCGATGTTATCACCGAGTTTGTCATAAAGATTACTGACAGTGGTAAGGATTATCCTGTTGGTGTGACTCAGCTCGGTGAAGTAACTATCGAGGACGCTTGTCTGAATGTCATCAACGGTACGGCATCTGAGACGACCTGAGTTTTTCATAATAACTACAAAAAAGAAGAGACAGAGAGAAAATCTCTGTCTCTTCTTTTATAGCGACCACTTATATTCATGGATGAAGATGGCAAACTCATTCGGCCCTACGATAAGTTTACTATTCAAATCCAATGGAACTTTCAACGGGTCTCCAGGTTCAAAGAAATATGCGCCAGTATTCTCATTTGTCCCAGTATCATAAAATAAACTTTCTATGATATAATAGTCTTCTGCATTCATCGCAGCAGACATAGATGTGTATCCGATTGTACCCAAGGCTTCCTGATATTTTTTCAGAAGACATGGGATTGTAAATACATAGAGACATCCAAAGACTTCTTGAGATAATAAATCCTCAGCCCATCCATATCGAACATCTGATTTCTCCTGGTGAGTCATCACGACATGCACTGGTCGTCCGTTATGGATGCACTTTACTTTCTCTAAGACAAATCTCTCCATATTCTTCAATTCTCCACCAGGGCCATTGTCATCCAATTCCCTCTTAGTGACAATGAAGATATCTCTTCTGGTTTTCAGGAACTCTTTCAGGAGTTTCTTTTCATCTGTTAGCCCATATAAGATATAGTCGTTACTACCGGTGGAGTATTCGACTTTTGGAAAAATTGAGTTATAGACATTTTCTGGCACTATGTCTTTTCTTACGTACAGAAAGTAAACTTTCACAATATCACCTCGCTTATCTTTTTCTTCTCTATATATTACAGCATTAAAGATTACATCTCTTTTAGAAACCTGGCCATTGCTTCGGCCACGGTTTCTTTTTTAGGCGCAGCCTGAACGAGTAACTCATCGTGTTGGAAACCAGATGCACCTTTATGGCCTCCTCCACCATACTTGGTGGCAATCTGACTCACGTCCACCTTATCAGAATACAAACTGTAAGACCACTTGAGTCCATTGTAAGAGAACATCATCAGAATGTCATAAGACTTCTTCAGGCTATCAAACCATGAGCTATTGACATTGTTGATAGCTGCGATATTCATGGCAAACGTAGGATGGTCTTCGAAGACACATTCGAATCCTTTACTCCCACAGTAATCTTTTGCCAATCTATCACGGAATCTTTTTACAATCTTCCCCTCTTCAATGAGATCATTTACAGAATCGGGATTGCTCCACAGAGTATTCCATTCAGTATCACAAGGATTATAGTCGCTCAGGCCAAATCCAAGATTGAAAAGTTTTGTACGCTCACCATACTCAAACTTCCATACATCCTGGTCAGAAATTAGTTTCACATACTCAGGAGCATTCTTCACCATATCAGGATTGAATTCCTTGATAACTTTTCCATCTTCATCTGTCATACAGAAAAGATAGATATAGCAAAGCATGCAACCAGCGATCCCCTCTTCATTTCTAATTCCAACAACTTCAAAGGGTAAATCTTTCAGTTTCTGGATAGCACTTACATGATGGTCAATCCAGATGATATCGGTCGTGATTTCATGGAGTTGTTCCATTTCCTCAGGAGAAAGAGAATAATCTACAATGTAGACTTTTTCTCCTTTAGAGATGATATTGAATGGAAATTTCATCCCATAGTTAATCATATAGAAATCGTCAGGGTTGGCATTCAGTTTACCATTTCCAGAGATAGGGTATCCGTTCTCTTTTAAGAGAACCATAAATGCAGAGCACTTACCATCAGCATCCACATGATGAAAACATTTCACGGCAACTTCACTCCATTCACTTTCAGATTCTGAGCGCGAGCTTTCTCCATAAACACATGGAGTCTATTGTATGCAATCTGAAGATTTTCCTGGATATTGTCCGCAGGACTCTGACCAGCAAATGTCTTCCAATCCAGGAAGAGCTGCCCAAGTTCCATACTGATATGAACCAAGTCTTCAGCACAGAACTGAGAACGAGCCTGACGCTCAACGTCACTCTCTTTCGTATTCTTCTTATTTTTCTCCATGATGTAAGAATAGAGCTCCTTGATGATATTATGCGTATACTCAGCAATCCGATTCGGCATCAGAGCAAGGATACTACTATTATCCTCTACACGAATCAGTTTATCATTGACAGCCATGTAAGATGCAGGAGCAAAGCGATGCTTCGTCTCAGTCCCGATATAATTCACATAAACGACAGCGCGATTCTTTAAAATATGTCTAGGAATGTCATCTACGTACTGGTACACGCCTGCAAACTCAGATGGTACAACATCACCGCATTCTGTCTTTGCAAACAGATTCACGAATTCAGGACCGATATTCTTCTCTTCCAGAATGGCAGAGTTAGAAATACCATCCGTTATATTCAGAATGGTATTGCACATGATAGGAATCACAGCACTGAGGTTACAATCGCCAATATTGACATTGACTCCTCTGTGCTTTTTCCACCCCTCATCAGTCTCCCCTTTAATCGTAGCAAGATAATCCACAACGGAACATGTATTCAGAACTTCCAGACTGTTCTCCAGCATCTGAATCATACCGAAGTAGTAGAGTTGCTTATTTGCAGATTTGATTTCCTTTCGCAAAGTAGCATTTAAATCGAAATCCATGATAATTCCTTCTTTCTAGTATAGTATGGGTAAGGGCTTAAATTAACGTCCTTCAGATTAGAAAAAAGAAATACCGGAAGATTACAGCTCTTCCGGTATTTCTCTTGTCGGGTTCAATTTCACCGTAGTTGGTAGTCTCTCAACCGTTGGAGTTTCTTCTATGATTGGAAATGTGAGATCGGGTTTCTTCCCATCAGACCCTCCAGAATTCTTCATAGAAAAGTAAAGATTGATAAGTTGCATCGTGAGATTATCCATATTAATGGATTTCATCACGTAGTAAAGATACTTTGCTTCTGTGTATGTTATCTGACAGAAATTCTCTGGAGCGTTAATCATGAAAGTGAGTCCTTCATAAGCACACTCTAGATTATCTCTCTCATAGACAATGCTGTGCTGCACCTTGAGAGTCTTAAACTGTGTCACGACTTTCTCCGCTGCACTATTTGATATCTCATTGGCAATGCACAATTTGTCATTCTTATAGTAGTAGAGGTCTTTCAGGGATGTGAACTTCTGTATCATAGAGGTGAGCGTTTCGATGAATTCATACAGTGTAAATTTCGACATGCTGAATTGCATGTTTGCATTCCAGCTATCTCCTCTATCTTTAGAATCTGATATATCCAAAACCACGAAGGATTTTGGCATGATTCTTAAATAATCACTCCCCCTAAATTGAAACTCACTGATTGGTTGAATGAAAAGACGAGAGCCAGTCTTATAGGCTGGCTCGTCGTCCTTTATGATTGTAGTAAACTTCACTCGGAGTCTACCAATTCGTGCTAGTTCAATCGAGCTTTTGTACATTTGCACTCGAGCCTTTCATTGAATTTCACTTGGAAGACGTATCAGTGGACTCTGTACTGTTCTCTTCGTTCTCAACGATGACAGTGCATTTATCCTTACTGACCCCATAGACAGTCATGCTGTCTTTGTTAAACTTCTGAAGCTCATCCAGAAGTCTATAGTAGTCCTCCTTCGTCTCTGTCGTGATTTGGATGTGTTCCACGTCCTCACTGGACAGGATTCTATCCATATCATTCTTGAAGTCATACATAAAATCATCAGGTTCCTTGGACTCATCGAAGTAGAGTCCTTGGATTTTGCTGAATGGACTTAGGACACCACTTGTGCCAGGCAAGTATAAAAATTATACTTAGACTATATCATCATCTACTATACTCTGTTACCAAGTATAATAGAGCTCTTCGTTTCGGATTATTGGAATTTCTTCCTCACCTACATTTCACCCTATGATTGGGTCTACTCGCTTCGTGCAGATATTTCAATCTACCTTATTTTCAATCTGGCTAAGATAAATCTTATTTATGTATTTCTACAAATCCAGATATCTAGCTTTCCCTAGTCGTTGAACTCATATCTTATCTTACTAAGATACTTTGCTGCGTCGATTACTCAACATCTCAATCTTTTTACTATACCTTTGGAGTTACCCATTGCCACTATAGTATTGCTACTATAGTTTAGTAATTGAGACTTACAAGTTTCCCGCAATTAGAAGAGGATTTAAACTATAGATTTCTCTATAGCCCGACCAAGTCGATCGGAGTTTCCGCACACTAGAATGTCTATATGCCCAAGCATGGAAGGATGTAACCCTCTATACCTAATGGAAATGTTGTTACTGTTTTTGCCTCCTCGGACAATACAATTCATATCTCTATGAAGCCAGACTATATCTTCATTGTATTTCTACAATGCCTCCCGTTTCGGTTTATTACATCCGAAGATGCTCACCTACATTTCGCTCTATAATTGAGCCTACTCGGTTCTACCTATTTTATAAGTAGCCTTTCCCTAGTCGTTGAACACACATCTCAATGAGATGCTTCGCTGCACCGATTGTCTCTACCTCTAATCTTTTTACTATACCTTTGGAGTTACCCATTGCCATCAGATGTGTCACCACTCTGATTTAGTAATTAGAGTCTAGCGAGATGTCCCTGCAGTTAGAGAGGTTTTAATTCTTCCAGAGGTGCCAAAAAGCTTACAGAAGTTAAAGAAATTAATGGACCTTTATTAAGCATAATTTCCTAAACCCAGGCAAACTCCTGGCGACAGGTTAAAAGAATGGGGGCCTTTTGTTGTATATTTGTAGTGCGAGAAGAAATCAAGATCATTGATAGTGTCATCGAATCTCAGAATGCCACTGGAATGCATCTTTTGAATTAAGATTTCACCACTAAATTTGAACATGTCTTGATAATCCTGAAGGGTTGCCTTAGAGCCCAATGTGATAATACGATTCAATCTCTTACTGAATTCCATCGTAAGCAAGGATGCGACATACTCATTGCATCTGAGCCGTTTATTCTCGAGTGCGAGGTTGTCCTTCATACGTAAGTCATTGAAGTTCTGCATAATCCATCTCAAAAGACAATAGATATCATCCTTATTGTAATCATTGAGCATCAATGTCTTGCGGGTGGTTTCATCCAAGAGTCGATTACAGAAGGTGAGAATGTCATTCCCCTTCTCAACGCTATTATTATTGGAAAGCTTCCTTATCCAGATTTCCTTGTCATACATATCCTGTACGGTAAATCTGTTTGTCGATACAAAAAGAAAAGCTCCCACGATAGACTGAATGTATGGATACTTCAGAAAGAGTTCTTTGTTAATCTCGATAAAGCATTTGGAAGAAATCTGAAAATACAGATTCTTATCATGGTCAGCATTATCGAGATTCTCCACAAAGTGGAGGATGTTGTCTACTCCTAAGAAAGACAGAGCCCAATCCATACCATTCGCTGCGAATAACAGGACTACGGGGATTTCCTTTCTAAAGACGAAGACATTGTATACAGGAAGAAGATACTCTGTACCGTTCACATCTTTCTTCTCTGCGATACCTTTCACGAGGTTCTCAGTCCTAATGGAGTTGCGCTTGACTGCAACCGGCATCAGAGACTTCAGAGTAACGGACGAAGAGCTTGTATAAGTAGACTTATCCACAAGCTGATAGATGATGTAGTACTTCTTGCCCTTTATGAAGTAATACCCATCATCATCCTGCAGAGGAATCAGAATCTTCTTTTTGATGATTTTCTGACGTACCGTCTTCTCCAGAGTCTTCTGGTCAGTTTCCTCGACAGTAATTTGAATATGGACCGTCAGGCATCCATATCGGTCATCATTGACAAATTTGTAATCAACACGATCTTTCTTCCGTTTCTTCTTATCTCTCTTGAAGATGAAATCGTTGATATCAATCTCAGATTCTTTCTCAGTATACTCGAATTTGAGAATCTTGATATTCTTCACAATCTCGAGAGACTTGAAGGCGTCCATGACATACTCTACGAGAGGTCTATCTGCTTCTTTATTCATCAAAGGAATATTCAATTCCTTATCGAATTCAGAAACGTAGTCCTTGATGTAGTGCCTCAATTCACTCACACCCTTTCAAAAGTTTAGCGACGCATATACGCAAAAGTATGACATATAAATTTCACCCTAAAAATGGGTAATTTTTCAAAAAAGAAGCGGGATTAGTAAAATTCAATACTAATCCCGCTTTCCTTATGCCATCAATCAGTCCTCATCCTTGCCACTGGCAATCTTATCGGACTTGAAAAGAAGCTTCAGAGAGATGCTGGGAACGAAGTAGATATTCTCCTCAGCATCGTCAGTCTCTTCAGCACAAATGTCGAAAAGACCGGCGACGTTCAGCTCATAATGAGCAGTCTCGTTCTCCCGCCGCTTCAGCTTGATATAATTGATGAGCTGCTCGTGGATGATGCAGAACATCGGGATGATGAACTCCACGTTGTCGAGCTTGATGTTAATCATCTCGCTCAGAGCTTTCTTACCACGAGCGGCAACCGCCTTGATGGTCTCTGCCTGGGTCTTCACATTCGCAGCATTCCACTGCGTGCAGAGAACGATGGTGTCGGTCTCCTCCTCATCCAGAGAATCATTGCTTGCCGGAGTCTCCAGATGATTGATGTAGACCATGAAGTTACCCATCTTCTCATCATCCTCAGAAGAGGTGGTGGTATAACCAACCTCCAGACGATTCGCGATGTTCAGACGGAAGCTCTCATAATCCTCCTCTTTGGAAGCAACCTCTTCACAAATTGCCTCAAAGATCTTGGCATAGATCGCAATGGTGGTCTCAGGGTCATTCAGGCCCAGGCTGATTTTGTCATGCAGATTCCGGTTGGCCAACTCACCAACCTCAATCAGCTCAGCCTTATTGTCGGCCACATTCTCAGCAAACCACAGTTTGCTTTTGCTAATAGCGTTCTTACTCATCTTAACTAAGTCTCCTTTGTTGAAATATATACAAAACTGGAATGCAAACTATCATATCCGATAGGTGCATTCCAGTTTCATACCAAAATTACTTATCAGACTTCTTCTTCCCAGGATACTTCTTATCCTTGGTCATCTTAGCATTCTTCCGAGGCTCGACCTTCATACCGACCATGTTCCGGATAGAATTATCCAGATAACGGCCAATATATTGAAGGCCATATTCAGCGGCATCCGGAGAAGTGCTATTGTAGACGATATCGTGGTTGTCACAATTCACGAAAATCGCAGCGGTGCGCTTCTCAGCTTCAACCAGATACAATGCGGTAGTCAACTCACGAGGCGCGTCATTAATGACTGCGATTGCTTTTGCGATGAATGAAACACAACCACTTGCCTCCTTTTTCGTATTCACAGTAACCTCAAACGAAGTCAAACCCTTGTAGGTTTCCACCTGAATCAGGTCAACCAACTTCTGCTTCAGTTCCTCGATGTTAGTACGCATGTTTACAATCCCCTTTATGAAAGTATTTTTGGGCGATAATAAATTGTAGCAATGGAGATTTTTTATCAATCAACATTCACTAAATTATTACATATATCTGAGAGCTCTATCAGGGCTTGTTTGCAAGAGAATTGAAATACTCTCTTGCTTCAGAAATTGACATAATCTGAATCCCAAGATTCTTAGCCTTCGAAATCTTCGTAGAGGTTTCACTTAGACTTGGAACAACCAAGATATTCGTAGACTTTGTCACACTATCTACGACTTTTCCACCAGCAGATTTAATAACACCCTCCAATTCAGAATCTCTTACCTTTGTGAAGCAGACATTAAGATTGGAAGACCCAGATTGTCCCTTCGTCTCGATAATCGTGAGCTCCTTCTCCAAGAATTCAATCAGCTTCTTATTCTCTCTTAATCCATAGAGAATCTTAGACGCCGTCTTTTCTTTCACAGAGGGAACTTTCATCAACTTACCAAGTTCCTTATTCTCGATAATCTCAAGAATAACATCCAGGTTATAAAGAGAACAGACTTTCTCGAATGTCTTGGTGGAGGTTCCGGTAATTCCAAGAGCTCCCAGCATTATATAATCTTCGACCTCTCTGTGAGCATCAATTTCATGAACCCAGCTATTGACGAGTTTATATCCAAACCCATCAATCTCCATGATTCTTTTGGCATTCTTCTCAATCCGATAGATATCTTTAATGGTATCCATATAACCCTCAGCATGTAGCTTGTCAATGATACCATACGAGATTCCATCAATTCTCATCTTATTGAGATAATTGAGAATCTTACCTTTGATTCTGCATGGGCACTCTGGGTTCTGGCATTCTGCAGTTCCACCATTTTCACTAATGACTAAGCTAGAACCACATTCAGGACACTCGTCGGGCATCTCTACTTTCTTTCCTCCCATATGCTCACAATCCTCATCAAAAGTAAGATACGGAATGATGTCATAGAGAACTTTCACTCTATCTCCAATTCGAAGATTTAGATACTTTGCGCGCCGGAAAGAGCCTAGCGACACATTGTCGATTGTGTTACCTTTTAACTTTACAGGCTCCACGTGAGCTACTGGTGCAATACGTCCAAATAACCCCACATTGAACGTCACGCTCTTCAGAGTTGTCATAGCAGATTCCTCTGTGAACTTATATGCGACTTCATAGTTATTCTTATCATTTTCTCTCCCAAGGATTCTTTGAATCTCGGGGTCGATGATATAAATCACCGCACCATCGCATCTCAATCCATCCACATATGCATGAGCAAGAGCGAACTCACGAATTCTTTCACGGTCTTTCAGACGGCATCTGATATACGGATAATCGGTAAAGACTTCTTTTGCAAGGTCTTGTCCTCCATCCCCATATCCAACTCTTAATGGTACTACTGTGAGAAGTTTAGACTTACTCACATCGAATTCATCCGAGTTGATAATTGCTGATACAATCGACCGAGTATTCTTATAGTCCGTATGATACGTCTCATTATAATACTTGAGAGAATCATTCAGCATCATAATCTCGGTCTTTAATCCATACGGAACATTCTTTCTCTCTGGGTCTCTCCTCTTCATAATATGAGAGAATACATGTGTGATATCCTCAGCTTCATTTGTCTGAGTAAATCCTCTGGTCAATACTCTATCCAAAGTTCCATCTGCATTATACTCAAAGATGCCAGAAACCCCATCATATTTAGGGAATACATAGATTTCTTGATTATCTAAGTCAATTCTCTTACCAGACCTCTCAAAAATCTTTGCTTCCATAGTCGCTTTCCACTCATCCAGATATCTACGACTTTGATTCTTTCTCTCTTCATCTTGGGTGAGATAAAAAATCTTTGTCAGAGTACCCCGAAGCGCAGGATATTTGTGAAATACTGTCTTTGAGGAATGCTCTGCTAATACAGGGACCGAAACAATATCTGCTCCACCATTGGCGAGCATAATTGCATAGAGAGTATCATAGTTACTATCAGTCAATCCTGTACTGCAGCCAGAATCATTATAGATGAATTGCGCGATGTTAATAATCATCATAATATTCTGGAGATCTTCCTCAAAGTACGGAATCAATCCATTAATGGATTGCTTATTAATATAAGCATTCACAGTGGATTTTACTTCTGGAGAATTCATAATCTCAGAAGCTTCCTCACAACTGATTTTTCCATCAACCAGTTGCTCATAAAGATTACTAAAGTTCATATCGTTCATAATGATAATCCTACCTCATTTCTAGAATTACTATCTGAAAATATTATATATAAATAGGGAAGGGTGGAGAAAGAACTCCACCCTTCCCATTAAGTAAGTATTCCTTCCAATATTAAAACCTCATTCAGAAGTTTTAAGAATCTCTTTGGCTCGAATACCTTGATAGTTTTTTCCAGGTTAAAATCAATGACGGAATACATGTAGTTTACTTCCAGTAAAGCAGACCACAATTCAGTTGTCCCATAAAGGTCAAGCGACAATCTCTTCGGTTTGAATTTGTACTTGTAAACTTCAGCAGTCGTAAACTGCGCTTCTACGAGAGTACTCTCAAAGTATGGGAGATAGTTTCTCACGACCGACCCATAGGGAACCTTAATGGCTTCATCACCATTCTGAATGACGGCATTCGTATGAAGATTGCGATAACTAATCTCCATATTATCAACTGAGTTGATTAAGTCAGTTATTGTAGCGTAGTATGCCATAATTAGCACCCCCGCTTTCCAAGGTAGAGCTCATAATTCTGTACCAGATAATCAAGGTCGGTTTCTTCCTCAATGTACTCAGGATATGCAGGAAACGTTCCAACCATGGCCTGAATATCTTGGAAAGGAATACCATGAGCTCCACAGAAAGTCTTCACCCAGTATTCTGTGTACTGACTGAGATAATAGACTCTCTGCTCCAATTTACGAATTCTATCCTCAGGAGACCCTTCCTCAGGAGATTCTAATGACTTTTTGAATTTAATAAGGCGGACATCTCCGCCTGAATAAAAGTGAGCCATCAGATAGAAATCATCACTTTCTGCCTCTTCTCCAGGAATTGGAGTAAGATATAATTCACCGATGGGCTTACTGCCCATATTCATAACATATGCCATTTGGTATTACTCCCTTCTTACTTCGTCGTCACATACGGAGTCGCAATGTTTCCATTCAAGAACTCTACATTAAATCTTGTTCCCTTAGGTACAAGACCGGCAGAGTTTAATTTATCGAGCCAATTACAGTTTGTATCCACTGTGGGAGAAAAAGCTTTTGCTCGATTTACTGTCTTGGAGTACGTGATTTTACAGGCGTCATCATTGTCGAACATCTTATTTGCAACGATTGTATCCTTGCCCGTACCGGTGATGGCACCCATAATCTTTGGAACATAGATGCTAATGTTTTTTCCTGAGTGAACAGGTTTAAAACTCGATGCCGCATATCCATATTCAGATGATTCAACAGTAAAAATTTTATTAAATCCTGTTATCGACATATTTACAACACCACCTCTGTGAAATAGTATCGTCATTAATCTAATGTTTTTTGGCATAAAAAACTATACTATTGGAAAAACCATATGAAAGGAAGGATCTTTAAGTATGGGAATTGACCTCAATATGGAACAAGTCCATGCACTCTATGACATTGAAGCATGGTGGAAACAATCAAATGAGCAGGTGTATAATCTATCAGGGTCTGCTGGAACTGGTAAAGCACAGCCAGTAGATACCATGATACCGACTCCCAATGGAATGGTTAGATTGGGAGATTTAAACGCTGGAGACACGGTATTTGGGAGATTAGGAGAAGTCGTTGTAGTAGATGGTGTTTACGATAAAGGCATGCTTGATTCTTATGAGGTAGAGTTAAGCGATGGAAGAAAAACGAGATGTAATGACGATCATATCTGGATGTGGATTGACGAGAATAAGAATATCCATACAGATACATTGCGTTCCATTATTGATTCTGATTACTACCATGAAAACAAGAGAGTTTATATTCCACGTTCTGGTCCAATCCACTGTAGTTCACTGACAATGGACGAAGACTTCTATGAATATGGATATAATAACTCGGATACAGAGCTGCCTGAGAAATTCATTCGTGCCAATACACTGCAAAAGTGGGCATTGATACAGGGATTATATGACCGCACTGGACTTGTACTCGTAGTAAATGGTGTATATACCTACATGATTCAATCCAAGAATAAAGAGTATCTGAGAGGATTACAGACAATTCTCAGGTCTATTGCAGTAGATACTTCCATTGCAAGTATTAAGCAACAGCAAGGAAGTACCACTGAGGAGTTGGCTCATGTGCTCCTGTCGTATCCGAATAAATCTAATTACTTGAATTTTTTCCGTGATACCGATACCTATAATAAAATTGCAGGATTAGCTCTTTCTGACCCAGATAAATTATTCTCTGAAAGAAGTTTGTATATCACAAAGATTACAAAGCTGGAAGAGCAGGAAGAGATGCGTTGTATTCATGTGGACAGTGAAGAGCATTTGTATCTCACGAACGATTTCATTGTCACTCATAATACAACTCTGATTCGATATTTCATAGAGAATATCGGATTAAATCTGGATGAGGTTGCATTTGTTGCATATATGGGAAAGGCCGCTATGCAGATGGCTAGAAATGGCTTACCTGCTCAGACAATTCATAGTCTCATCTATACCTATGACAAAGTGGTTGACCGTGATGAAAAAGGAAATATCTTATTCGATGAAAAAGGTCGAGTAAAATCATCCTTTAAATTCGTCCTACGAAAACATCTTCCTAAAAAAGTAAGATTATTCGTTCTGGATGAAGCATCTATGGTCAATAAGGAAATCGCAGAAGATTTACTCTCCTATGGAATCCCATTGATTGCATTGGGGGATTTGAATCAGCTTCCTCCTGTATTTGGAAAACCTTATTTTTTGGAGAAACCAAATTGCATTCTTACAAAGGTCATGCGCCAAAATGAGGATAATCCAATTGTCTATTTGGCGCAACGTGTGTTAAATGATGAGGGTCTTCCTTATGGAGTATATGGAAACTCATCTGTCATTCGTAAGGATGAACTGACTGACTATGCTCTGAAGAATTCAAACATCGTTATTACGTTTACCAATAAACTCCGTCACGAAATCAATATGATGTTTCGGAGAGACATTCTTGGTATTCGTAGATTGGATTTCCCATCCATGGGAGAAAAGGTTGTTTGTAGAAGAAATAACTGGAATAGATGCCTGAATCATTCTATCTACCTTACGAATGGTATGTCGGGAACGATTGACTATATTGACCGAGAGACGTTCAATGGGAAAACCGTCAAGATTGATTTCAAACCTGACTTCTTGAATAGGTCATACAAGAATGTGAATCTCGATTATGAGCGTCTATTTGCTAATCCTGGCGAATTAGATGATAGGCCAATGATTGAAACTCTTGGAAAAGACCAGTTTGAATTCGCGTATGCAATCACTTGCCATACTTCCCAAGGTTCTCAGTATGAGAAAGTCATCTTTATGGATGAGACAATGGGAAACTCCAGAGAAGACCAGAGAAAGTTTGAGTACACTGCAATCACAAGAGCACAACAAAGTATCATCATTGTAAGATGAGAGAAAATGAGTAGAGGATTCCTTCCTCTACTCATTTTTTTGTCACTTAAAACCGGAGATGAAAAACAGATACTTAATCATTAAAGAAAGGGGTTGCTCATAATGAACATCATCCAAAGTATCCTTACAAACACCGCTGCTTACAAAAAGCGCTATAATATGACTGCCGTAAAAGGTCTTGTTCTGCATAGCGTTGGCTGCCCGCAGCCGAAGGCGTCCGTCTTTGTGAAAAACTGGAATACTGCTGACCGTACCGTCTGCGTCCATGGTTTCATTGACGCTCTGACTGGCGACGTTTACCAGACGTTACCTTGGGAGACTCGTGCTGCTCATGTTGGTGGGTCGGCCAACAACACCCATATCGGCGTAGAGATGTGCGAACCCGACTGTATCAAGTATACCTCTGGTGCGAACTTCACTTGTAGTGATACGTCTCGGGCTAAGACTCAGGTCACTACTGCGTATAACGCTGCCGTTGAGCTGTTTGCATATCTGTGCAAAGAGTATGGCCTTGACCCTACTGGGAAGAATGTCATCATCTCTCACTCTGAGGCGTATACTCTGGGCTGGGGTTCCAACCATGGTGACCCTGTCCATCTGTGGAAGGGCCTCAGTATGTCTTATACGATGGATGGCTTCCGCAAGGATGTTAAGGCTGCTCTTGCCAAGATTACGACTGGTACCACTTCCGTACCTGATACGACTAATGATAGTCTCTATCGTGTGCAACTGGGTGCGTATACGGTTAAGACCAACGCAGATGCTATGCTGACTAAGGTCAAGGCTGCCGGGTTCACTGATGCTTTCGTCAAGAATATCGGTGGACTCTACAAGATTCAGATTGGTGCATATAGCGTTAAGACTAACGCTGACAATATGCTCGCCAAGGTGAAGGCTGCCGGTTATACCGACGCTTTTATTACTACTAACACTTCCGCTACCGTTGCTGCTTCTACTGTAACCGCTAGCGTCAAGGTCGACCTGACTACGATTGCTAAGGAAGTCATTGCCGGTAAGTGGGGTAATGGTCAGGACCGTATCGACAAGCTGACTTATGCCGGCTACGACGCTTCTGAGGTCCAGAAGATTGTCAATAGTCTCATGAAGTAAACAAAAAAAGAAGGTAGATTTCGGTCTACCTTCTTTTTTACTCTTCCGAAAACTGTCTTATAAAATTTCTTATATGAAATGAGGAATACTATAATGGGTAAAAACTTATTAATGGAAGCCCTTCGGGCTAATGACAAGACCGGAGATTTATTCCAAGCAAATGGTACTTTTATTGCATATAAAACTGGATTTCCCACATTAGACTATTACCTTGGATGTATGGTAAATGTTTTCGATGATAATGGGAAGTTGACTAGCCAATATCCTGCATTGGGCATCACCAACGGTTCTATTAACACCATTATTGGTAAAACCCATGTGGGTAAAACTTCTGCTGCAATTGCAATCGCATCTAACATCGTGCGTCCTTTTCCAAATGGAATTGTCATGCATTGCGACATCGAGGGTGCAACTTCTTATACAAGAATTGCAGCACTGAGTAGATATACGCCCAATGAAATGAAAGAGGGCAAGTATGTACTCCGTCAGATGAAGTGCTCCATTGAGGATATCAAGTTAATGATTTCCAAAATCTATCTGGAGAAGACTTCTAATCCGAAAGAGTACATGTATGATACCGGTAAGGTAAATGAGTTCGGTGAGCCTATCAAGATGTTTGAGCCCACTTGTCTTATCGTCGACTCTGTTGCATCTCTGACGACTACTGTCAATGAGAATACAAAGGATGGTATTAAGAGTCTTGAAGAAGTTTCTACGCAAACTGACCAGATGCGTGTCACTGGTGAGATTGGTAGATTCCTGAAAGAATCTATTGAGATGTGCAAGACTGCGAACATCATTCTGTTCCTGATTAACCATATTAAGGAAAAGCCTGGTATGGGTATGCCTCAGGCCCCTGAGATGAGATATCTGAAGCAGAATGAGACGATGCCTGCTGGTAAAGCTCTTCAGTACTACACCAATACGATGATTCGTCTTATCAGTGTCGGTGCTGAGAAGTATGAGAAAGATACTGACGGCTTCAATGGATTCGGGGTCAGCGCTCAGTTCATTAAGAATCGGACTAACGTCGATGGCACGTTTGTGCCTCTCGTTTTCGATAAGGTCCGTGGTTATGATTCTCTCCGTTCTTCTGTTTCTTATGCCAAGAGTCTCGGACTCGTTGGTGGTAATAAGAATGGATATTACTTCGGGGATGATAAAGAGAATAAGTTCACGATGGTGAATATGCACAAGGATTTCGCCGATAATCGTGAGCTTTACAAAATTATGTATTCTTACATTCTTCCTCCTCTGGAGCAGGTTCTTTCTAGAACTGACCTCGAAGACAATCAAGTGATTGACGAAGAGATGGACTACTAATACAAAAAAAGAAGAGACCTAGAATTTCTAGGTCTCTTCTTTGCCGTCACTCATCGTTACCGTTGATGGTAACGTGAATGTCCTTGTCAGCATACGAGCTCTTATAGAGCAACGCGAAGCTGTACGCAGACTCATAGTCGGAGAATCCGAAGAAGCTCCGCTTGACTCCGCCCCTGCCGCTCCCTGGATGCTCCCAGTACAGTAGCTTTCCGTTCTTGTCACAGAACCGCTTGGCTTCCATAGCCTCGCGGCTCAGGATATGAATCCAAACGGAGAATCCCTTGGGAGTGATAGCCCACGGGCCGTGGTCATCGTGGTGGATGATCCGCTCCCGGCTCTCATTCTCGAAATCCCACGTTACGTTCACATTCTCCGTCACCTCGGAGATCATCGCATAGAAATTGTACTTATCCATACTACTACTACTCCCTTTCTATCTTTGTGAAAGTTAAAAATGTAGGGGACTACCCAAAACTATGAGTAGTCCTCTATGGTGACGATGGCGAGGCTCGAACTCGCGACCCACTGCTTAAAAGGCAGTTGCTCATACCTACTGAGCTACATCGTCATAAATAATGGTTAGAGAAGTGATAAAATAAAATAGGTGGTGGAGTGAGTTTTTGACTTCTCACTCCACCACCATCTTATCACCTCTCAAAAATCTCCGCCCACCATTCTTTGGTGTCACAGAGATTATCAGTGAACCCATGCGAACGGGTTCTGTCTTTTTGAGCGTCCCACTTCTCCAAGTATTTCTCAGCGATTTTCTCATCACCGAGATATGGAAAACTCCCGGGAAATGCAAATCCAAAGTCTTCCGACGTGAATTTGTAGTTCCCTTTCTGCAACTGACCAGGTTTTCGTTTCTCAATGGAGTTGAGAAACTCTTTCATGATGACCTGGGACATGCCGGGGTTCCCATGGAAACAGTACTCCAGCATGGATGCGGCGCCGACCGTCCAGTTGAATTCGATTCCGAGGAACATCTTCAACTTCGGTCCGATCATGGAAATAATTCGGAATGCCGGCTGATAGAGTTCATCATAACCCATTACGTACTTGGTTCCGTCTGGCGCAGGGTCATCCATGTCCAAGAATGCCCACTGCATGAGGATTTCGGTACACGCCTCGATACCAGTTTTAGCCATTTTGTTACCTCCTTAGTTTTAACAGACGCAGGAAGATGTGACTTCCTCGTCCCGTTTGTTCTGTAGTTCTGAGAGAAGCCAAATTTCTCGATTCGTAGCTTCCCCGCTTTCGATGCGTGGGGTGATGCACTCTATTACATCATCCACCGTCGGCCAACGGCGCATGCTGTAGAGTACGATCTCGAGCTTCTCCATCCCATCTTTGTCATATACCCTACGGTATAAAAACTTGCAGATTCGATTTCTCTGCACCTTATACGGAATTTTATTTTCCATATAGTAGTGCAGTGTATTCTCGAACTCCGCATCTGGGACGCACTGCTTTCTGGGCAGGACTCGTGCCCATACCCATTTGTCGAAGAGACGAGAGGGCATTACAACTGGACGTACCGCAAAGTAATCTTTGCGGATATCAACCATGATTGGATGATTACTGGCTGCCGTCATCTCAATCCTTTGAGTATTCGAATCATTAACAGCTTCCAAATCATACATCCCATTGCCCGCATCCTTAACATTGAACGAGATTTCATAATCCCATCCAGCAAGAATCATAGGTTCGCCATTCTTACATACTGCCTCCATTTCAATTGGAGTGAGGATTTCTTTACTCATAAAAATGCCCCTTTCTAGAAATTTATGAACAGCAATAAATTGACCCTCACTCAGTCCATTCCCTTGCGTTTCATTAAAAATATAATATAACACCAAAAATCAGCGATTTAACGGATTTTTCTATGTTCCGATGAATTTTTATTATGGATTTGACTTCTAATATAAGGAAACCCTAAAAATATGGGTCAGGTTATATGTCATAACTTTAGCCTATATTTTATATTGGTTTTTAGGTGAAGAATGAGATGAGTGGTGCATAAGAAAGGAGGAGATTTTATTATGGCCGAAAACCAGAAATATAATCTCAAGGACGAGTTACTAGCAGCTGACGAAAGACTCACAGGTTCATCATCGTTACTGGGAATGACAATGCTGTCATTTCCTCAATACAACAACAGCATGCGCTCGGTTATGTGGACGAGCCATGTAAAGCAATACGTCAATCTGAATAATCCGGATTTTGCGGGAGTATTCACCAATGGTGAGAATACTGCTGGCAAAAATAGCTCTGGATATAAGAAAACGAAGAACGACATCGTTATCGTGAAGAAGATTTATAAGTATGGGGATTTACTGGAAAATCCCTTCATCTATACAGTCATCTATTACGATAAGAAAAAGAAGCGGTATGAAATTTTCAATAGAAAGGATTCTGAAAATCTCACCGAGGTATTCGGATTCAACTACGATAATACCGTAATTGATTCTCTTCAGGAGGGAGATGAAGTTCCTGCTGGGACGATTCTCTATAAGTCTCGGTCTTATGACGATGACTTAAATTATGCTTTTGGTAAGAATGTACATTTGATGTACACATCGGATCCCTTTACATCCGAGGATGCATGCGTTGCATCTGAATCTCTTGCCAAAAGCATGACTTCTCCAGAAATTGTGACTGAGTCTATTGGTATCAACCAAAACGATTTTCTTCTCAATTTGTATGGAAAGAATGGAAAATATAAGCCGTTTCCTGACATTGGAGAATGGGCGGATGGAGAACTGTGTGCTAGACGCACGTTGTTCAGCAATCAACTTCTCTCTGATTTCAAAGATTCTTCGCTTTCTAAGATTCAAGATTCCGATGTACGATTCTTCGGAACTGGTCAAGTCATTGATATTGATGTATATTGCAACAATCCTAATCTGGATAAGAATCCGTTTAACAAACAGATTCTGAAATATCTGGATAGTCAGACACGATATTATGAGGAAGTCGCATCTGCGTGTAAAGAAATCATGGACTCTGATGAAGAGTATTCGAAAGATATCGAGTATTCCTACAAGAGAGCTTGTGAGTTCTTGGATCCTGATAAGAAGTGGAAAGACGAAAACTCCGTGTTCGGTAACATAATGCTTGATATCACTATCAAGAATACAATCGGACTCCAGCCGGGACAAAAGCTCTCAGGCAGATTCGGGAATAAATCTGTTATCTCCCAAATCCGTAAAGATGAAGATATGCCGTATTATTACGATGACAATGGAAACAAGGTTGTTGTAGACCTGCTCTTCAATGTACTGGCTATCATCAATAGAACTACGGCATTTCCTATGTACGAGTTGTCTATCAACTATATCTGCAACAAGGTTCGTACGCAGATGTCTAAGTGTAAAACCATGAAGCAGAAAGAGAAACTTCTCTTTGGTATTATTGAGGATTTCAATCAGGAGCAAGCACTCAAGATGAGAAAAGTCTATGATGGGCTTAGTAAGGAAGATAAGAAAGATTATATTGATTCTTGTATCAATGATAGAATCTTTATTCACCAAAAACCGATTGGTGAAGAAACTCCTATCTTCTTCAGACTTCTCAATATCTACAAGAAGTATGACTTCCTGACTCCCTATACGATGTACATTAACAAGTGGGGTCGTCAGATTCAGATTCAAAACCCCATGTATATCGGAGAGATGTACATTGTGAAATTGAAGCAGACTTCTCGGAAAGGATTCTCTGTTCGTAGTACTGGTTCTATCAATACAAAGGGACTTCCTGAGAGAAGCTACAAGAACAAATCGTTTACGGAACTTCGTAGTTCTACTCCGATTCGATTTGGTGAGTTCGAGACTCTGAACTTCTCTATTGGTATGGTACCTGAAGACATTCAGTTGTTCCATCTCCTGTATCGTACGTCTATCAAAGGACGCAGAGACTTGGCAGAAAATCTTCTGTCTGCAAAGGAAGAGTTTAAGATTAGCAATACATACACTTCTCGTGTTGCAGAAATCTTCTCTGTTATTCTGAAATCTCTTGGTTTCAGATTGGACTTTGTGGATGAGGAGGAATATCTGAAAGAGTATGATGACGAAACGGTATCTCTCCATGTATTGGATGGAAGAGGATACCTCTGCACCGACTATCAGTTTATGCTGGTAGAAAGAAAGGATGCTATCCGAAAAGAGCTTCTTTCTAAATATGGTGCTATAGATGGAGATGAACTGGAAGATCTGGTTATGCAGGAATTGGTGAATCGGAATTTCATTATCGGCCCTGACAAGGAAGATTATGAAATGACGCAAGCGTTCCTGCCAGACACAGTTCCCATTGAATGATGGATAAAGAGAGAAGAGGAGTGAAATACTCCTCTTCTCTTTTATAAATTTTATACGAGGTGATATATACATGACGCCATTAGAAAAATTCTTAGATGCGTATGACCAGTGGCAGAAAGCTGAGAAAGAGCTCGAGCTTGCTACACAAAAAGCTGACGAAGCCAGAGAGTACATGGAGAATTGTAAAAACTACTATGACTCTACACAGAAGATATATACAAATAAGGAAGTAACCCCACTGGATATTGCAAAGTATGAGCAAGACTTGAGCGTGTCTATCTATGCCCATAATACTCTGACAAAGACGGCATGTCTTGCGAATGCACTTCAATTAACTCGAATCAAACAATTCAAATATCGGCTCGAGTTTTCCGTGTATGACTATACAGAGATGCAGTGCCTTGCAAAAGATAAAGTCATTGAGCTTCCGTTTGTGCTATGTGAGAAAGCTTCAACTCGTCATGCTCTTGGGATTCCTTCGGATTTGTATCTTGCAATTCCTCAATATGAATGGGAGTCTCTTCCTGTTCGTCAATGGAGTCCCACTAAAATCACAATCATGACAGAAACAGAGACTGGCACAAATAAGATTGCAGAATTGAGCTTCAGAGATGAACCTGCTATTGTTGCTCGTAGCTTCGATTATCTTCCTTTCAATGGAGGAAGATGGGTCGCACTTAGAGCATACAGAAAACCGTGAAAGGAGATACAAACATGACTGATTACACGAATCCTGAGACAATCTCGATTGAGTCCTGGCTCAAGTCTGAGAAAAATGAAGCTCTAATTACGAAGAACTTCTTAGTGTCTTTCGCAGAGGAAGACAAAGCTACTAGGATTGAAGAGCACGATCCTTATGGAGCAAACGTTGCGTATCCCACTGAGAGTAATCCGAATTGCATTCCTGATGTTTCTTTTGATGAAATCTTTGAAAAAGTCAAGAGACATTTAGTGAACGAGGGCTGCTCTGTCTCCAAACATCCTGGGGCACTCTTCTCGGTTTATGCAAATGATAGTATTGGAAATGCTGGGAATCTTCTCAAGGGTTATTCCTCTCACATTTTCTCTATTATGCGTGATACTGATAGGGTATATGATGGGAAACCGTCGACAGTTGAAATTGTCTGCTGTATGAATACAATTTCGGAGCTTCCCATCAATTTTGAAAATTATACCCTTACGCAGCTCAACATCGAGCTTCCTAGGCAGCGTCCGATGTACTTCAATTGTATCAATAATGGTGTTGCAAAATATACCATTGGTCAACTCCGTCGCATGGGTCAGTTCGTTACTGAGCTTGGCGATGGATGGATTGCTCTGTGTGCAAAATATCATATCCGATAAGGTGAGAAAAAAGACAGGTGAGAATTCTCACCTGTCTTTTTTCTTATTTCGTAGAAAGAAAATCCTGGACAACTGTCTGAATGATGTAGAGAAGAATGGGAGTGAAGAAATAAACTTCTTTACTTGCTTCCAGATTCAGAAGCTCTTCATTCAAATCAAGAGGAATATCATAAATTGTGATATCCTCTTTTCTTGCAAACTTCTGCATCAGTTCCACATATTTCGATTCTTGAGGAGCGTTATACTTAAAAGAAGAAATCATCTCCTGAGAGAATAATGTGTCAGTTCCGGTCGTTGTGCCCAGAGGAATGTCTACCATCAGAATGGACGAATCATTCCATTTTGCAAAAGCAGAGTCTACCTTATCAGTACCAGAGAGGGTATAATAATAGAACTCTTTAATCGTAGAAATATCCCGTCTTTCGAAGAAACGATAGATGGATTTTTCATACTTAATCTTTCTCTTATTGTCCATGAATCCCTCAGAGAGAATCATCGTATTGTAGCTACTCTTCTTATTGAGGAGTCGATGGGTATTGATGAAAACAGACTGAAGGGGGTCAAAGATTTTATATCCACCCTGAGTGTCAGAATCTGCCATGAAGCAGTTATATCTCTTATTATAGAAAATGGAGATATAGGTTTTCACCATGTCATCATAGAGGTTATTCAGATTATCAATCTGCTCTTTATACTCTTCCATGAGAAGACAGTTATTCTCAGTACCGATATTCTCTAATACACAACTATACTTCGTCTCGACTTGATTGTCGAGCATCTCTTCACTTTCATTATCATGATACTCAAGTTTGAATCCAATCTGATAGTAATTATCTGGACGGATTGTATCATACTGAACTTCAGTGACTCTGAAAATGAAGGAGCCTTCCTTCGGGTGCGTGATAACAAACAAGTCATTCTGGAGAGGCTTGATTGTATTTGGGAGAATCACTGCACTCGAAGAGAAGCTTGTATCAATTCCTTGGTCTTCAGAGCCAATTGCCAATTGAACAGGCTCCAATCCATAGATAGGAAAATTGATAATCTTCTGGAATCGAATGGGGGAACTATCGGACAGAATAGATTCAACGTCTTTGAATCCACCATCCACGGTAGTCTCTAAGTTATTGATATGGTAATAGGTAACAAAAGACGGGCTTTTATCAAGAAAACGAGAAATCTGGGAATTTAATCTATCTTCATACTTGAAGATATTATCTTCCACAAATTTCTGTTCATCAAATAGAAATGCCATCAGTGTCTACCTCCTTTTAGTAGTATCAACTTAATAGATTGTTTTTCAGTGAAAATTCTCTGAAAATAGGGAGAGCTTATATATTATAACAAATAGAAAGGATTGGTGGTATCATATGGCAAACTCTAAACGTTTCGATGACAGGCCATTGGTTGTCATCTATACAGACGGAGCGTGCAAAGGAAACCCCGATGGGCCAGGAGGATATGGGGCAGTCGTCAAATATCTTGATGATGACGGCAAAGTCCTCCGTATTGATGAATTCACAGGTGCATTCAAATTCACAACAAATAATCGCATGGAGATTCTGGGTGTCGTTGTAGCAGTAGAATCTTTACAACAGCCATCCTGCATCACAATCATCTCTGATTCCAAATATGTCGTCCAGGCGTTAAGCTGTGGATGGATATGGAATTGGATGAAAAATGGATGGGTGACTTCTACTCAGACTCCTGTAAAAAATGTGGATTTGTGGCAGAGGCTTCTTGTCGCATTGAGGCCTCATCGTTGTGAATTCCAATGGGTAAAAGGGCATAATGGTCATCCCGAAAACGAACGGTGCGATTTTCTTGCCTCTGCGTCCGCAAAAGGGAAAGTATTTATAAAAGGAGATGATGGGAGATGTATTCTGATAGATGAGAAGACTCAGCAGGAAGAGAAACATGATTATAGCTTCATGGTTCTAAATGCTGCAATGGAAGTCTTTGATTATCTGAAAGATACTTTGGATGAAGAGAAGATAAAGGAGAAAGGAGGCACCCAGAAGATGATAGATGAAATTGCTATCATCATAGATGCTAAAATAAAATAATGAGGGAGACACACTCATAAAGTTTTGTCAAGGAGGCTGATATTTTTATGGGTAAACAGCTTGTGCGCATGACTCGTCTGAACTGGGACATTGAGTTCTTACAGGATATCATTAGCAATAATGGTTTCCTGATTACAGAACCTGCGACGTTCCAGCAAGACGACATGAAGCAAAAATCTCTATATGGTGCTAGGTCTACTTTGTATGGCACTAGCTATGACGACGAAACAGCATTCATTGAACGATATCGCTGTCAGTGCGGTTCGTTTAAAGGAAAGGTCTTTGAGGGAGAGATTTGTCCTTTCTGTGGAAAACCTGTAGAATTTCGAGATGTGAATATCGAATTTACAGGTTGGATTTCCCTCGGGAGTCACTATATTGTCAATCCGCTCTATTACAATCGGCTTTGTAAGTTGATTGGTAAGACTACTTTTCCGGAGATTGTAAATGTGAAGACTGTCGTGGATACCAATGGTAACATGAGAGCGCTCACATATGAAGATCTGGATGAGAAGCCGAAGCATCCGTTCTTTGGAATCGGATTGGTGGAGTTCAGGAAGCGCTTTGAAGAAGTCCTGAAATGGTTCAAAGCAAAAAAGAAGGGCAAAGAAGAAGAGTTCGACCGAATGATTTCGGAGTCCTCTTCTGTTTTCTGCTCTCATATTCCTATCTACTCTACTCTTCTGAGACCTCAGAGTAGCACTTCGGATACTTACTACTTCAACCCGATTGACAAACATGTGAATCCCCTCTTTACACTGTCAGAGAAACTCAAGAAAGCAGAGGAAATTGATGAGAGATTCATTCTGCAAAGAATCCAGTCTCGTGTCAATTCTCTCTGGGATATCAACTTCGATTTCCTGAATGGTAAGGAAGGTTTGATTCGAGGTCAACTCTTAGGAGGAAGCCTCAACTATACCTCCCGGAATGTTATCATTCCAAATCCTGGATTAAGGGATGATGAGGTGGACCTGAGCTACCACACTTTCTTGGAACTCTACAAGTTCAAAATCATCGCATATCTCATGCAGATGGACAACATCTCGCTCGCTAAGGCTTATAACATTTGGGCCAAGGCATATAGATTCGACAATCGAATCTATGAGATTATGCTTCTCATCATCAAGAACACGAAACCGTTAATCTTGATGAACCGTAATCCGACGCTAAAATGTTTGGTGTCATTAAACCTATCTAATTGCGGGAAACTCGCTTAATCTATGATTACTAACTCATAGCAGTGATGTATATGAGGGCAATGGGCAATTCCAAAGACATAGTAAAAAGATCGTAGATGTGATAATCCGCAGCGAAGTATCAAGTTCGACTTGATATATGCTCAACGACTATGGAAAGCTAGACATCCAGATTGATAGAAATATCTAAATAGAGTTTTACTCTAGCTGGATTGAAAATAAGGTAGATTGAAATATCTACACGAAGCGAGTAGGTCCGACAGGGACGAAAGGTAGATGAGGATGGAAACATCCAACAGTCGAAATGATAGGCTTTTGTTATTATGGTAAAAGTGATAACAACTGAAGATATAGTCTGAAGTGAAAACTTTGAAATTATTATTCGATGCTTCTGATGAAAGTGCGGACGATTAAGAGAGATGTGAATGACTTCACTCTGTCTGTCCCGTTGGCAGTTTTACCAGGATTGAACGCGGATCAACTCGAGGTCCGGGTGTGCAGTAATGTACATGAGGAATCACGTGAACGCTTAACAAGCGGTGTGAGCTATTGCAAAATAGCTTGCTAACGGTAGAAGTTAGATAAGGTACATCAGCAAATTGGTACACGAATACACTTTCTAAGAGAGCCTACGGTCCAGCAATGGATAGCAGGTAATACCGTGCCAAGCTTCTTCAATCAAAAGCATATATTATACCGAAGTTATACTAAGGAGGTATATTATATGAAATTTACCAACAGCAAGCAAATCGATCTCTATGGTGAAAAGGTTAGTTGTATTTACATCGTAACCAACGAGGTTAATGGTAAAGTCTATATAGGACAAACTGTCAATTTTCGTAACCGATTGAGCGATTACCAAAATATTCATCACAAAGACTCTAACTCCCAATCAATTAAGAAGGCCATCGTACTATATGGCACTGATAACTTCACGATTGACATTCTTGAACTCTGCGACCCAGATGACTTAGATAACCGTGAAGCTCACTATATTGAGGAGTATCAATCCACGGATAGGAATTTTGGATATAACTACATGAAGCATACCTACCATTCTAACTCTGAAGAATCGAGGAAAGCAAAATCCATCGGTCATATGGGGTTGAAAGCTAGTAGGGCTACTAAGATGAAGAAATCCAATATGATTCTTGCCGTGAAAGATAATACTTTGATTAGTGCATATGGCGCTAAGTTCTTTGGGGATTATGTAGGTGCAGGGAAGGATCTTGTGAAGAACTGTCTTAGACAGCCTTGCAAACTTCATGGATACCGTCTCTATTATGATGATTTCTATAAGAGACAGGAAATCCGTAAGAAAGTGATGAATATGAAAAAGCGTAAAGATACTGAGTATCTTGATGTTTTGGACGCTATTGATATGATTGAAGTTGAAGGTCTAGAGACTATGGATCTGTATTTCGATAAAGTTTTCATCCTTGTAGAGGATGAGAATTCTGAATCGGGATTCAGACTTGACAACTATACAATCGAAGAAGAATTAGAAGATTATTCTGTGGACGAGTTCGATTATCCCATTATGGAAGAATCGGAAGAGGAACCGGTAGATATCTTCGATTATCTTTAATTGTAGTCAAGGTACTGGTTAGTTGGAGTGGCTAACTGGGAAGCGCGTGGCATCCTAATTATGAATACCTAAAATATATTCATAAAAGGATGAAGATATAGTCCGAATTACAAACCTAGTCAAAGTAGTTAAACCTAAAAGTTTGACTTACAAAAAATTTGATTAGATAAAGTATTCCGTTCGATGGCGATATCCTGAATATAATTGGTATGATGACTGAGGAGATGAAATACGCATTCCGTAAATTTGATCCCGTTACACGTATGATTATCTCTAGAGACAGTGGTCTTTTGAATGACTACTTCGCTTTGACTAAAGATCAGCTCATCAACCTATACTACTTCTGTACTATTTAATGGTATACTAAGTCACCTAGTAGATTCTTTGTGGGTCTACTAGGTAACTTTTTTATTCTCATATAGAAAAGATTGATATTTTCTTCTAATTATACCAGATAGATTCCAACATTTAAACCTAGTAGACTTTGAATATCTGCTAGGTTTTATTTTATCCCTATAAGTGCTCACGTGTATAGTTTCCATAGTATTTTACTTAAGTAGAATCATAAAGACGTTAATCATAAGAAAGAGCGTTTGCTCTAGTCTAAATATATTTTTTATAATGGGGGTTTTGATTGTGGCTACTGTATCAATTGATTTTTCCGGCTTAGATGATGGAATGAAGAAAACTATCTTGGACAACTATTTTACGAAAATTAATAATACTACTGAGAAAGAAGGAAAGATTTGGTCTAAATCCTTTACAAGTGAGCAACTGAATAATCCTGACGCAAATTCTATTAAGATTAAAGTGGAGGTCGATTCTAATTCTGGGGAGAATGAGATTCTCTTAGCGGATGCTATTATGGATGCATTACTAGGAAAAGATCCGTCTCATTCTATCTATAGCGTCGACACCGATAGTTCCGATGAAGTGAAGAGAGACTTTCCCACTACGTTTAATGGAAACTGTGATGCATTCGATTATGCAATGAATCATGGTCTTGTACAGCCTGATAAGTATCACAGAGTTTTGCAGGATGGTGCTCCTAAAGAAATCATAGGACTTACTCGGAATATGAATCTGAGATTTCCAATTAATCGTGAGAGAGATTTGACTCCTGATGGGGTTCGGTATGCAATTGCATATGTACCGAGAGGTGCTGCAATTAAAGATATCAGAATTGGGAAGAATAACTATAAGGGCCCGATGTTAATCATTGAGTACCAGACAATGGAAGGAGAGTCTACCGATGACTGATAAATATACTCGTTTAATGGTGCCAATGATTTATCCCGTATTGAAAGATTTAGCACCTGGTTCTCTCGCATTTGCATATGGAGAACTTAATCAAGCGATCGAAAAGTTGATTACGTATCACAAAATGTCTCTAAGCGAAAAATTTTCTGAGAGATTTAGCAGTCTGTTATATCCTTCGTCTCATGACTCTGTTGGATATTATCCAGAGTTAAAAATCGAGCAATTGCACGATATCGAGCATGGATATATCGTTGATGTAAAGTTTACTTCCATTGACCGTGACTGTATTGTATTTTCTGTCCTGTATGAAAATGGAGAGAAGTCTGACGAATTATCCAGAAGTGTAGACCCTTGGAAGTATGTTGCAGTTCCGAAGTTGACTAAGGGTAGGAAATATATCGGAACGATTACTCTGTATGACGAGAGCTCCTATAAGGATAAATACAGAGAATATCTTGGGAATACTTTCAATCTTCTTCAGCTTCCCCAGTTGAGTAAATTCCTTACTGGTAAAGACGTGTTGCTCGATGAATCCCATCCTCTATGAGAGATATTTTTTCCATCTCAAAAGGTTATATACTATATTTGTAGGTAAACACCTATATTTATCTACAAAAGGAGGCATATTTATATGCATAATAAGAATGACCTGATGCGCATTATGCACGAGTCCGTACGTAGTGCTCTTGAGAACGAGGAGTTCCAGGATGCCATGGTGGTTAAAGCACTGCTGCGGAACGGTGCCGATGTGGAAGATGTCAAGAGTCTCGGATATGACGACGAAGACATCGACGCAGCCAATAGCATTTAACCCAGAATGATTAACATGGAGGTATAGTGACAATGGCAAGTAAGAAAGATACTGAGACTAAGGCCACCGAGAATACGGCCGAGCCCTTAACTCCTAAGGAGTATTTTGATCTCCTGAAGGGAAAAAGAGAAAAGATTGACTCTGGTGAGATTCAGTCTCTTCTCGACAACGCCATCAAGATGATGAACCGCTATCGGATTACCGGTCAGAAGGCTGGTGCTGTGAAGCTCTACAATTTCGCATGTTTGTGTGAGAAAGAGCTTGGTGTCGTGAAAGCTGGTATCACTACCTATGTGAATCGGGTGGATATCGACGAGTATATCACAAAGATTGCTGATAAGGCAGTCTGTATCATCGAGCTCGAGAACTTTGAGCGTGATTTGCCCGACAGCATTATCGACAAAGTGGCTCAGCTCAAAGCAGATAACATCTTTGATGAGTACTATGTTGTCTTCTCTGACTACACCGGCAAAGAGCGTAAGAAGGTGGAGCAGAAGCGCAGAGACAAAGACCCCATTCTGTTTGGAGCTCTGAAGATTGGAGAGCAACTCAACAGCCGGCTGTATTACATTGATAGCTGGACTGACGAGTTCTGCGACCTGACTCTGGATAAACTGGTATCCCAGTTCAAGGCCGATAAGAACTACGGCGAGACTCCGGTTAAATCAATCCGTGAGACATGGAAAACGGAGGATGAATTCAAGAAAGCATATGATACCTACAAGAAGGGCGACGGTAAGAAGTAATGGAAAAGATCAGTGCCGGTATACCATCTGACATTGATCTCACCGATAGACGAGTTTTCCAGGATGGTGCGAGGGATGTATTTGGATACATCCCTCACCATCCCGGAGAGCTCCCGTGGGATTCAGATGGTAAAATAACCATCTCTCCTGAAAAACGGAGAGCTATTGCAGAGCGTCCATATACCCAGGAAGAATTTGATTTTTTCATGAATATGGAGATAGACTTGATCGATGATGATAGAGATCTCCTTTCTCAATATCAAGAGATGGAGATTCTTTATCAGTACCAACGAAGTAGTGGTACCAATAAAGATGTCATGACTTTCAAGGTACAAATCGACAATACGATTTCCGACCTCATGGAAAAAATGAAGGACGCTCTGACAGAAGATGATTTCATGGAGTTTCTTGAGCAAGTCACGAATCTAGGGATGTCTGCAGAAGTTAAGGGTGGAAACATCATTACATCATATCCGAAATCTGTCGAGTACAAAGTCAGATCCATGTATAAGTACTATATGACTCAGTCACTTGGATGGGAGTCCAGGGATAATAATAGTTGGCAACTATATGATTCATCAACTGGCCTAGACATCCAGTACAATGTAAGTGAGACTGATGAGAAATCTAAGCTAACACCACGGTTCCTTAGAGATGTGAAGCTCACTAAAAAGGAACTAAATGGGTTCCTCCCTACAGGTACAGGAGAAGAAGTATATTTGAAAACTTTAAAGCTTCATCTCTTAAAACGAGTAAAAGAATTCCTTGGCACAGAACAGATTTCCAGGTATATCTATGATGTACGCACTTGTTCTGAAAGTAAAAGAACTTGGATTCCTCTTATAGAATCCGAGAGATACAATCTGCTTTGCCCAGAGAAGAAGCTAGAAGAATACTTCTCATTATCTCTCCCTGAATACAATAGGGCAAGTGCTATCCGTGGAAACTTCCGTAGCTTCACTGAACCACAATTTAAAGATTGTGCTGGACGGAATCAGATTGAACTGAATTATCCTCAATCGGATTGGTACTATGCGAGAGATGACAAAGCAATCGACTACTTCTTCCAACCGGTTCCTCAAGACCGAGGTGTAAACCTCATGAGAATACCAAGAGGAAGCCACGAGCTAAGAGTTGCAATTGGATCTCAGGTATTGGACGATGATGATAGCGATGAACGTAGACAGAATCTCTATGACTCTAGATTGACATATGAGAAATATGGAATCACTGTAGGAGTATCCATGCTTGGAGTAAGGAGCGAACTTTATAGGCTCAGTAGTAGAGACAGACGCTCGAGACGGGCGTAAAAAGAAGACAGGGAAATTTCCCTGTCTTCTTTTTTTGTAATCATTTAGAAAGATTCGGATTTTGCACTTCCTCAGCACCCAGACTGATCAGGTATTTTCTGATGTTGCGTCTAATGCCGGGCCCTCTCTCAAAATTTAAAATTCTTGCCCATTCTGTCGCATAATGAATTTCTCCATTAAGCTTAAAATACACATTATTATGTCTGTTTCCACCCTGCTCTGCTAGAGGAATCCATTTACAATTCTCCGGACAATAATCTTTATCATAATTTATTCTCTCGATTGAAAGACCTGGTTCATAACCATTTTTGATGGCCCACCTGATAAAATCTTCTGCATTATAAACCCAAGCATCACATACACGAATTCCTCGTCCTCCATAGTATGAATACTTATCAACAGTCGGTTTATAACATCGCTCAATCATATTTCTGCGAATAATAATTAACTTGTCGTAGATTAGCTTAAAATTTTCCATATCTTTGAATTCATCTAACCCACAACCACAGCTAGTGATTGTATGACTGAGGAGATGCCGTTCTTTTACAACCGACTTATTCCCACAATCACACTCACAATTCCAGTAGTAATCCATTTTACTCCAAGTCATTTTGGCACAGAGATACGATTTTACAGTAAGCTTCCCAACTTTTCTATTCGGAAGAGTATCCTTATTCGGGCTAACCAACTCATCTACTAAAATCACAGTGCATGTTTCTGGAGAATATTCCATAGCACCTTTTTCAAGATTTATATAAAATGCTCCACCATTTGTATGTGAAATCAACCATTTATAAAATTCTGGAAAATTATCTTTCCATTCCTCACAAATTGTGACCCCACGACCACCGACGTGGTTATATGACTTATTTTTTGGATTATGGCACTTCTGTCTCATATCTAGCCATGCTTGATGCTCCTTCGTCCCAGCCATTCCATGGACTTTCTGGTTCTCACCCTTCTTGCATCCGCAATGTAAAGTGTGGCCTAACATAAGTTGGCCGGTAGAAGCAGAACGATACCCTCCACACGCATGGCACTTACATTTCCAATATATTTGTCCATGATACACACCCTCATCTTTTTTCTTCTGTATCATTTCGTCGTCTCTATCAAGTACTTCCAATTCGCCAAACCATTTCCCTTTTAAATTATACTTGTCAGATCGTTCACTCATATTGCGTTTATTTCCTTTCTCACAATATATAAAAATGGGTGTCTACATAATATTATGTAGACACCCAACTTAAATCTTATGAACGATAGATATCCTCAAGCTTTCTCTTCAATTCAACAATTACTTTATTTCCAAGAACAGTAAGCATGATAGAGGGAACCTGGCGTTTAAGAATTGCACTCGGACTAATGATGGAAGAAATTTCCTCATTTGGTCTGAATTCAGAGTACGGTTCGTATCCTTCTGGAATTACTTCGCCAATGATACTCTTTAACGCAGTAAAATACGCAAGTTTATCACCGACACCCATGATATCGCCATGCTCAATGTAGAACTCGATAAGAACAGAGTCTTCGACCTTTTGCCCCTTGATGACACCATAGATATTTGGCTCAACTTTCCCAGTCGTCTCATTCAAGAGCAACCCACACTTTACGATAGATTTGCTCTTATCGTACTTTGAAACGAAGTTATTCTTGTTGTTGACTCTGGCGTAGTAACTCTTCACAATCTTCTGAAGAGATGGAGACAGTTCTCCTGTATCTACAGTGGAATAGATCTTAATATCTACAATATGCCCAGCATATTTAGATTTTACACTATTCATGCTAGTTTCCTCAAGTGTCTGTTTATTTTCGTCAGACAAATGAGCGAGTAATTTATTAAGATCCGTGTCATCGAAAGACGTGTCAAAGTCAATCAGCGAGTCTCCGATATTCACGGAATCTCCGACTTTTTTGATATTGTAGACATTCGAGTTTTTCCCAATGACTACGGACTTACAGAATGTCATATTAGCTGTCGCGTCCTTTGACAACTTATATGTCACAGCAGTGGAGTCATTGTATGTGTCATACGAAGAAGCAATACATACTTTCTCAAGAACACCAACATTCATTCTAACTCCATTCACAGGGTCGTTTGTAAAAAAGTCTTTATGGTATGCGATCGGTTCATCTTTTTTGACCTTATCTCCAACTTTAAAGGTCGTCTCAAGTTGGTTATTAAGGAAGAATCCACCCCCACCATTTTTCACAACTTGAGGAGCAAGATTCACTGCTTGGTGCTTTCCATTCTTGTACTCAATCATCATGATTTTAGATTTGTCATCATAGTCAACAACAACTCCATCATCTTCAGCATTGACCACAAAATCTGTGGAAAGATCAAATCTGATAGCCTCGTCAGCGCCGTTAGTAATTAACGCCGGTGAAGAGTTCTGTACCGGAATCACATGGCCAGACTGACGTTTTGCCATTGCGGTACGAATGCTATCATCTCGAGTATTTCCAAGAGGATACAACAGCTCCGAAGCAGAGAAGAGATTCACATCCTTCAGGGATTCTTTGTCGTTCTCCTTAATATCAACATAACCTCTAGCGGTTGTGATATTTGGCTCTAACGTCAGGAATCTGTTAATTCCACAATTTCCGTCAGGTGATGTAGACATCGCCTGGACGCCAATCATTGACGCATCATAAGAACGTTTCTCCTCCGTGTATGCTCTCTCCACGTTAATTCCTCTGAATCCCTTAGATGTAATTGCTCTGTCCTTTTCTAATTCTACTACTGGATTCAGTGTAGAATAATCTTCAACCGTCTGCAATTTAAGTAATTGCTTAATAACGGCATCCTTAGGAATAGACAGTTTTTTCTTTCCAGCACTATTCTTGTATTGGATATATGCGGTACTGATTTCATCATAAAGAATGGCTGGAATAATCTCTGTGGATCTGACACGAGAGAGCGTCTGACTATTTTCAATAGTATAAGATTCATCCGCAAGTAAACTACTTGCATAAATACAAAGCTCGACCAAATCAGTCGGAAGATTCGCGTCATTCAGAATCTCTTTTGTGATAGGGTCAATGGAGAAGTCATATGCATTGGATAATGCATTCACAATAGAGACCTTACCATATACTTTCTTGAAATACGGTAAGTACGGCTCTGCACTATTATAGTCTTGCATATTGTAGTTCTCAGTATCGAGGACTCGAATTCCGTTCATCAGCAAACTTGTCGCCAAGTCTTCCTCATATACAAAGTAAGAATCTTTGAATCGAATCACAGATTCATTGGACTTCAAAGAGGATGGATACTTTGTAGAGAATCTATACTTCAGACCAATCTTTTTGAATACTGTGGAGATTCCTTCCCAGTACATCAGAAGCACAATAAACGGAATAGACTGACTCATGATAGTGACAGTGTCATACATGAGCTTCTTAGTAGACCGAGTCTTTCCGAAAGACTGCTGCATCTGCTGGGGGAGTTCTGTATAAATCAAATCACAGATACTGAGACCAGAATTCGTAAGCTGGGTATCTGCATCCAGGAAGATATTTTCTCCATTTACGTATCCAATGAAGATATGATTCTGAGGAATCTCAATATCATGAGCATCTGCGTAATCATTTGCATACTTCTGGTTAAAGAAGATAGTGGCTCTCTCAGATTTAAACTGAGTAAGAACTTTTGCAAACTCATCATACTCAATCGTAGTGAGATAAGACTTATTTACGGAGCTATTATTGCCCATAGTAAAATACTTGTAGCTCTCATTGGTACTGGCAATCAGTTTTGTCATTCTCTCAACCGCAGAGATAGACTTAGAACCAATACGACGGATAAACATCTTGTTGTAGTTGGTTACGATTTGCACAGTATCAGGGGCAGTTTTCACTACAGGATAAAGGAAGTTCTGTTTGTTGATAATCTTCTTGTTACCACCGAGATACATGAACTTATTATCCAAGAACTTAGGAATATCCACAGTGATGATGTGCTGTTTCTTCTGCTCATCAACCAGAGTGACTTTCCAGGTCTCTTTGTAATTCAACTCATTGGAAGTATCTTCAACAGCCACATTCTGAACGTAGAATTTAGAAGACTTCTCATTCAGGCAAGTAAACATATTCATGATATCAGAAGGCATCACGTTCTCAATATAGTCTCTATTCATATTGGAGAACTTGACAGTCTTCATATTATCATTGATAGTATGTAGAGACTTGGACACGTCTTTCTTAGGAATCTCTTTCTTTGCAGCATTGATAGCAGAGAGTTCCTTAACCGTCATAGTTCCAACTTTCAACTCTTCCTGCTTTTTACGCATAGCCTCATCTCTAGCGGAACTAACAGGTTTCGTAGGAAGTTTCGTATCCTGCATGACCTGATACATCTTATTGATTAATTCCTTATCGGAATCAATATCCATCTCGACTTTCGTCTGAATAGCCTGAGTCATCTCAGGGGTCGTAATATCCTTATCAGGAACAATTTCAGACATTTCTTTACGACTCTTCTCGATGGATTCATCAATTTTCTTCTCTACTGCTTTCTTAACTTCTTCCTGCTCGGCTTTCTTAACAGCCTCGGTCTTAGGAGGAGTCTTAGTGGTTGCAGTAGACTTTTTCTGCTGAGTTGTAGTAGATTTTTTTGGCTGAGGCTTTTTCTCCACATCGGTAGATTTAGCAACAGTCTTTTTCTCAGTACTCTTATTCAGAGTCTGGTCAGTAATCTCTTCTTGTGCAGAGGTATCACCAGTCATATTGTACTTCTTGGAAAGACTTTCCTTGATAGTCTCCACCTGGTCGACTTTATCAAGTTCGTTCTCATTGATTTCAGAGAATTTCGTCTTCTTAGCGAACAGCTTATTCAGCTCACGCTTAAATACGATATGGCTCTTCGCAGTACACTTAGAAGGATTCACCCTCAGTACCATATTATTACAAAAAATAAGAAACTCAATGTCGAGGTCTTCGATATACTCGAATTTCTTATACATCGTATAATACAGCATGAAGAGGGGGTTATCAATTGCGGTTTTCAGATTATTACTAAACCTATCATACTGGTCAGCATCAATTAAGACAATCTTATTTGGATAATCCTTGGTTAAATCAGAAAACCAAATGCTCTTAAAGTATACCCAGAAGAGTTGCATCTTCTTTTGGTAGCTATAAGAGGCAGTGAGAGATTTGAAAATCTCAAAATACTTACTCATCTCATAAAAAGTATTCCGATTCGGAGTAGCGCTTAGCAAAGAAGGTGGATGAGGTCCAACCTTCGATTCTTTCGCAACTCTTGCGTATACCTCTTTACGAGTTTTCACATTCCGGATATAATACCGCTTCGCCCCAATCTTTCCCTTATAGTAAAGATTATAGTAGTAATAACGATATTTTCCATCCGGATAACAGTTTTTCGTGTTATTCATAATCTTAATGGTGTTGGTCACATTTTCCGTGAAGGGGAAAATGATGTTACCAAAACCAAATCGTCTTGACATATCTGGAGTCGGCTCTTTATATAAAGATGCTTCATCTTTAGGAAGAGCTATCCGTTTCGGAGTGGCGACCATATACGGGATAACTGCCGGATAAATAGCCATTTCCTTCATCCTCCTTTATGAGTTCATTAAAGGAATGTTTTTTGTAGGAAAATATACTGAAAAGGCGGCAAAAGAGAAGAGGACAATCCTCTTCTCTTTTTACCATATTTTTTAAGGAGTTAGTCAAGTTACTACTTTCTACCGTTTACTCTTATGTTTGGTGATTATGAAAAAATATTCATAATGGGGGAAGAAATAGCAAGGAAATAAATCCCTTGCTATCTATCTTCCAAAGTTATATTTACGGAGGTGTCACATGAAGCCCAAGCAGCTACCGCTTATTTATTTGTTGTAAATTGGGGGCAAAGAAGCAGAGTCCGAAGAACTCTGCTTCTTTTATCCACAGGAGGGTTTTTATGAATTTTCAGCTTGTAAACTCGAAAAACTACCACAGAAGATCAATCAACCACTGACCTTAAAAATATGTTTTAGAAATTGTAGTGGATAATTTTTTATGAATCTGATCAATCTCATCTTTAGTCAATCTATTGATAGAAAGATAGAGATTATCAATATCAGTCATTGTTTCGCCACGATTCAATCTAACGATATACGCATTCACGTAAGTTTTCAATTTCATAGCGCTCAGAGTACTTGCCATAAGGATTCCTCCAATCCAGAAAATTGCATTTAAAGTAATGTATCAATACAAAAAAAGAAGCTACCGAGAAATTCGGTAGCTTCTTTTTAAATACGTCTCACTTTCTAAGCTGGTCTATGACCAGTTTTACAATCATGACAGTGAGGCAGACCATTAGTATTCCGAGGCACCCGAAAAGAATTGCGAAGAACGACGTAGCCAATTTAGACATGATATCCATTTTTCCTCCACCCCTTGGTATACGATATTTGCTCGTGCGACTTTCTCTAGTTCCAGTTTCTTTTCATCTGCTGGATTCCTCTTTATGGAGAATATAAATTCGACTCGTAAGTCATTTATTCCGAGAATATTGGCAACTTGGAATCCGCCAGTCTCTTCTACCAGCATGCCACAGTCTTTTTTCCTTACATCCCTGAAATACACCCAATCCTCTGCACGAATTGTGGATGTGTACGTTGCATCGGATCTTGGATTCTTGTAAACGAAGCAGACAGGAAAACCAACAGAAGGGACACCAGCAACCGCTTCTTTAATTAGGCGTTCGGCATCATTTGGATTAGAGATTCCATGAAGTACTTGGTTGCTCATAGTTTTATCTCTCTTAATTCTAATATATTTCATTAGATTCTTTCACCTCACCGAATCAATAAGAACTTAAACAAGCCATCAATTCACCTTTACTTCCACAGAACATTATCCGGGCACCAAAAACTTTGTCCAATGCATATTTCTTACCATTCCCAGAATTTTCTTTTGTCAAGAATATGAATCCGACTCGTAAGTTATTTATACCAAGTATACTAACGATTTTTATTGCATTATTTTCCAAGAGCACTCCGCAGTCAGTATCAGTCACATCTTTGACAAATCCAAACTTTTCTGTGCGGACGACAGTCGCAACATCATACGTATCTGTATCTGAGGTCTCATATGCAAAGTGAATTGGAATTCCTGTATCCGGATGGCTCCTTATAGTGTCCCGAATGCAATTCTCTAAATATTCTGGATTGGAGATTCCAAAAAGACTTGGATTTTCGTCTGCATTGTAATCCCTCTTAATTCTGACGAATTCCATGATTTTTCTATCCCTTCACTATTAATTCTTAGAGCCAGGCTCCCACTCAATGGTAAGTGAGCATCTGTCTCCATCATGCTGCTGTGGTTTGATCTGAATAGACGATATTCTCATATCGGGTCTATCCATCTCTTTAATGATACAGCCCAGTAAAGGATCTGAAAACTCGGGCATTTCCTCTTTAGCAGATTTCTCATCAGGTGATTTACTCTTCACGATTTTGCAAAGAACATCTTTGACTATCCACACCAAGGCCTCTTTAGCTCCCATTGACAGATTCGGCGTGTTCACTCCGATATTAAGGTACACATCATGATTCATGTAATACCAGAATATTTCTTCAGCCTCTTCTCCGGAGCAAAGGTCATGGTTTGCTGTAATTCTCTCCATGACATCTTCCAGAAACGATTTTCCAAATTCTTCTGAACTGAAGATTGTCATACCCGGGTCAACACTTCTCAGCTCTGAACTTAAAATTGCCGCAAATTTTCCTTGCGCATCTCGGTTAGACTTAAATGTGTCATTATCTACCGAAACAGTAACCGACGTTCCGAGCAGATCGGTCATGGTCGGATAATCGACACCAGCGTCTCCTAATATTGAATTGAGGTGAGACATCATTCTTTGAGACAGCTCGCTGGCTTTAAAGCGTTTTTCAATCATTTATATTCCTCCACCATTACACACAATCAAAAAATCGATTTCTTTGAATCTTGCGTATATGTAATAATGAGCTTGCTATTATCTCCATCACCGGACGGAGTCCCAATTTTCATTGAGACGATAGTTATGCCAGACGATGGAATAATTTCATCTACAATATATTTCACAGCTTGAGGACTAACCGTCGTACAGTCTATGACGAGTTTTGTAGTCGTCTTTGAGTGCATGCTTAGCAATTCCTTAGGAGGTTCCAGAACTTGATTCTCTACGGAATCTGTGCTTTGCGTGAGAGTAGAACCGCTCAAATATGCGACAGCGGTCTTTACGAAAATCTCTAGGAATTTACTCTCGACTCTTTCCTGAATATGACTGTCGATCGTAAACGTCATACTCACGTCGTTGGCTAGCGTCTCAACGAATTCTTTCAGGCCATCGCAGTCCAAGAACATTGGGTCATTACTCATCGCATCACACAAGAGCTCTAAGAACCCAGAATTTTTGTCAGTTGGCCTTAAAATACTTGCACACCCGCTGTCAATTTGCACAGGCGATTTTTTATTATTCACACTTTCAGGAGATAAAATCTCCTTAAAAGTTTTTATAGTAATATCGACAAGGCGTTCTTTTGCAACTGATGACAATACAGTGTCTTCGCACACAAAGATGTTCAATTGCTTGGACACAAGTTTCTCGATGTCTTCTTCATTGAGTCCGTACAACTGACGATCTCTTGCTATAATTGGATCTTCAAGCGCCTTTTTCTTAATCTGCTGAATGAAGTTCTTTCCAAAACATTCCGATGTTACAACTCCATCCATCGGGATAGCATCACACAAACTTCTTCCTACAGTGGTTACAAGTTCTGATGTATTCACCGTATTGCCGCCAAGCGCATCAGCGTTACACATTACCATGATGCTGGTGTCAAATAACTCATTGTCGTCGATGGTAATTCCAGACTCAGCCAGATTTGAGACAATCTTGGCTTTCATCCCAGTACTTAAATCAGTACCTCTATAACTCCTAGATGTCATATTAATCCTCCTTAAAATTCACAGCTCTATGCTCATTATATCTTACCGCCACACGATAGGTCGAGTCAAATGAAACAGACGGACCGATATCGACACTAATGATATGTGCATCGTCTGGGACGAATCTGTTAAGAATAAAATTCATCGTCTCCACGTCTACCTTAGATGTCTCGACATCCACTTGTGTAGTTATTGACTGAGTAGCATCTTTCACCCCAAATAGTTTATTAGCAACGCTATCCTTAGACTCATCC